GAGGAATCCAGTTTGGATCTTTAACCTTTGTTGAGAAGTCGGTTTTGTACTCTGGATATACACGTTCATTATTTTCGTTGTATTCAACTGTTGTTACAGACCCAGAAACCGTTGCAGCTTTTTGACGTTCGATTAGTTCTTTACGCAACGCAATCTCTGTGTCACGCTTTTCTTTTGCCTTTGCAGCAAGCTCGGCATTTGTTGGACGACCACGCTTCTTTGGTTCAACCTTTTCTTTTGTCTTTGCCTTGGTTTTTGTTTTTTCTTTGACTTTTGGCTTTTTTGTTTTTTCTTTTGATTCTTCTTTGTTTGCAGCCAATCCAAACACACTTTTAAACGTTTTCATAAATCTACCTCAAAATTTTTGTTGCCAACATATTTAATCAAAACACGTTTAATACAAGGAGTTTAAGTAAAATGGAAACAACATTTTTAGATGTAATGGAAAAGATTAGAGATTTGCCAGAAAAGCATTATCGATTGATTCTCAAGGTTTTAGAACGTCGAAACATGTACAGTGGAGAAAGCCTAAGCGGTTCAGATCTGATGGATGTCATCGATACTCCGGTTGCAGAACTTGAAAAAGAATTAGAATCATATTCTCCCGAGGGCATGATTCGTTCAGCCGTTTTTGAAGCGGTTAAGAGGGGCTTGAAAAAATCTCATTGATAACGGTTAGTGTTTAGCAGGGCTTGCGATAGGAAATCTTGCAAGCTAGTGTATCCTCTGCCTCCGTCCACTTCGCTCCAATCTGTGATCGTTCCGTTCGTTGTTGCAGGAAATACAAGCACCTCTGGTCCAGATCCATGTACATCAGCGAATGATGCAACATATGTTTTGCCATTTCGCTTTAATACTGCTCGATCCATATCAAGAAACTTTATCAACCTGTACGTGTTCATTGTATACCTTTCTTTTTTTAGCATAGCAGATAAAAAACAAAGTTTAAACTGTATTTATCGCTAACAGATTTAAAGGAGTATTTCAGTGCCTAAACTAACCGTTAAACAACTTAAACGTCTTGTTCGTGAAGCGATAGACGAAATCGATCCTAGCGAACTAGATAGAAAAGCTAAATATGTAGATACAATTAGCGATAAAGATGACCTAATAAGTTTGTACAGCGATATGTACAAAGAGCTTTACAACATTCGCCCACGCTGGATACGCTCAGAAAACGTATCAGAAGAACAACTTCGTGCGTTGATTGCTCACCTTGAAGAAATATATCCAAGAGAAATGGAACAACGCAAACGTGAAGCCGAAGAAGAAGAAAGATATTTCGAAAAACTATCGAAAAAATTCGAAGATGAAGACAAGCGAGCAGAAGATGCTAAGAAAGAACTTGGCAGCTTAGGATATGAAGATTTAGAAGATCTTCCAAAACGTAGCGGTATGAGACGTAGACTTGGAGAAAGTCTTAAAACAATTGTTCGTGAAGCTATAAAAAGCACAAGATAAAAACAATCAATAAACTAAAACGGAAAAAGGGAGCGAAAGCTCCCTTTTTCTTTTTGATTAAAACCCACCACAGTTACAAGCGTGCCAATCTTGCCACCAATCACAATTTTCGGTATGACGATGTGCTTCTTCTTCTAAAAGAATCTGAGCTTCCATAGCCATTTGTTCTAGTTTTTCCTTTGTTACTTCTTCGTATTGAAACGCTGGATATGGTCCAACATATACCATTTTTCTTGCAATCCACATGCTGTTTGCTTGTTTTTCCATTTTGTTATTCCTTTTTTGTTGATTGAACGATGACAAAATCAAACAAGTGAAGATTACAACACTTGTTGTCGATTAAGATTTTCCATATGTTTGGAGAACTGTTTGTGTGTACATGTTCGATTATAACCCCAAGCTTGCCACGCAAAGACTTTTCATAGTAGCCTTGATCTGGCATTTCTATGATTTGTATCAAATCTCCGGGGGTGGGTTCTCGCATTTTTCGTATCACGGGAATAGTTAAAGTGTATGTCGTACAAAAACGATTTTAAATCATTTCGCAGAAAGCTTATTAACGAAGGTTTGTTTGATAATGATCCGAACAAAGTGTTTGGTTTAACTCGTAAACACATTGAGTTGGTATTGGGTATTAAACTTCCTCTACTCACAGAATCGATTAATCGTCACAAACAAGAAGAAATCGTTCGTGAGCAATATTTGTTCGAACAATGGTTTCAAAAACTAAAACAAGCCGCAACAGGTGTTGCTTCGCAAGTAGGTCAGTTTGCTTCTGGTGTTGGTGCAGCGGCTAAAGCTGCCACTATCGATAAAATCACAAAACCTTTGACTTTAGCTAAAGACCTAAAAAGCACAGCAAACGCAATCATGATTATGATTCAAAAACCAGAAACCATACCTATGATGACTAGTGTGATTGGCCAGAAAATCGAAGAAACTTATAAGCCGGTCGCAGACCTGTTTGCGAAAATCAAAGAAATTGTGCAAACTGTAAAAACCAAAGTGCAAGCTGTACTAAGCGAGCAAGAGGCTGCCGCCGATCAAGATGTTGGTATCATTGATACCATGAAGAACGCATTAATGAACTTAAAAGCAAAATACGATGAATTGGCTGGTTGGAAAAAAGTAACCTTTGGTTTAATGGCTTTCGTTATTTTTTCATATGTGCAAAAACAACTTATGGATCAGTTAAAGGTTTCAGAGATTCTTGCAAAGATATCCAAAGCATTACCAAAAGGTGCAGTTCAAAAAGGATTAAGCGTTGCGGCTAGTGCCAAAAAATCAGCAGAAAAAGCAAAAGGCGCAACAAGTAAAGTTGCTGGTCAGGCAGCATTTGGTGGTGCAGAGGCAGGTGCAAAAGAAGCCGTAACTCAATTAACAACCGGTTTGCTTAAGTCTCTTAAAGAGAAATTTTCTAATCTTCTTGGTACCAAGCTAGCAATGTGGGTTGCTGGTTTAGCAGCAGGGTCTTTTGTCACAGGAATCTACGCTTTATACAAAGTTGTATCTACAGCCGTTGATGCTATCAAACCTATTGTAAACGAATTCATAACAAAATACAATCAAATGATTAATCCTCAACAAGCAGCGGCACCAGCGGCAGCAGGAGGAGCTGCACCAGCCGCACCTCAACAAGCAGGCGCAGCACCCGTTATGGGTGAGCATCGTCGGACAGTTAAGCTATCAACCATTTTGTATGGTTCTTAACTTTTCATCAAGTATTGATCTGAAACATATTTGAGTGCAACTCTACCGTGTCGAGGATCATAACGTTCTCCTCGGTCGAGCTTAACCACAATACCTTCTCTAATTTTCTGATTAGGGTAAGCACTATCTTCTTCTGCAAGCTTTGCTAGCAAACCGCTATCTAGTGGTCCACGATAAAGAACTTTTACAGTTTCGTGTAAACCACTAGCATAAACAGGATTGTCAAATAACTCAGCATTGTCAATCCAACGACCATGATCCAGTACATCAAAGACTGCGAATCCATACTTGCCTTGATTTTTTCCATAATGGAAATTACCACCTTGAACATTTGGTCCGTATACCTCTCCATATAGAACTACATCTGGGTGATTCTTGCACCATTCCTCAATCCAAGGATTTTGGTTTAGTACAGTCCACCATACACACTCTGGGGCTGAGATAATTTTGATTACTTCAATGCCATTTTCATCAGTCCATGTAACGTCTTTTACATGAGTTCCCGGCTTCATCTTCCATGTGGTTCTTGATCCACAGTACATTTCACCGTTATGAAACACATAACGAGCATTTGTGCCATGAACTTTTTCGGTAAGAATCACATTCTCTCCTTCATTAAAAAGGGTATGATACTTCTTAAAGTTTTCAAGATCGTAATGGGGAACAGGAATATTAGGTCCAGAAACTTGGATGCCGGAAGGCATCCCAGAGCCTTTTGGAGCCGGTGGTTCATATCGTTCGACTCCAAGTAGCTCTATGACATTATCGCCCTCTACAGAGCCTTGTGGAGCCGGGATAAGCAGTCCATAAGAAGGCTCTCCACGGAACCTTCTCATAGTAATACGTTGCCATTCCTTACCCTTCCCATCATCAAGAAAACGAAACTCATTTCGAGTAATGTTAATCTTATAATCTGGCTCAATATAAGCCATTAGATCACCAACTTTATGTGCTCCTTTACGGATAACACATTGGTAACCCCAAATGTTTGTTAGTTCAAGAGAATCAGCATTTGGATGAGAGTGAATAGATTCGATGCGAACAACTTTTACTTCGTGTGTGCTCATGATTTTTATCATCCAACAAGGTGACGATCATCTTTGTATTCTTTGATTGCCGTCCATAGCAATCGAATCAAAGATGTATCATAGATACCGTAACAGTCATAGAAAAGAACCCAACAAGGGTCTTTGCTAATAACTCCCGGTGCTTCTTGGAAGAGCATAAACCAACGTGTTGAAATCATGTACTTGTGTTTGTGGCTCATTGTTTGCCTTTTCTATTGCATACCATAGTACGAATAAAGATTGAACATTAATCGATTCACAAAGCGGGCATCGATAACCGATTGCTTTTTTATCTCGAAAAAACTGTAAGCCGCAATCAGCGCATTTATGATTTGGATAATCCTTCATTGTTTGATATTACATAGTGAGGATTATGATTTGCTCACCCACCTAGACTTGAACTAGGGACATTCTACTTAACAGGCAGACGCTCTAACCGACTGAGCTATGGGTGAATAGTGGGTTGTGAAGGGATCGAACCTTCGACTAATTGGTTAAAAGCCAACTACTCTTCCGACTGAGTTAACAACCCTTTGATGTTTTCAGTATGCCGTACAAAATATTGTTTGTAAAAGTATTTTTCTTGAAACCTTTTCGTTTGTTGATTGTCGGTACTTTTAACAGCCTAAGCTGTTGAGTTAGGAAGAAAACAATGCAAAACAAACAAACGCAAACTGTTGAAGTTACTGTTTCATGGGGAACTTCTTTACTACAAGTTTTCCATATCGACAACAATCAATCTTTTGTTCTTTCAAGCGAAAAGATAAAAAACAACAATCACTTTGTTGTTGGTACAGATATTCTCGGTGAGTTAAATCAAGTTCCAATTGTTATCAATTCACAAGACGAAGTTAAATTCCTAACGTTAAACAACTCAACAATAGAAATAAATGGTGTTGAAACCAACACACAAGAAGCTTTAATCGATGATTCCTCTTGTTACAAAATGAACGTTAAAGGAATAACCATCACAGCAAAAAAAGTTGTGAAAGACAAGAAACTACCTTTTGCACTAAAACTCGATAAACCGTTTTTGGTTTCTAGCATTGCTTCTGCTTTTGCTGGAATCTTTATCATGCTATCCATGCATTTCCTTGTTCCAGCAAACAATGATCTTTTGCAACAAGTAAATGAAGAAGAAAGATTAAATGACTTACGTGCGTTTATTCAACGTCAACAAGAACGTCAAGTAGAACAACCGCAACAAGAAACCACCACCAGCCAACAAGGAGCAGCAAGTCAAAGACATTCTGGCCCAGATGGACAAATGGGTAACCGTCAATCTCCTGCTAGGAATGCTCGTCACGCTATTCGCAACAATGGAGAACCACCGCATATGTCTCGTCAAGCTGCTCGTGATATGGTAGCAAGCAGAGGTATATTTGTTGCCCTTGGTTCAAGGGGAGCATTAGCTGGCGGCAACGCAGGCATTATTTCTCCATTTGGAGGATTAACTGAATCTGGCTTGGAAAGCCAAAATGCAAACGGTAACATTAACGGCGATGTTATTGGTGATTCTTTTGGTTATAACGGATTAGGTAATTCTGGTACAGGATGGGGTGCAAATGGCAACGGCGAAGGAGTTATTGGACTCGGTAACTTAAACACCAACGGTGTTGGAGGTTCCGGTAATCACGGTTATGGTACTGATAGGGGGTCACGACTTGGCAATCGTGGCACAAGGGGTCCAATTGTTCGTCCAGCCGCTCCAAGCGTAATCGGATTACTGTCTCCAGAATCCATCCGAAGAGTTGTTATTCGCAACCTACCACAAGTCATTCACTGCCATGAGCAAGGATTAGTGCAAAATCCTGCATTGGAAGGAAGAGTTGTTGTACGGTTTATTATAGGAAGTGAAGGTATAGTAATGGGTGCAAACGTTACCGAAAGTAACATTTCAGTACCTTCTGTTGGTCAATGTATTTCGAACGCTGTTCGTCGCTGGCAGTTTCCAACACCCGAAGGTGGTGGAATTGTAACAGTAAACTATCCGTTTAATCTACAACGTCCAGAATAAATTATCTGCAACCGTGATCTATACCAAAATATTGTGCTGTTTCTGAACATTGATATAGATCGCTGCTACACCATCTTGTGTTATGAACACTAACACAAAACAATCTGTTTGTTCTTTCACATCCAGAAACTTCTATATGTTCTGATGATCTTTCTCTTGCTCGATCTGCACTTCTCATACAAAGAGCTTGTGTGGTGTGACAAAAGCTTTGTGTTCGTGTGAACAAAGAAGCAGATGTAGATTCAGTTACCCTATAACAATATTGTGGGTTGTTGTTTCTTTTTTCGATACTCAAGTTCATTACCATTGAACCAACCAGTGCGAGTGCCATAATTGTTTTCATGGTTTTATTGACGTTTGAATCTTGAAAACGATTTAATTTAGTAGGCGTAATTGGGCTTGAACCAATGACCTCCCGCTTATAAGGCAGGTGCTCTAACCAACTGAGCTATACGCCTATGTGTTTCTCTTATGTTCTTAGATTAGCAGCCGATATTTGTATTCTAAATCTATTTTATTTCGATAAAATCTTGTGGATACTTTATTTCTGCATTGAACAAATAACTGGGATAAAGATCTGAATAACTGAAATCTACTTCAAACGTTTCGTTGATTACTTCTTTAAACTTACCAAAGGATATATCTCCCGTGAGATATCTTTGTAATGGCCCGTTTATAAACTCAAGAATAAGTTGTTTCTTTTGTTCTTTGTTCATGTTATTTTGCCGCTAGAATCTTCAACGCTTCAGCTTCTTGCTGATACCAAACTTTTACTTTTTCAGCAATATATTCTTCGGCTATTCCTCTAAACAATGGAATTTTTACGTCTAAGTTAATAGATACAATTCTTTTGGTTGTTTCAATCCAAGCACTCTCCAACTTATATTGGCCTTGGCAATCAAAATAAGTTTTCCATTCGTTTGGAATGTTTGGCTCGATAATGAATTCTCCAGAATGACTTTGGGGACACCATGTAAGCATTTCGCCCCATTCCAACATATCGTCTTTGATTTTACCTTTTGCAAACCAAGGAACTGTAATGTTGGGTGTATACCATTTACGAATACAAATCTTGTCTTGTACTTCTTCTCTGTAGATTACCTTAACGTCTTTAATGGAAGGAACGTGATTTTTTACGTTATGCCATGTATAGGCATCTAGCACGATTTCCTCAACAAGAGATAATTCGTAGGGTATTGTATGTTCGATAATTGGCTTCTTTTTGCCGTGTCTGCCATTCCACCACAAGGGCTTTGTTATCGTCGTTTTTCTAGTATTAGTGCTGCATGATACGCAAGAAACAACAATTCTTGAGGAAAGAACTTCCCAAGTTGTTCAGCGATTTGTTGTTTATTGTGACCATAACGCATACGCATTCTTACAGCTCTTATGCATTCATCAATTTGAATTTGATCCATTTAGTGCCAAGGACGGGACTTGAACCCGTAAGACCTTTCAGTCGGAAGATTTTAAGTCTTCTGTGGCTGCCGATTTCACCACCTTGGCTTATGTTCTTACTCTAGCAAGCTCTTATTCGTTTGTAAACTTGTTTTAGTTTTTTTCTTATCTGCTGCTTAGAATTCGAGAAAGCAGTTGTTGTTCTCTTGCCCAAGTATAACCATCGCATACATGATCGGGAGCAATCCAATGATGATCGATTTTAATTTCTGTACGAATCCACAAAGATATATGACCACTCATCGATAAATCGATTGTAAGATGATCTCTCATTGTTGCCGTTTGATTATTAACAGCAGTAATATATCCAATCGGACCTATTCTTGGAAGAATTCTCCAGCCTAGATCGTGGAGTTTGCTTTCGATTTCATGCTGCGTTTCTTCAAGAGACGCTTGCATTGGATAAGAGTTTACGAATCTTGGTTGTGTTGTTTCACACCCAAAAAGAAAACAACAAAGAATCAAAGCTTTTAGTTTCATTGTTGAATTCCAATAGTTAGTGCGCTCTGCTGGATTCGAACCAGCGTAAAACTCTTTTTTAGAGTTTTTCTTTTTGTTATTTCGAATTAATGATACTACCTATGATTTGCGCCCTTAGCAGGATTCGAACCTGCATAAATCCAATTACGGTACTACTGTTTAGAAGACAGAGCCGGTATAAGGGCAGATGGAGTCTAGTATGTCTAAACTAGTTGATCTTGTTTGTTTTCACTGCCAAAAACAGTATACACTACAAAAAAATCGTTATCAAGCAAAAGTCAAAAAAGGTACAAAAAAGTTTTTTTGTTCTTCTGAATGTTCGATTGCTTTTAGCAAAGCTCATATGAAAGAAAATTCAATTTGTTTGTGTTGCAATGCCAGTTTTTATCGACCTAAAAGTTCCAAAACGAATGGAAATACATTTTGTTCCTCTTCATGTGCTGCTACTTGGAACAATAAGGGAAAACAAAAAAATCCACCAAAATCGAGAGAATGTAAGCGATGTGGCACTTCGTTTTTTCGTTTGAATGATGATCGGTCATATCTGTGCCGTGATTGTAGAAACAATAAAAAAACTACAAAAAATATAACACTTGTCGAATGTATAGAAAAACTGTCGGTTAAAGGTAAACATCCTTCTTGGAAGACAACTCATGTTCGTCATCATAATGCTGCATATAATCGAGCTTTAAAAAAGTTGCCATGCCAAAAATGTGGGTATTCTACCCATGTAGAGTTAGCTCATATAAAAGCTGTTTCATCATTCCCAGATTCAGCTTATTTGGAAGAAATCAACTCTTCTGATAACATCCTTGTGCTTTGTAGAAATCACCATTGGGAGTTCGATCATGGTTTACTTCTTTTGGAAGATATCCCAAAAAGATCTTAATGGCTTTTTACACGGCAAAACGTTTGCACGATAAATCGCTGCTACAAACTAGTTTCAACGCCCGCATAATGCCGTTATATTCAAGCAACAGGGTAGTTTAGTCTTCTTTGATTAGACAAAAATACAAGCCAACAATCAACACAATCGAAATAACGAAATACTGAATAATACTCATGTTAATCTTAAATATTCCCAAGTTGTTGATGCACGCTTCATAAGACGTTTAACGTTTTCTGGATTCAACCGTTTTTGAACTTGTGGACGCAAATTTGCTAATAGCACTTCTACAAATTCTTGTGGAGTGTTTCCTATAAGTTTGTTCCATTCTTCTACGGTTTCAGTAGCAAGTAACTTGTTGTATATATCACTCATCGCTTGTTGGTAATAAGCATTAAGCTCTAATGGATCGTTGATGTACTTGTCACGATCTTTTGTTTTCTTCGCTTCTTTTTCTGATATTTTTTGTTTTGCTCTTGCAACAAGATATTCTGGATTTATTCTGCGATAATCAAGTGTGTGCGTAAATTCATGTACAAAGGAAGAACGATATCTTGAATCGTTCAAAATGTTGATTAGGTTTTTAGCAAACCAACGATTGTATGTTTTTACGTTTTCTTTAACAGAAGATGGAGCATCAAAGAACAACGAAACATAAACGCTTTTAAGTTGATCGCCTTCAATTTTTCTTCCAGCTTTTGCTTTAATGGTTTTTTTCACTCCTTCGATATCGTAATCAAAGAATAACACACGCATGTTTTCAGTTTCTGGCATCGATATTATGGAATGCAACTTAATTCCATACAACCGATTTTCGTTGTCTTTCATAAATTTTTTATCGAAGTTTTTAGGGTCTTGATTTAGGTTTTCAACAAAGCTTATAATACTTTCAAAGACTTCGTTAGCTTTGTGAAGCTTTTCTACATCTTCTTCACTGGATTCAGCTAATCTTTGCAATATTTTCGCTTCGATGATATCCGATAACTTCATGACTTTTTTGTTAGTTTGGATAGTTTCTCGAAAAGCTTGTCGAGAATGATAACGTCAATGTTGCTGCGATCATATTGATATGGAATATAAGTTTGTTCCGGTTCAAGAGGTTTGTGTTTTTTTATTTCTCTATCTTCACGGGGAAACTGATAAGCTTTCATGATTTGACCCATACCATTTCCATATGTTTCCTTTGTTTCCTTTTTATCAAGGTCTTTTGGAACATAATCTTCAAGTTCACGTTTTGGTTCTTTCTTTGCCATTTTAGTTTCCTTAGCCTCACCCAGAGAATAACCGGGATTACCTTTCTTATAGATATTGATGTTGCCGGGAACATGCTTAACAGGATGTGCGATTACTCCTTGTCCACCAGCATGAAGTGGCACATCGTCAGGATTGTCCAAGTCTTTTACATAATCGTTTTGGCCGAACTCTTTTTTGATGTAATCAATAGGCTTTACAAGATGATTAAACACAGCGTCACGATTGGTGTGTCCTTTATCAACTTCAGTTGTTTCTTTCCAACGATTAAGCGTTTGATTACGTTTTTTGGTTAGGTTTAGTTGGTTACCCTCTGGTTCCATAGGATCGTACATACTGGCTTGCACACCAATGTCTCCCGGTTTCATGCTAAGAGTTCCTTCACCGGGAACATTAACCGGTCCATGACCAAACGGAACGCCACGCTTGCCTTCTCTTGGTGAAGGAAGCAAACGAGGCACATTATAGCGTTCTTCTTCTGGTTCTGTTCTGTCTGGGTCTTGATCGTCAGGAACGTGATCGATTGGTTCAGACAAAGTGTTCATGGCAGGAAAGCCGGGTAAGTCTCGATAAAGAACTCGTGCTGGGTCTTCGTTCATAAAGTCCGGCGTATAAAAGTACGAAGGTTCGATATCTTTGCTTTTAAGGAGCACTTCGTCTCTAACCATATCCTCTCCGGGCAATAAATGAGGGCGACTATCGTAAATTTCAGAACTTTCAAGGGATTCATATTCGGTGTCCTTTGGATCTCTTTGTGCGTCAATTGCAGGTCTTAAAGAAGGATTGGGAGGTAATCCTTCATCTGGGTCTTGTAGTCCCGGCCATACTTGGGAGTTAGCTAACTGATAACGGTTACCAAATCCATAAGGCCCACCTTGAAAAGTACCAGCACCAGAAAAGTCACCAGTATTTTCGTTGGTGAAAAGAATGTCGAAAAGTTTACGCATATGGATAAGTATTATTTAAATCTTTGGTGCTTGTAAGTTTTTATTACTCTGTTAAAATAGCTTCCAGCAGAAGACGCTGATATAAGTTCTTGATAAGTCTGTAAATCTACACCAGAATATTCGTATTCCGTACCGTTGTGGAAGATAACCAATAGAAGAGATAGAACAGTATCATATTTGCAATATGATAAATTTGTACTTGACTTAAACACATGTGTAAGATATCTTTCGTTACCAACAAACGTTTCCATGTTATCCTATAGTTAGTTGAAAATGGAGTTGTGCTTTATAAATGCGTAAAGGTTCCCTTTGTTACATTCGAAGTAAAAAGAATTCGTTGCAGTCATATGTTGTTTTGTATTCTGATATTGATGACGTACTTAACCAAAGAACAAAGAACAATAATTGGATGCCAAGTATATTAACAAGTGAGCTTTGCAAAGCTCCCAAGAGATCAACCATGAAATCAACAACAGAACCATTTATCTTGCTTGATGAACTAAAAGACGAAAATGGTGGTTTTTATTACAAATGCTTGTATGGTGATATATTTGGTTGGATTATCGGAAGTAAAAAACAGTTTGAGTTAGTTGAAAAAGGATAATTATATGTCAAATGTACGAGCACTTGCTAGATTGATTGATCGCCTTGAAGAGTTCATGGAAGAGTATAAAACACTTTTAGAAGCCGATGAAATGTCAACTGTGGATGACACCATTTCAATCGTTGATCGTGTTAAAACAGAACTTGAGGACGAAGACGACGAAGACAACGAAGAGTAAGCTATGTTACTTTTCCTTTTAACACCGTATAATCACGACTAGTAGTTAATCGCATTTGTCTTCCAGTGCTTCCATTCAATACAGTTATTTTTTTCTTTGTCCAACTGCATGTAGCCCAAAACTTTTTCCGCTTAAGCGTTTTAACACTTGCAACAAACGCTTGTGTTTTTTTGAACACAACCATATCACCAACATTGATGCTGTTGTAAAGTTGAGCAATATCTAAATCAACAAAGTGTCTTGGCAAATAAAACCATTCAATTGTTGGTAGCGATGTTGGCTCCCATATCTTGCCAAGTGTTTTTGTTTCTGGATCGTAGCTGTGATAGATTTTTACGCCAACAGCTCTTATCGACCAACGTTTACCTGTTTTGATTACATTTTCGGCTTCTTGATTGTTCCTAATAAATCTATAGCCACCATTTGTAATAATCACAAACGAACACACTTCAACAACATATTGATCGATATCAAGTTGAGAGAAAAGCTTGTCTAGCGACAAACCATATGTGCTTTCGATTGTATCGTGTTTATAAGATCGTGAATTTGCGTTCAAGGCTACAACCTTGCGCCACCAATCTCCTGCATCGATAACGTTGTTGCAAAGAATAAAAGCTTCGGCAAGCATTTTCACCTTGTAAAGCTTTCCAATATCTTTTAGTTGCAACTTCGAAGTCATACTTATAAGTATGAACAAAGAAAAAAGGCAGGATGTATAACATCCTGCCTTTATTAGAGATTTTGATTGTTGTAATGTGATGTTATATCATTCACCATCACGTTCTGAATAAAACTTGCTGAGTGTTTCGTAAAGCTTGCGAGCTTGAGCACCGTTAAGGGTGAAGTGAGCGGTACGACGAGAACGAGTTTTCGACCGTGAGATTGGTACAATTACTTCCATCGTCATAGCCTTCTTGCTAGCAGGTTGTTCAACGCTTACACCGATATCGGTTGAATTCGTTGGAGTGAAACGCAAAGCGTTGCGTGGGTTTGAGCCGGTGCCAATGCGAGCGAGTGAATCGTATGATGAGTTGGTTGTTTCGTATGACATAATGTTTCTACCTTTCATTTTTGCTACGGGATTGTTGTTTTGTTGCCGTAGCTCCTTTCGGTAGATTCAGTATGCCAGTTAAAAAACAATCTCTAAAAGTATTTCATTCGAATTCGTCATAGTCGTTTTCATCAGTGAAATCAGCGATATCCTCGTTAATTGTAGAATCGAGGGTTTGTTTGTTATTTACAGGAATTGCAATATACTTTGATTGATCGAAATGATCTCTTTTATAAGGATCTCTTTGTGGACGAAGACGCTTTTCTTTTTGATGACGAGAACTCATGAAAATACTACCTTGACTTTTTTCTTTCTTTGTAAGAATTAACTGAAACTAAAGAAGGTTCTTCCACAACATGTGGAACAACTTCTTCTATAGAAGAAACCACAGAATCCTCACCATTGAGGACAACTTGTGTTTCAACTTTTGGTTCTTCTACCGCAGCCATCACAACTTGCACAGGTTCTTCAACAACAACTGGTGCAATGGCTTTTGCTGGCGTAGGAACAGGCTTTAAAAGCTCTTCAACGGATTTAACAATGGCTTCGCTCATAACCCATTGACCGGAATTTAATAGGCTTTTAAACGCTTCTAAAGAAGTGATGTTATTAGCAAGCAACCATTTATCTAAAGGATAACGTTTGCGTGCAAGAAAGCTTTCGAAATCAGGAATATCAGACTTTATTGTTATTTTTCCACCGGGCATAATGTTGTTTCCTCTGTTGCACAAAGAGGAAGAATATCACCCAATACTTCATGAATGTCTTGCCGCATTACCAAGGTTGTGCATTCCTCTTCTGATAGCGGTTTACCAAGAGATTCAGACATATGTTGCATGAACTTATACATCCCAGATAAAAGAATGTTTCTTGCTGTTGCATGATTCATTTTATATCCTAATGTTGTCATCTTTGCCGCAATGGTGCGATAGTCTTCACCTTCTTCGATAGTTATATACTTCTGATTCATTTCTCACCTTCCTTCTTAAGAATTTGACTGCAATCAATACCATATCGTTCCAACAAAACACATTTCTCTCTTAATGACAATTTAGCAAACGCTTCTTTGGCAGCAATAAGAATACGCTTGTTGTCAACTGATGTTGACAACTCAACATCGTTGCTAGGAATTACATCTCGTAGTGTTCTATCCATGCTGGACGATAAAGGTTCATCAATTGATTGAACGTTCCATGACTTTGTTTTTACTGCCGCTGTAACAGAAGCAAACATCTTTTCTGTCATGTTAAGTTCTTCTAACATGTCTTTGCCAATGTCTTTAAACGCAATCGAACGTTCCTTTGCCAGATTAAACAACTTGTTTCTTGCTGTTCTGATATGGCTGGGAATATGAAGCATTGGTTCTTCATCCAAAAGATATGAGTTTACACTTTGTCGAATCCACCAAGTTGCATATGTTGAAAACTTAAACCCTAGTTCGGGTTTGAATCCATCAATAGCATCAAACAAGCCAAGATGACCTTCTTGAAGTAAATCGTTTCTTAGTTCCTTATGACGTTGCTTTTTGCTATAAAACTTGTTGATAACAAACGTTACAAGCTTTGCGTTTCGTTCAGCTAAATCATTGCGTAGCTTTACATCAGCTCTTAGAACTTTTCCATTTTCGTCTAGGATTTTTGTTTCTTGATAACGTTTGAATAATTCAATGTCTTCTTCGCTTTGATTTGTTTTCATTGTTGATTCCTTTTCTTTGAACTGATTGATTCAATATAAGTTTTCAAACATTTTGCTTTAAGCACTTGGTATTTTGAGTCAAGTTCAATTCCAAGTTCTGCCGCAAGATTTTCTCCATAATGCCATGCCATAACTTCTTCCTCAAGATTTAAAATCTTGTTGGACAAGTTACGAGAATATGGTTGATTCAATGATGCAAACTTTTTTGCAAGCTTTTTGTTGTTAACAACTTTGTGATGCCCGATTTCGTGAAGCAAAATATAAACTTGATTTTGCTTTGTTCGGTTGCTGTTAATTTCGATCAGTTGAGTTTCTACAGTGTAAGCGTCTTGGCAACCACGCTTGAAAACAACTTCAATGTTGTTGTTAACACAGTGTTGCTTTAATGTTGTTAGATAATTGTTCCAATCAGTATAACTCATACTTTCATGCTAACACATTATATTCTCAAAAGCAAGTATTTAAGGTTAGCCTATTTACTTAATATCAAAAGGTTGTAACTAATGGCAATCAAACTTACGTTGAATCCAAAAAACGATCAGCTTGTTCCAATCAAAGCTTTGCAAGATTGGTCGAAGGAATATCTTAATCTAGAACAAGAAGCAAACTGGGTTAAGAAACTTTTTAGCGGCAAAGAAGGCAAAGTAAAACGTGAACGAATCGGTGAGATTAATAACGTAATCAAAAACTTAAAACCAAGCGGTTCAAATCGTGCTTGGTTTATAAAAGTTTTTTTGAAGCCTTGGGGTGGAAAAGCCACCGATGAAGCAAAATTGATTTTTGATGCTTTGTCTGACGACAAAGCTTTTGACGAACTTCAACAAGCAGCAGAGGATTTTCAAGGTAAACTAAAAGTAGCCACCACCGAAGCGGCTAAAGCAGCAGCAGCATTAACAGACATAATTTCAAACGATAGCAAAGGTCTTGCTCCAATCGCTGCCAACTTTGCAAAGGCTTTTAATAGCGTCAATACAGCAAAACCAGCGGCCCCGGCGACACAACCAGCACCAGTAGACGCAGTAAAATCTCAAAGTGCTTTTGAAAAGGCTTTAGTGGCTAACAAAAACCAGCCCATAACCAAACCTCAATGGATGAAAGCATTGTGGGATGAACTTAAAGCTCCAGCGGCATCAGCAGGAGGAACTGTAACAACCACACCAGCAGTAGGAGGAACAGCATCAGCAGGAGCACCATTAAAAGAGTCATCAATCGTTGATAGATTCAAGATGGATAAAAAGCTATATGAAGCTGGATTGATTGAACGTTCAGAATATCTTGCTTCTGTTCTTGATGTTAGAAATCATTTAAACGAAGGAGCTAGAGAAGCAAATAGAACAAGAGGAGGCCGTGGTCCCGGTGGCGGGGGCGGGCGTGGCAAAGGAAAACGAGGAGAAACCAAAGCAGGACAACCACCACCAGCAGGAGGAGGAACAGCATCAGTTACAAATCCACCAGCATCCGACGCACCAGCAGCAGATGTATCAGGGCTCGAGCCTCGGCCCGCCGCAACAGCCCCAGTAGCTGTCCCAGCAGAAACAGAAGAAAGTTTGCAGGCAAAACTAGATGCAATAGGATTAAAAAAGGACGTTATTGATGCAGAGTGGGATAGGCTTAGTAGGCTCCCACAAAATATGTCGTTTATAGTACAGCCAGCAGCACCAGCACCAACCACCGAAAACATAAACAAATCGTTTATGTTAACAAAAAGACTTTATGAAGCTGGATTGATTGATCGCTCTGAATATCTTGCTGCTCTTGTTAAAACAAAAAAAGTTCTAGCTGAACAACCATCAGGAGGATCAGCACCAACATCAGCACCAGCAGCAACGGCAGGAGTCTCACCACAAGGAGGAGCAGCAGCACAACAAGGTCCAGATCCAGCTATAGAACCAATAGGCAAAGCTATTTCTACGATTATTGGTGTAAATGCAGATACAGGAGCCTTTGGAGCATTGCTGAAACAATCTTCTGCTTTACAAGACGCACTGACAAAAATTGGTCAAGAACAAGTTGCTGAATCTGCTTTAACAGCAAAACAACAACAACTTGCTAAGTTGTATTTCAAAAAACAAGTTTTGTCGGAATATGCAAAAACAGGAGAAGTTGCCAACAAGATTCAACTTAATGAGTTTTTTCTTACAGCATTACTTCTTTCTGCATTGGCAGGAGCTATAGCTTGGGCAACGTCAAAACTATCAGGTTTCTTTAAAGACTCATATACCGGCTATAGTTCTTCATATGACACCCCCAGTGGAAATCCACAACAACAGGTTGTAAATGTAACAAATGGAATTGGTGCTGGAATGGATGCGGACGGAAATCTTGTTGATGGTAGCGGTAACAAAGTAGCAAATTTTCAAGCAACAATACAAGAATATACCAAAGCATTTAATGCGCCTGCTGACGCTATCAGCAAAGCAGTTGCTGATATTAATGCTAATGTACCAAAACTAGCAGCACCCGCTAATGCATTAAAAGATTCTGAAAGCTTTAAAGCTTTTCAGATAGCTTTTCAAAGAGCTCCAAACGAGCAAATCACAGCATTGTTTGCAAAATTAAACGCTATTAAAGACGCTCTTTAATCTTTGAATTGGATTCCCTTGCTAGTAACTTCGTAAGGGAAGTAAAGCCCGCCTGTACCAAAGCGATTTTTCTCAACCATTGCAACTCTGTCACCATAAGTTTCACTTCTACGATCTGTGTCTAGGTGAAGAGAGATATGCATATCAACAGCGTGTTTAACTTCTTGTTTACCGGCAAAGGTGCCGTCTTTGGTTACTTGACCAATGATGATTGCGTTGGTATAGTTCTTTTTACACCATTCAGCAAGTCTCCAAGCTGATTGAATTGTTTGAGCTTGTTGAGAATATACTTTGTTTGTTTTTGGATCAACTTCATTGCATTCAACTGTTTGAAGTGAATCAATGAAGAGGAATAGTTGTTTACCGGGATTTTCTGCACGAATTTCGTCGGCGTGCTTAAGAATGTCATTTACATCATTGTGATATGATGGAATGAATCCGTGTTGTAGTTGCATTCTTTTAGCAGTTCTTCTTACTTGATAAATGCTTTCTTCACAAGTGTTATAAAGAGCGAGGTTACCTGTGCCTGTGATAGAGTCTGCAAGTTGAATTGCAAACGTTGTTTTACCAGAACCGGGAAGACCTGTAAGAATTGCTACGGTGGAAGGAATCATACCATCTCCAGCGCAAAGAGCGTCAAAGTGGTCCCAACCTGTTGATATAGCATTTTCAAGTTCTGTTGGAAGGCCAATGTCTAAGATGTTTGTTTTGGTTGTAACTTCTGGGTTACCTACATTGATTTTGTTTGCCATAATAATAGTTCTCCTAGTGTTTAGTATAAAGTGGCATAAAAGGTATCTAAAACGTATAGATTAGTAAAGCCACCAAAATTCTTTTCTGAACTCTAACTCGTTTTTAACTGAATCTGGATTAACTCCAGCCGGAACTTTTTTGCCGTTAACTTTTTGTTTAACATCACGATAACCTCTTGTCATGCCAGCAAGCATTGCATCAGCAATGGTTTTGTTAACGGCTAACATTCCAAGATAACCTTGTTCATGAGCCATTGGTGTAAATACTTGCAAACCAATAGCCATTGCCATAATAAGGTCATCGTGACGTTTCTTTAATGCTTGACCACGTTTGCCGTTCCAAACAAACGTTTCCATTTGAGCAACAAAGCGTAACGAATAAATCTTTAATTGATGGTTTCTGATAACTTGTTCTAAGTTTTCAAGAATCTTTTCACGGTTCTTGGGAGTGATTGTAAAGCCGGGAAGAACGTCTTTCTTTTCATCCGGCGTCATTGTTAGCATCTTTTCAGCCAAATCTAAATCGTAATACAAGTTTGGATATTCAGCATCTCTTAACTTGATTGCTGTTGCAATACCCACCGTGTTTTTTTCATTTACGATAAGAGCATCGTTATATCTTTTACCAATCTCTATAAGCCATTCTCCAAATCTATCTGGAGGAATCTTGCCCATATATTCAGCAACAACTTCGCTTTCATTTGTATCAAACACATGAAAGGTTGAAAAGTCTTCTGCGTCACCTCTTGCAACGTCTGCGGCTATAACATACTTGTGATCTGGAATAGCAGTTTTCCAAATGTGTAAGTCTTGACCTTTGTTGTTTGGCCCTGTGAAGCCAATAGGAGTTTGAGATAAGTTACGAATCCAATCAATGCTGTTTTGATCAAAGAAGGTTAACGTAGAACCTTCAAAGCCACACAAAAGTTCTTGTGCAATACCTCTAGCATCCATTGGCTTGGCTTGATCTTCAAACCATTTTTCATCACGTTCTGGATGAACATACCAAGGAAGTTTAATGCCATGAAATTTGTTTTGACCTACACCTTTACAGTGCAAGCCTACCTTACCTTCTTCATATTCCCCTGTGTCTGCTCCAGCCCATAGTTGATAAAAAAAGTTTTTGCCGTTAGGAGTTGAGAAGATAATAGCTCTACCACCAGTTGATAGTGTAGGATAAAGACCTAACCATAGTTCTTCAAGAACATCAACGTGAGCAGCTTCGTCAACCACAAGAAGACTTAACGCTTCACCACGACCAGCGTCAGCAGATGTAGGAATAGCTGTAATCTTTGATCCGTTGTTGAACTTGATATACTTAACAGATTCTGCTTCTGGTTCTTTTAAATCAAGCAACGTAAGCATCCAAGGAGGAAGCATTTTAAACGTTGTTCTGATTTTTTGAATCATGTTTTTGCTGGTTTCCAGCTTTGTTGCCATAATCATGATGTTGGCATCTTGTCTAAACATTGCCATCCAAAGACAATAAGCAGATGTTGTTGTGGACAAGCCCAACTGACGAGACTTAAGAACAATATTGAACTTGTAATCCAAGAACGAATTAATACATTCTTCTTGGAACGGATAAAGTTCAAATGGAAGTCTACCTTTAACGGGATGTTGAATATACAAGTATTTTTTAATGAAGTAGCAGGGATCGCTGCCACATTTCATTATTTCATCAACTTGTTCTTTTTTCGTTAATGCCATGCCGATATTATGATACGCTTACAACGCAATGTAAGTGATATATATTGGTTTTATTGTTACGATAAGCACTCATTGAGATTGGTTCAATCCATTCTTGAATGGAATAGTTGTCAACGGCTAGCTTAACAGTTTTTTCTGGAGCTTCTTCGTAAGGTTGTTTACGATATGAAAGCATTGATTCATCTGTTGCGGCTTCAACGGCACGTTTATATTCGTCTGAAATACGTTCCAAGCGTTGCTTGATGATTTCTAATAGTTCTTCACGAAGTTTTGGACGAATCGCAATATAAGCGTTTGTTGTGCCGCCAAGATTAACAAGAATCTGCGCTTTAACTTGAATGGTGTTTTCAAGTGGCATTGTAAATTTAACAAAATGGTTTGGATATTGACGTTCGGATGATTTACCGAATGAAGTGTTAAGAAGATTGGTTAACAATCTATAGCGTGCTTTTTGCTGAATAGGCATATCTTGTGATTATCCTTTACGGATAAGTATTCATTTAAACTGGATTTGTGGAAGGAATGCCATATGTCTGCGTTGCATATAACTCTTCCAACGTTCGCTTGTTTTGTCTGGTTCTATGTTGCTTGTTTTCCAATATAGCTGACACATGCTGCAACATTCTACTTCTCGGTAGCTTTGAGCGTCGTCTGATGTTTTCATTGGATATTCACACATAGGACAATGGAAAGGCACAATGATTTTGTTATTGTCTACAGGAGACACAACAACAACTTTCCCGTCGTGTAAAATAGTTATACGTTTATTGTCGTGAACAATAGTTTGCATGATAAAAGCTATATATTGTTATAGAACGAGGAACCTTTAATGAACACAAAGCTATACAAGATTTTGTTCGAGCAAGAAGAAAAGCAAGAATCTTATGACGAATTAATGCCCGACCCAGAAGACATTGGAGAGCCAGCTATCGAACCAATGGATGACGAAGAAATGTCTGATTGGTTAAAAACAAGATATTACAAACCCGAAGGTGCAGAAGCCAGCGAGATATTAGAAAGCGCAGAGCTTAACGAAGATGAAGATTCAGAAGAAACTCCAACAGTAGATATTGTTGTCACACCAGATTGAGGAGAATGATAATGAAATATTTGTGGGAATATATTTTAAACGAAGCTGATGATGAAAAAGATCCAGTAAAAAAATTACTATCAGATCAAATGCTTGGCTTCGCTTGTGAATTCGCTTTAATGGACGCAATCTCAGGTGATCCTATTCCAGCCGATTTATCTACTTGGGCAGCCAAACACAAAGCTTTAACAAATGCTTGGAACAATGTTGTTGATATGCAACGTATGGGAGATCGAGCGCAAAGAGCCTACGCAACTAGTGGAATAAGTGCTTTCGATGCTTTTGTTCGTAAAGCATTTAGAGTTAGCAACAATGTTTTAAACACCGATGTAATTTATAAAAGACAAAGAACGACAAATCGTGCATTAGCAGGAAGCACTATTTCGGGTTCTGCTATTGGTGGAACAGCAAAGTTTGACGTTGAAACTGATAAAGCAAACATACACGTTAAGCTAAATCAAAGCTCACCGGGGCAAAGAGTGTTTGGCTTTGGTGCAGACACATTGTTTGCCAACAAGTTTTTTAGTAGCGTTGATGGAGTCATGAGATCGGCAGCGGTCAAAAAAGCTACCATAGAAGCTATCATGATGGATGGAGCAAATAAAAGACTAAACAATCGGGCGGCGGCAGAAAAAGCATACAACCTTTTTACCAACGGCGGCTTTCCTAAGAAACCAACTGATATGCATGGTTCCCCCAACCAAAGTCATCCGTTTGCTGTAGTAAAAAGAGCTGTAAAAATCGCTTTTAAGAACAATTTCAAGTTGTTGTCTCGGCTTAATTTCGCTGGGCAAATAAACCAAGATATGCGAGATCGTTTGTTTTCACCGATGAAAGGTAAAACCACAGCGTTTGCAAAATATACTTGCAATAAAGATGCTGACGGATTCCCAGAAGTTGATACGCTAGCATTAGATTTTGATATCTACGCTTTACCAGCAGCGATTATTCTTTCAACAAAATTCGTTGCAGGTGCAGGTGCAAAACAACCATACGGCATTGTTTGGGATAAAGATGACCCTGACGGTGAAACAAATCCTTTGTTTTATATTGAAATTCGTACCGATGGTGAAGGGCACCCACCTCAACTTAAAATCGGTGATGTAGGCAAACTTAAAGCTTTAGCTAGCACGAAACCAGTAAAGACTCGCACACGTTAACAGCCAAGTTCTTCATCTTGGCTTCTACATCAACATCAATCACATCAACCAACAAACCTTCTCGCTGACAATCTGGAACGTAGTGAATATAATCACTGTGTTTCCTTCTTTCAGTGAAACTACCATTCTCTAGTCCCGGTGTGGTGTTAGACAAATGCTGCAATGGCTTGCACCCACTAGCCTTCCATGTGTACACAGACAAGCTAAATGCATCGTCTAACGACAAACCACCATCGTTAAATGTATGATGGTGTGAATCCCATACAAGAGGAATGTTGGTGGTAGAATTAACCTTAAGCAAGTCTACCAAACTGTACGCACTTTCATCGTTTTCAAACGTGAGTCGAGAACGTACATTGTCTGGTAGATAATGAATAGCTTTAACAAGTTGATCCATCCTGTCAGACTTGCCACCATGAATATTGATTGCAGCATGAGGAGACATTGAGAAGCCCATACGGTCAAACACCCACGCATGATGTGATAGTTCCTTGATAGCATTCTCAACCGTTACAGGATTATCTGAACTCAATACAACAAACTGATCGGGATGTGTAGTAACACGAATACCAGCGTCTATAAAAGCCTTGCCAGCCTTGGCAAGCAATAGATTGATTTGCTCATCATTGTGAAGTATATCTTTGTTGTACTCGGACAATGAAAACAAATTGCTGGATAGACGAAACAGCTTAAGCTTGTTAGCTACAAGCTTTGGAACAAGCTTAATGATTTCGTTGATGTTGTTGATGTAACATTCACGAACATAAGCTTTGGTATATGCACCTTGTTGAAAGCGTCCAAGTTGAAGTGTACGCTCGTTGATAGAGTTTTCATAAACAACAGAACCATCACGTTTCGTGCGTGGTTCCAACCATTGACAACAAACACCTAGACTCATAATATCATTTTATCACAAGATATTCATGATTTAAAATGATTATTTCTCGGTATTTTCGGTATTGTTTTGAGAACTTACGTTTGTTGCAACAGCAAAGCTAATGCACATTCCGAAATACAACAATCCGATTGTTAGGTTACGAGGCAGTTGAGTAATTTGGTGAAGATACGTACCACCAAAAATTGCAACCAACATAATGATTGCGGTTCCTAGAATAGTTGCAAAAGGACTTATTTCTCTTTTGAAAAGAGTGTATATAACTCCTATAGGAAAAAATACGCCTATAGCAAGTCCAAATATAACATTTTTGATGAATTGATAAACGGTTTGTTTCATAGTGGTCTACATTCCATTGGAGAGTTTAAACACAGTCTTCTTGAATGTTCTCTGGATGAATCAACATTAAGTCTGATTCTGTTGGTTATTTGATTTGCGATTGTTGAATATCTTGTACCGATAACTGTTGGACGGCAAAGACCTGTTCTAAACCTTCTTGCTGCACCATTCCATGTGCCGCATACTTGATATGAACGCCACAATGCTGTAGCTGCTTGGATAGGTGCTCCAGCTATATGTCTTTGTTGAGGAGACAATGGTGCTCCCCAGTTGCCACCTTCACCTTGATCGCAACCAAGATGAGTTTCCATAAAGCCAATAGTTGCAAATACCTCGGTTGGCATTTCTGGATATTGACGTTGAGCTTCTACAAGCACTTGTTCGATTTGTGAACGACGTTCCATAATGCATTGTCGGTTATTTCCTGACATGTGTGGGTACAAAACGAGGATTGCAGTTATTACTTCTGCTGCTGTAATCATGTTTATTTCCTTTTTTGTCGATTTCTAGCGTATCATACGCTTTGCGAAATCAAAAGCCAAATCGGCTACATATATATAGTGCGCTCAAAACCAAACTTCTTTTTGGCCCTTAGACCACTGCCAAAGGCAGTTTATAACACAAAAGGCACCAAAGGTATTGCCTTGGTGCCTTTGTTGTTTAAAGCCGAGTGTGGGATTCGAACCCACGGTGTTTAAATGCCACTTTACAAAAGTGGTGCAATCGACCTCTATGCAAACCCGGCAATACCATCCAAAGGATTTTCACCTTTATCTTCCCATCAACAAGATAGGGCTTTAAGAGTTAAGCTAGGATGGTTTTGTTTGTGGACCCAACAGGAGTCGAACCTGCGACATTCAGAATGCAAATCTGACGCTCTACCAACTGAGCTATGAGCCCGAAACAAGAGAAGTTTTACATTCTCTTGCGTATGTGTTATGTAACTAGTGTAATCAGTATGATTCTACACGCTGTTGAAGCCTTTGTGTAATATGTTCTACAGCTTCATTTAGCATTTTTTGATCGTTGTTGATTCGAATGTTTCCCCATCCTTCCATAAGGTTACGATACTCAGATGCAGTAAGTAGTGGACTCATTTCTCGCATTAGACCAACAGCCTCTGCATCGTTGGAATATGTTAGGTCTTGCCAGCTTGAATGACGAGCACGAACACAAAACTTGCCAAGTGTTTCAAGAAGAAAACGATCTGCTTCTGATAGACGAACTGATTTTGCCATATTATTGTATCTCTTTTATGAACCGATTAAAAACTTTGTAGCACCCATCGGCTACATACTCATAATGCCAAATCAATATTTGAAAGTAAAGACATTTCGAAAACTATATATTGTTTAGGAGTTATCTATGCGTATTACAGTAAAACAACTAAAGCAACTTATTCGTGAAGCTGTTGAAGAAGTAATGGAAGAAAAAGATGAACTAAAAGGAGATCAAGATGAACTTGATGTTGCTCCTCCTTTTGGTAAGCTAACAGGCGATGATTTCGAAAAACTCGGTCGTCGCAGCAAAGCTAAGTCTAAAAAAGACGAAGAGTGATATCAGCAGTTAACACTGCTTTCTGTTCCATTGTCATAAATCGTTACAATGTTACTTGCAGCTTCTTTAATCTCTTCAACGTGAGAGATTATCAGAATGCTCTTAAACCTGTTTTTGATTGTTTGAAGTAACTCAATAACCTTTGCACAGTTCGAACTATCCAACGCTCCAAAGCTTTCATCAATGATAAAGATATCAGGTTTTGGAAGGCTTGAGAGGCTTATTAGAGCCACTCTAATAGCAAGTGATGCAATCATCTTTTCCATACCGCTAGCAAGCTCTATAACCCTTCTAGAGTCTTTATCTTCGATAAACACATCAAGTGTGTTGCTTCCTACTTCTGTTTCCAGAAAGATACGGAATGAAACAATACCAGCAAGAATGTTGTTTAACTCTGAATTGATTTCTGGGAGCTTGTTCTTCAACACATAAGCCGGAATACCGTTCTTGGAAAATGCTTGAACAATTGAGTCATATACTTTTTGCTCTTTGATAATCTTTGCCGCATCTTCTGATTCTTTGTTTAGTTGTTCAAGTTTGTTGTTATATCCTCCAAGCTTAACATAAAGTTGTTGAAGCTTTGACTCTATATCTTTTATAACAGTTGCCAACGCTTTTTCTTCTTCGATAGCTGCTCCAAGATCTTCTTGCTTGTTTAATTCATCTACAAGAGTTTTGTGTTCTGCTTTTATTGCTTCAAGTTCTTGCTGGAGATTTCCAATAGCATCCAAGCTACCTTTCAACAAGGTTTCTGTAAACTGTAGTTGTTGTTGCTTGGTTTCAAGCTCTTTTTCCCAACGATTGTATGACTTGATTTGCTCTTCAATCTTTTCTTGTTGAAGAGACTCAAAATCAGTTTTCATTGCTTCGTATGCTGCAAGAATATCTTCCACGATTTTCTTTTGAGCTTCATGCGAAGCTTTGTCGGCATGACTGTCTTTGATATAATGACAAGTTGGAAATGAATCACCACAAGGAACAACATCAAGCTTTTTGATGCTTTTAACTTGAGCAACAAGCTTTTGTTGTTCTTGAGAAACTTCAACTTTTAGATCGTTGTATTGTTGACCAAGGCTTTTTAGCCTTGATGCTTTTGATTCAAGATCAGCAAGTTGCACACTAGCTATTTCGTTGTTTATATCTTCAATGCGTTGCTTAAGCTGTTCACAAGTTTGTTTGTGATTGTCAACTTCAACTTGACGCATCGCAAGCTTGCCTTGCACTCGTTCTACCTTGTCAAAAGCGTCAACAGTCTTTCGACGTAAATCAGCTTGCTTGTCTGCACCATGTTGTTGCAACCAGCCACGAAGCTTTTCACGCTTTGATTGCTTTGTGTCTAACTCGTCTTTTGCTAGAAGAATATCTTGGTTGCAAGCAGCAATTGAAGCTTCACATTCATTCTTTGCTTCGTTCCAGTTTACGTTACGGAACTTGTTGCTAAGAACGTTAAATCCTTGAAGCTCTTCATTTCCCATCTTGTAAAGCTTTTCAAAGATATCGAGATCAAGAAAACGATTGAGAATAGCTTTACGTTGAGTTGCACCTTCATCGATAAAACGATTCATGCCGCCTTGGTTTGAAAAAGCAGTAAGCAAAAAGTCTTGTGATGTACCAATAAGCTTACGAATAACTTTGTCGGTATCTGTTCTGGATTCACTGTTTTCGGATACAAGTTCTACTTCTGTTCCATCGCTTTCCAAACGAGATAAACATAGCTTTGTTGCTGCTTTTTCATCATCGAATCTGCCGCCACGTTTTGAAGCTTTAGCAACACTACGTTCAACAACATAGTCTACCCCAGAAACATTCAAGGTAATACGGGAATAACCTTCACGCTTGTTTTTGTTGATGATATAAGCACTTTTTACAGGGCCACGATCTGTGGTGTTGAACAACCCAAACATAAGAGAGCCAACGATAGAACTTTTGCCAACTTTGTTTGGTCCAAAGATACCTGTAATCCCACTAAGGTTAGAAAAGTTGATGTAGTTATGTTCTCCATAACGATATAGATTAGAGAACTGCATTTCTTTGATAGACCACACAACATCTCTGGCTACATCATCTTCTGATTGACGTACTTTTTCCAAAGACTTTTGAATGTGCGTTTTTGCTTGTTCTCTTTGCTCCAAAGACAACGCAATCTTATAGTCTTTATCGATAAACGAATCATAAAGTTCACAAAGCACTTCTGGTGCATTACGCAGACTTGTTGCTTTTTGATGTGTATCTTCATCAGATCCACTTTCGCTGATATTTTCGTTTTTACCCGCTTTAAACACAACCTCGGAAGCTTTGTGCTTGTTCTTGAGTTCATCATACAGTTCTTTCATTTGAAGATGAAACACTGTTTGATCTGAAACAATACGAACACGTTTATGTTGCAAGGTTTTCCCTGCAACTTTTAATGCTTCTGATACGGTAGAAGCTACATCACCTTTCCAATCAACGGTGATAAACTGATAATCGTTTTGCACTTGATGAAAAGTTACATCCCAATCATCAGCAGAACGAATATCCCAAACGTGATATCCTTTAACAATGTCTTCACCATAGTTTTGCTGGATTAGAGAGCCGGGATACCCAATCCAAGGTTTCATATCTCTTGTAATACCATCGTGTGAACGATAACCAAGAAACTGTTGCTTGTGAATATCTCCCAGCAAAGCAAAATCAAAGCGTTCAAACATAGAGATTTCAGCTTCTCCATGAGTCATAACCCAATCGCTATCTGTTGCACAGCCTCTTACAGAGCCGTGAAACATTGCAATGTTGATTAAGTCATGATCTGTTTGAACGTTGTTCCATCCAGCTTCATCAAAACATGATAGAACACATAGGTTTATGTTTGTTTTTGGAATGATTTGGTTTCCACTCTTTTTGAACAAAGTGATTCTTGGATTGTTGATTGCGGCAACAATAGGAGAAATGGTATCTTGACGGTTATCGTTGGTTAAGTTACCGTCGTGGTTACCAAGAATGGAATACACAGGAGCAATGGATGCAAGTTCATTAAACATCCATGTGATTTTATCGATTACTTCTGGTGTAATACCTTGAGTTTTGGTGTGAAAGATATCACCCCCACAAAGAATATAATCTGGTTTAACTTCTTCTCGCAATTGACGAAAAAGTTCGGTAAATACCTGAGAATATTCATCGTGACGAGTGATACCTCTCCAGTGAATATCAGAAACAAAGGCAAACTTAGGCATAAGGTTTCTCCAGAGTCAAGCATATACTACTTGATAATGTTTCTCAAGTAATACATTTCATCAAATTCTACACTGTTTGTTTCACGCAACTCTAAAAATCGTTTTTTTGATATTTCGCCGGGGTCTTTAATATCTTCGGGAAGTTCTAATATCTTTACGTTGATGTTATATTCATACAACAGCTTGGCGGTATCTAGCGTTGCTCTTAATGCATCGTTGTCCAAGCAAAGCAATACAGGCGTGTTATGAGATACAATAGCTTGAAACAATGCACATTGCTTTGTAAGTTCTTTTCCCAACAAACAAGTTGCGTTGTCATTTACCTTGAACATATCGAATGGCCCTTCAACAATTGTTAGTTCTTCTTCCCAATCGATATTGATTTCATTAAACACAACAGTTTCTCTACGAAACCTTGGATTGAAATACTTTGGTTTGATAAAGCTTTTGTAGGTTCTTGCGGTAAAGAAGTTTAAGTTACCTTCTATATCGTGCGAAGGAACAATAACACGATTCTTATAAGATTTATCTAAGTCCGTTACACCAAACTTGAAATACCAAAAATCACGTTCTGTTAGTCCACGACTTTCAAGATATTTCGTTGCTTGTCTGATATGAGCTGGAGTATCTTCATTATCTAACCACTCCGCTAATAGCTGAAACCCTGTTGGTAATTGAAGTACCTCTAGTTCCTTTTTAAAGGCATTTTCTTCGGCGTCAGAGACAAGAGATGCACCATCGAACTGAGTGATAAACTCTTCGGCTTGTACGGGCTTATAACGCCTTAATAGACCATAAATGCTTCTTGCTTTGTAACCACACTTCCAACATTTTGTTAACCAGTTATCGGTACGAATAGCAAGTTTCTTTTTGTCTGTATCTCCGCATACAGGACAACAAACGTTTGCATTCAATCCAGCGTTTGTAAGTTTTGCTGGACCAAAGCAACGTTCAATAAATGTAATTGCTTGACCTTGTGTATGCATTGTACATAGGGTACAAGCATTAATACCAAAAGTCAAGAGTTATTTAATGCGCTTGCAACCCTTGCCTTGTTGCACATGATATCGCATTGCTTCGTTATGACTTAAACCAGATGAAGCAACTAATACCTTTTTGCTAGACACTTCTAATATCAACTGCTTTTTGTTGTTGGTAACAATAGGCCATATATCAATGTAACCGTTATATCCAGACTCATAAGCTTCAGCTAAAAGCTCTTCAGTAGCTTTTTGTAGTTGTAATTTAAGAGTATATACAGCTTTTTCTTGTTCGGTTATAGGAGGTAACATTTATTATCAACCTTGTGGAACATAACCAATAGAAGAGAAGGAAAGCATAATCAATGTTCTCATTGATATTCCAAACATAATAGCAAGCAATATTCCATGTGGTTTATATTTGATTGAGCCGTTTGGTTTTCTTGTAAAGATATCGTTGATAGATGTTATGTGTCTTAGATAAAGCGCAGCAAACATCATTTCAAACATATACCAATATACGTTCATCGATAAACCATTAAAAGCTCCAACGAAATCTAACGCAATCAAAGATATAACTGGAGCATATTCACAAAGCTTGCAATCTTTTTTAGGTTCCATGTTTAGGTAAGTTGTCCATGAGTTAAATGCATATGATTGGCTTGAATGTATGCTGTTTTTTGATAGTGAGTGAAATAAACAGGAAACAGCATTACAAAGTCAGCACCACCAAATGATTTAGTGCTTTCGCTCATACGTTCAACATATCCACGTTGGACTTTAATGGGGTCACCAGCAATTGTAGCTGCTGAACCTCCTTTTACTCCACCAACAGGTCTTGGAAATGCACATCCATTGATATCGCAGCGAACATTTCCCCATTCATCTTTTTCAAGTTCATAAACGGGTACGTTGTCTGGTGCGATTCCATGAACTGTACTGCCGTGACCTACTCTAACATGATCTCCTTTAGCCATGATATCATTCCTTTCAATTTTCTACAACTACAACACAGTTTGTGGTAAGCAACAACCCAACCACCGAACAAGCATGTTCAATAGCATAACGTTCAACTTTAAGAGGATCGATTACACCATGTTCAATCAAGTCGCAATACGTATGACGACTTGCATCATATCCTTGACGTAAACGTTTGCTTAATAGTATCTCTGCTTTCTTTTCAACTAATTCTTCTGGACGGTTTGTATCTCCAGCAAGATCATGAAGAAAGCTAACAAGCTTTTTATTGTCATATGAACGTAGTTCGTTCATTACAACATCAGCACTCTTACCTGTGTTTTCCACAATAACTCTTAAAGGTTGACGACAAGCTTCGTATATAACCTTTACTCCAGCTAGTTCATCTTCTGTGAATTCAGAAGTGCTTTGCATTTCTCTTTGCAGCCATTCTGAGGCGTAGAAAAGAGCTGTACCACCACCGGGAAGGATTCCTTCTTGAACAGCCGCTATGGTGGCATTTAAAGCGTCTTCAACACGATCTTTCTTTTCAAAGATTTCAACTTCTGTACTTCCACCAACTTTGATAACGGCGATACCTCCAGCAAGTTTGGCAAGACGCTTTTTTGTGTTTTCACGTTTAAGATCATCGATTCCAACATTAGCCAAAAGAAGATTTCTTAGTTGTTCAACACGTTCAGCAATAAGATCTTTACGGCTTGTATCATCACCTACAAGAGTTGTTGATCCTTTGGTGATAATAGCTCGTTTGCATTTTCCAAGATCAGAAAGTACAGCATTCTTGATTTGCTTTTCTGAACTAGCATCAAAAACTTTGCCGCCAGTTACAAGAGCAATATCAGAAAGAATATCTGTACGATTTTCACCGTAACTTGGAGCTTTGACTGCACAAGTGAAAAGAACTCCTTTCATCTTGTTAACAATCATTGTGTGAAGAGCTTCACCTTCAATTTCATCACCAATGATTAAAAGAGGCTTGCTGGCGTTGGCTGCAAGTTCCAACACAGGAAGAATTTCTTGAAGCGAAGATATCTTTTTGTTGGTGATTAAGATGTAAGGATCGGTTAACTCTGCTGACATCTTTTCTTGGTTTGTTACGAAATAAGGACTAACAAAACCAGAATCAAACTGCATACCTTCAACAACGTCTAATGTTGTCTTAACGCTTTTCGCTGGTTCGATTGTGATGATACCGTCTTGTCCTACTTTCGAGATTGCATCACAAAGAAGTTCACCAATCGATCTGTCTCCGTTAGCAGAAATGGTTCCAATGTTAACGATATCTTCGTTGTTACGAATTGATATAGCGTGTTGCTTTAACCAATCAATAACTTTATTTGTTGCCCATTCCATTCCACGTTTGATTTCAATTGCAGAACGTCCTGTGGCAGTCATTTTAATACCTTGCTGAAGCATGGCATAGCCAAGAACGGTAGCAGTGGTGGTACCATCACCAGCAAGTTCGTTTGTTTTGCTAGCTACTTCTTTTATAAGTTCAGCACCCAAGCTTGGAAGTTTAGCTTTGAGATTAATACTCTTTGCAACAGTTACACCGTCTTTTGTAATCAACGGTGCTGTTTGTCCGTTATCGATAATAACGTTATGACCACTTGGACCCATTGTGCTTTTAACAGCTTTATAAAGTATTGCGGCACCAGCTAAAAGCTGTTCGTGTGCATCTTGACCAAATGTAACTTCTTGGCTATTCGAATCGTTTTCAACGTTTTTGTTCATATGTTTCACTGTGGTATGTTGATTGAAATTTTGCGGATTGTTCCGTCAGCGTCGATGAATTCACGAGTGTTTAGGTCTGGATCGGCTAAAGCCGTTCTCAAACCATTTAATCCATTAACGATTCCATTTACCAATGGTTTTTGTTGCGTTTGATATACGTTTGTTCCATTAGTAGGAGCTACTTCGTTCATTAAAGCTGCCGGATCAAGTTTTCCATTGTTTGTAGTTGTTGTTTGCGTTCTAGTATTAGCGTGATACCATTGATTAACTCTTTCGTTTGTTGTGTTACAAAGATCGTCAACAAACGCAGTAAGACGAGCGATTAAAACGTTTCGGATTTCGTCTAGATTTCCATATACTTCACCATCAACGGTTGCAAGGTCTACAACACGTTGTTTGTTTGGTGGACCGATAGCAACACGATAAGAAACTTTTTCTCCATCAATGGTTCGGTGATGAATTTCTTCTTGAACGATTCCCGGCAAAACAGTTTGCGTTTTGTCGCTAAGAACATAAATCACTTGTCCGATTGCAAAGCTCATGGTGATCCTTGTAATGCCTTAGTATAATCTTCCGTAAGAACAAGAATGGTATCGTGACTTCCTCCAAGCTTACGTTCGTATGGAGTAAAATCCATACTAACCAAAGACTGTCTTAGCTTGGCTTCGGTATCATATCCAGAATACAAATCGAAAAAATACATGATTTTTTCAAATGCTTTTGGATGAAGAGTCATTGGTACAATTTGATTTGTTGATTGTCCACGTTGAAATGCTTCTTTCATATAACGTTCAGCATCAACCAATACCATATCTCTTCTATCACCAACGTAAATTGCATAACGTTTGGCTCCAAGAACCTCACGAAGTTTACGTTCTGATGCATGACCACCAAAGTTTCTACAATTCAAAATAATGTCTTCAATAACACTGGCATGAAACTTCATTGTTTTTGATCCTCCGCAATATCCTTTTGTAGTTGATTTTCATATTGTGCTTTACGTTCTTGTTGTTTTTCAAAAGCAACGCTAGCAATGTCATTTGCTTTAGCGACAACACGTTCTAGAAGATCATTACCATCTTTGCGAGCTTTGGCAAGAGGCTTAAGACCTAAACCAACACGAATCTTGTCAACAGCATCTCCCATATGAAGATTGGGGAAAGATTCATGAAGAACAGCTTCAACGTGTTTAAAGTCAACAAACATATGAGGATGTGGTCCATCCATGATTTCTTCTGGCTTTCCAGAATCACCAACTTCGTATTCACCTGTTTGTGTATAACGCATAAGAAACAATCCTACAGGCATATCCTTGTCTTTTGGAATAACCATATAAGGAATTGGAGAAACTTTTTCACCGGGATAACTTGGTGATTCATAAAGAATCTCTGGAATAAAGTCTAGTTTACGATTTTGCTTTGCTGTGCTCATGGTTCATCTCTTTCTTCTGTTTTCAGATATTTCTGGAATATTTTATAATGCTCTGGATCGGAATCGTATAAAATAATGTTGCTAGATACTTTTATAAGAGTCCATCCACAGTGGGATTGTATACGTTTGGTTACAAGATGACTGATGCCAACCTGTGACAAGTTATGCGTTTTAGCAAATTTGCTCTTGTTGCAAAACGCATACTTTTCTCCATTAGGCGCACAAACAATATAAACTGGGACACCATTAAGACTCCAGTTTTGATAGTGGCGAACCTTTTTCTTTAAAAGCCTACGCAGCAAAGAATCGTCTAAGTTGTATTTTTTTGCGAATATCGCTGGATTTTTTTCTGTTACGCTCACCCCAGCAGGAGATATCAACATTATTTGTCTGTTTAGTTTTTCGGATTTTACGTAACTTTGCATTCTTTTCGTTATTTGGTCTTGTGTTTGTTTTTTGCCTTTATGAGCTTCTGACATTCTCTTTTTTTGTTCTGCTGATCTTTTTTTTCCTTTTAGCTTTTCTGACAATATTGTCTTTCTAATCTTTTGTTGTTCAGAAGATAGATTATCCCAATGTCCCGGCGATCCACCACCCTCTGTTAGATTTAATAAACCTAGTTTATCACGTTCTTCTTGTTTGGCTGGCACTAGCGTTTTTTCCAAAGACAGCGCATCTTCCAAAGAAGTAAAAAAAGCTATCGATTCGATTATGATATCGTCCCAATACTTTTTTAACCATGCGACAAGTTTTTTGTTGTTTCCATGCTTATGTCTTGAGAGGCGAGTTGTTAACTCTACACCCGTGACACCGATATATGAGCGATTATCTTCGACTGTTTTTCTTTTGATTCGATAAACGGTATATGCCATACCAATAAGTATCATTGGTCATCGGAAAGAATCTCAAGGAAAAGGTCGAAGTAGTGCTTGTGTTGCACTTTCTTTTTGAGATCAACCAACCGCAAAGCAAGTTTTAAAGTTTTTGTGTCAAGCTTTGAAGCGTATTCATCAACGAGTTCTTTCTTTGCTTCACGAAGAGTTACTTCTTCGTTTTCAAGAGTTCTCATTCTGTCAACAAACTCGTTAACAATCGGTTTAAGTTCAGCGAGATTTTCCGGCATCTCGTCTGGTTCAACTTGTTGTTTTCTTCCCATGTTTATGCCTATCCTTGTGGATATGCATATCATATTTGGGTTTTTAACTTTTTGTATAACTTATCGTTGGGGTTTTACCGCAACAGGCTTTGGTGGAGCCGGTGTTGAAGCTATAGCCTTTGGTTCTTCTGGCTCAACCACAACGTCGGGCATACTTATAATTTCGTCAGCAACAACTCGATTTGCGGCTGCCAAAGCTTCTTTTGAAGGTTCAACATCAAACTTTTTGTTTTTGCCTTTTATTTTATCGAATATGGTTGTAACAAAGTTTGGAGCCATTTCTTTGTAACTTTCGATTTCTTTAGAAGTGATGTTGCCAGCTTTACCAGAAGTTATTGCTTGGTTCATATCTTTAACGATGCTGCCCATAACTTTTGGCAAATTTTTTGCGCTCCATTTATTTACTGCTTTTATAACTTCTGGGTTGTCTATGATTTCATCAAAGATTTTTTTCTTTTCGTCTTCTGGTAAATCTTTAAATGCATCTTTCTTTGGTTCTAATGCTTCGTAACGATATCCTCTTTCTGTACGCTCTCCAGTTATAAGATCGTATATCGCTCCAGCTCTTCCTCCACTTGCAACGTTTAAAATAGAGAACGCTGTATCTAAAGCTTTGCCACCAACCGCAAGACCAGCTATAGCATTCATTGGAGAAGCAACAAAACCAATACCCCAAAAATCGGTTTTAAACGTTTCCCAACCTTCGTCCATTTGTTTGCGTTCTTGTGCAAATTGACGATCTAAACCACTTAAAGCTTTATCTTCCCAGTTTTCAAAATAATCATTTAGCTTTTCTCTGCTGTATTCATTAAATGGCAACAAACCAGAAACAGTGTTCGAAATTAATTGACCAACTGTTCTAACTGCTTTGATTCCGATTTCTCCTGCTCTGAACTTTATGGCATTCCATATATCGGTAATAGGCGATAATAGTTGGCCAACGAATCGATCTCTTCGCAACGGCCCCCCGGTACCACTGCCGTCCGAATAATCATCATATTGTTCAATAAGTTGTTCATGAGCAATATCAATTTCTTCTTCAATGATTTGAAGAAGAATCTCCATTCGCTTCTCGTTTAACTTTTTGTTCAAGAACTTTTTGTTTGCCACCATTTAAAGCCCATCCTTTTGGTCGATATATCCAGTTGGGATCGTGCAATCTTGCTGGGTCAATCCAAAGCTTTACACCTGTAATTAGTTCCCAATAAGCTATCACTTCACGATCAACATCGTTGATTATCATTTTTTTGGTGCTTCGATGCCTTTTAGACATTCCTATAGACTTGCGATGTTGTCCCGGTATACCTTGCAATATTATTCGTTTTAAAATAAACCAATCTGTTACACTACCTTGTACATATGACGCAACATATTCGATTCGTTCTTTAGCGTAATCCGATAGAGGCATAATAGATTATCGTTTTTAGCCTTTCTTTTAAATACTTAAGCAACAATAAGGTTAAAGTATGGCCAAAAAAGAAAAATCCTTTTATCAAAGGCTAACTCGTTTATTCCGCAGCGGTCCAGCAATACGTCGTAAAGTTAGAGGACAAGATTACAAAAACTTCTACGATAATCAAGTTGTTCAAAACAATCTTGGCTACTATGGTGCTGCCGGATTTAAACGTGAAGCTTCTCCATTCTCGGTAATGGGCGCATACGGTATTCTTGATCGTATGTCTCGTTATGCTGAGTTTGCTGAAATGGAAAACACAGCGGATATTGCAACAGCATTAAACGTATACGCTGATGAATCTTGTGCAACAGATGAAAACGGTAAAACATTCCACATTTATAGCGATACACCACAAATACAACGAGCGTTAGAAGAACTGTTTTATGACGTACTAAACATTGAATTCAATGCCAGACGTATGGTTCGTAACCTTGTTAAAAACGGTGATTACTTCATGTATGTTGAAGTTGTACCAGACTACGGTGTAATCAACGTAGAACCGCTTCCAGTAAATGAAGTAGAACGTGAAGAAGGATTTGACAAGCATGACCCATATGCCGTTAGATTCCGTCTTATCACAAGAGGTGGCAAGTATCTAGAAAACTGGCAAATGCTTCATTTCCGTATTCTTGGCAACGATTTGTTTCTTCCATATGGTACAAGCTTTCTAGAGTCCGCAAGAAGACCTTGGAGACAGCTAACCATGATGGAAGACAGCATGTTGGTATATCGTCTTGTACGCTCTCCAGAACGTAGAGTGTTTTATGTAGACGTATCAGCCGTACATCCAAACGATATTCCAAGCTATATGGAAGCTGTTAAAGAGTCTATGCGTGGAGCTTCTGTTATTGAACAACAAACAGGTAGACAAGATTTTAGATATAACCCTCTTGCTATTGATGAAGATTATTTCTTGCCAACCAGACCAAACAATCAAACCAAGATTGAATCGTTGGCTGGAGGACAAAACGCAACAGCTATCGAAGACGTAGAATATATTCACAAGAAGCTTATTGCTGCTTTGATGGTACCAAAAGCTTATCTTACCTATGACGAAGCTATTTCTTCTAAAGCAACGCTAGCACAGGAAGATATTCGATTTTCTAGAACCATTGCACATTTGCAAAAGATTTTGATTGCAGAACTTAACAAACTTGCAATGATTCATCTTTATTCTCTTGGATTTTCCGGTGACGATCTTTTGAACTTTGATTTAAAGTTTAGCAATCCATCAACTGTTGCGGTGCAACAAAAACTAGCTTTGATTTCTAGTAAGCTTGAGATTGCCGGAAAAGCTTTAGAACTATCAAAAGAAACTGGTTTGTTAAGCTTCAACTATATTCAAAAAGAGATTCTAGGTCTTCGCCCAGAACAAATCAACATTATTCGGCAAGAAGCTAAACAAGATCAAGTTACAATGGCCGAACTTAAAAAGATCGCAGAGAATCCACCATTCGATAAAAGCATTGATAGCAATATCGATATCTTTGATCCAAGCAACTATAGCGTTCCTACTTCACCATTTGCTCCCGATAAAAAAGAAGTTCGTAAAATCGAACAACAAAACCATGAGCAAGAGCGAGAACATCAAGCTCGCCGTGAAAAGGAACGTGAAGAAAATGCTGGATCGCAAGGTGGAATTCCAATTAGGTTTAGCCCAACACCAAACCTAGATAAAAGCTTTAGGAAATCCAGAAGAAACAAGTCTTTTACAGGGGACAGAGCACTTGTGATGCCAGACTTTAAAAAGATGCTGGATATTACCAACAATCGATACAGCAAAGATCCGTTTGACGTTGAATCGATTCGCAAGTTTGTGTTAGAAGAAAACGAAATGGAAAAAGATTTGTTTGATACACAAAATCGTTTACCAATCGGAATTTCTAGAGAAATGCAAACATGCCTTCGTCAGTTAAACGAAAGTTTGTTTTCACAAAAACAAGTAAAAATAGTTACCGAAAAAACTCAATCATTGAATGATACAGACGAATTATTCCTTATAGAAAAAGAGTTGAAATCGGAATAGGTATTCTACTTATAAATCGGCTAGCGGCAAGCAGCTATCTAATATATCTGTAAGCAAGGTAAAAAATGCAAAAGCTAAAACACAACAAAAAACGAAACACTGGGTTGCTTTACGAGTTCTTCGCCCGTTATATCGGCAAAGCTATTTTAGAAGGGCGAGACAACGATATATCCAAAGCCAAAACTTTGTTGAAAAAACATTTCAACAAAACCACAGACATTTACAAAGAACTCAAACTCTTTAAAGCATTGTCTGAAAGTAGCTTTGCTCAACGTGAGCAAGCAATTTATATGGTTAATCGTGTGCGTGATGCCGTAAAGTTTCAAAGTCAAGCTCGACTTGAATTAGAAAAAACTTCTCTTATTCATGAAGTTAACGCAAACTTGAATGCAAACTTGTTCTTTGAAGAAGCAATTCCAGATTATAAAAAGCTTGCAACCATTCAAGTGCTTCTTAACACATGGCGGGATGAAACCTTAAAAGAATCGGTTTCTGAAACTGTTCAACTAGAAGAACGTCTTATCGAGCATATGCTTGAAAAACGTAAAACAGAAGAGCAAGCTAATGAAGCAGCAAAAATGACAAATGAAGACGTTGATCGTCTTGTTGTCAACATCATGACAGAAAAAGTTAACAAGCGTTATAACAACCTTAACCTAGAGCAAAAAGATATCATTCGTTTGTATGTGTTTAGCAAAGATGATTCTCAAGCAGAGAAACAACTTGCAGAAAAACTAGACATTCTTAAGAAACGTTTTCTTGGAACAGTTGCCGCTCACTCTCATGAGTTTGCTGAAGATAAAGTTTTGTCAAACAAACTAAACGAGATTCGCAACACACTGCAAAAAGATTTTAGCGATATTTCAGTTGTTACTGAAGAGCTTGTAACCTTCTATCTTGGCTTATCGAAACTAGAAGGAGAGGTAAAAGCAAAATGACCGACAAAAAATTTCTACTCAAAGAATTCACAGCCTTTGAATATAACGACTCTGATTTAGATAAACGTGAAGAAGGAAAGCCACTTGTTTTAAATGGTATCCTTCAAAAAGCTAACACATTAAACCAAAACGGTCGTGTATATCCTCGTCACATCCTTGAACGTGAGATTCGTAACTACGAAAAACTTATTCGTGAGAATCGTGCGTTTGGTGAACTTGACCATGCTAACGAACCAATTGTCAATATGAAAAACATTTCTCACGTTATTCGTGAGATTTGGATGGAAGGCGACGTAGTATACGGCAAGGTAGAAATCCTTGATACACCTTGCGGTAAAATAATCGAAAGCATTATTAAAGCAAAATGCAAACCCGGCATTTCTAGCAGAGCATTAGGTTCTCTTCAAAGAGAAAACAATGTAAACGTTGTTCAAGATGACTTACAAATTATTTGTTGGGACTTTGTTAGCGAACCAAGCACTCCCGGTGCGTTTATGATGGCCGAAGCAAAACAATATGACGCAAGCATTACCAAGAATATTTTTACAAAAAGCGATCTTGTTGATCGTGCAGCAAACGAAATATTAGCTCTTCGCAAAAAACCTTAGTCAATTCTTCAATCTCTAAAAAACAATAAGAAGCAAGTTAACATGAAAATACAAAAAACAGAGTTTAAAGCGATTATCAAAGAGTGCCTTAAAGAGCTTGTTGCTGAAGGTGCATTAGATCATATGGTTAGTGGCTTATTAGCTGAACGTTCACAAGTTGTTCAACAGCAAGCTTTGCTTCAAGACCCAAGAATTAAAATGGCTGCTGGTGGCAATCCAATCATGGAACAAATATTTGCCGATACTGCTGTAACAAGTCTTCCTCAACAACAACATGGTATGCCGCTAGCCACAGGCGTTAACCTTGCAATGCTAGGAGAAGCTGCTCCACAAGGACGTAATCCTCTTCCTCCAAGAGATCCACAAGCTGTTGCAAATCTACAACAACAATATCAACAGCAACAAGTTCAAAATCCTACAAGTGCATGGGCACGTTTAGCGTTTAACAAGCCAATATCAAACCGTCCAGCACAATCTGGTGGTGGATTTGGTGGTGGTGGACATCTTCCCGGCTCTAAAAAAGGTAGTTTCGAATAATCTAAAACTAGATTTGATCTATAGTTATCCTTGTAGAAATAACTACAAGGAGTATAGATCATGCCAGCAGCAACCCCACCCCCAAAATACGAATCAACCGTTTCACCCGAAACTCGTCCCGGTTATGGCACGGGAACAGCAGCAGGAACTCTGGGTGTAAGAAACCAAACCGGTCTTGAAGCCGCATTTGTTGGAGGAGTTGGTATTTCCAATGATTCTCAACAAACAGCATTGACTAATGCAAGAGCAACTCTCGACCGCCCAGAAGATAATGGTCAAAACTCAATGTTTCCACAATATCGCAGAAACTTTGTTCCTGCTGGTGGTAGCCTTACAGAAGAATATGTTGAACCAAGAGTTAAACCAATCGATTTGAGTGAAGAAGAAAGAAACCGACTCAAAGTTGGAAATGCATTTACACCAACAATCGATTCTCCCGGTGAAGGTCAAGGAATCAATCCAGAAGCTCTACGTTCCGTACAAAGTCAAGCAACACAAGTATTGCAAGCTGGGCCTGTTAACAAAGATAATCCAGCAGACGCTGAACACCAAAATACAGATTCTACAACAAACGTTAACAACGTTGGAGCAGTACGTAGATTTAAACTAGGAGTTGGTTCTGGTGCAGCAACTGGTACATCAATTCCCGCAGCAAGAGGACAATTCCCCCGTCCACCAACATGATATTTGCAAATCGTTGCATATATAAAAATTAACGCTATTAGGAGTTTATCGTATGTCAACACCTTTGTACCAAGAAGCCCTTATTGAAGCTAAAAAGCTGCGTGATGCAGCAGCAGTAGAAGCAAAGAATGCAGTTTTAGAAGCAGTGTCTCCATTGATCAAACAAATGATCGACAAAGAAATTTCTGGCATTATTTTGGAACAAGATGAACCACCTCCCCCACCAGCAGATGCAGCGTCAGCAGACGCACCTCCTCCTGCACCTCCAACCCCATCACCAGATGCAGGTTCAACAGGTCCAGTTGAAGCAACTCCTCCTGCTGGTGCTGAATCAAAACCACCAATGCCCGGAATGACACCAGCAGTTTCTGCTGCTGCTCCACCAATAAAAACTCCCGGTACAGATGTTATTGGAAAAATTGATCTTGGTCCGTCAGGTGAACAACAAATTGTTATTCCTGTTGATGCGTTGTTTCAAAAAGAAACATCACCAGCTTCAGCAGCAACCGCAACACCAGAAGCAACTCCCGCTGCTATGGAAACGGCACCAACACCAGATGCTTCTGCACCTCCCCCTCCTCCTCCTCCTCCTTCTCCAGAAGCAACACCAGAATCAATTTCTGAAATTTATCGTGCTGTGCAAAAGCTTTTAAGAGAACAAGCTGCTGCCCCTGCTGCTCCCGCAACTCCTCCCGCTGATCCAGCAGCAGCAGCTCCACCAGCACCACCCGCAGGAGGCGCAGCTCCAGCAACTCCCGATCCAGCAGCAGCCGCACCTGCCCCTGCCGCACCAGCTCCACCAGCCGCAGGAGCAGCCCCAGCAACTCCACCAGCAACTCCTGATCCAGCCGCAGCCGCCCCTGCACCTGCGGCTGGGGCTCCAACAGATTTAAATGCTGCCGCTGGTGCAACTCCTGCTCCCGGTGCCCCAGCAACTCCCGCTGCTGCCCCTGCACCCCCCGCTGCTGGTGCTCCTGCAACACCCGATGCAACAGGCGCAGCACCACCCCCCGTTACACCAACACCAACCGCTGCTGGTGCTCCTGCTGCCCCGGCTGCTCCTGCTCCTGTAACCGAATACAAGAATTTTAAACAAAATCTTGAACGTACAGAAGTTTTAATTCAATCCCTTCGTAACAAAAGCGAAAGCGGAAATTTGATGTTTGTGAAAGAAGCTTATGAAAAGCATCTTTTTTCACTTTACAACAACCTCCTTAGTTTAAAAGCAAAAAATGCAATATCCCCTAGACTATTTTCTTTCAATGAAGACAGATTGGGATTGCTTCACGAAAATTTAAATGTAATCACTAGTTATAAGCAAAATCCATTAGTAAAGGGTAAAAATATGAAAAATAACTCATTGAAAGAATTAGTTCGTGCGCTTTTTGAAGGCGCAGAAGGTTTCGAAGACGAAGCAGGCAAGGTTGATCCTGCTGGTGACTCAGAAGGCGGTTCAGCAGAACACGCCCATAAAGTTTCTGGCAATCCAAAAGGTGTTAAAGCCGAAGCCGAAGCTGCTCCGTTCCGCACCAAACAAAAGAAAGAATGGCCCGGTAAACCATCCCCAGAATCTCTTCTAGAACAACTTGAAGAAGAAATTGGTGAGCTCATGGCCGAAATGGGTGATGATACCGATGAAGGTATGCACGAAGAAGATGAAGTTGTTCTTGAACTTGCAGACGAAGAAGTAATGATGGAAGCACGCAAAGCCCGTGCTCGTCTCAAGGCTCTTCGTGAACAAGCAGAAGAAAAACTTTCTCTTACCATCGATCTAGATGGTGTTTCTGGTGCTAATGTTCAAAACGTTAATGTTTCACTTGATGGTGAAGAACTAGAAGTTGAAATGGACGAAGAAGAAGCATCAGAAGAAGATGATTCAGAAGAAGATTCTTCTGATGAAGAAGTTGAAGAAGTAGAAGAGCTAGTCAAGGAATCACGTAGAATGATTAGCAAGGCTGTTAACGAAAACAAAGCTCTTCGTGGTCATCTTTCAGAAACACAACTTCTTACAGCACGTTCATTGTATGTAAACAAGCTTTTCGTGAGAGACGAATTGACAGGGACACAAAAACGCAAAATCGTTGAGTATCTCGACAGTGCTCGCACAATTGCAGAAGCAAAAGAAATCTACAGCCGTTTGGTGCGTGTTCTAGATGCTGGCAAGAAAAACGGTGCAATGATTAAAGAATCAGCACAACGTCCAGTAGTAAGATATATCACCGAATCAGTTGTAGAACCAAGCTTCGATACTTCACGCTGGCAAATACTTGCTGGTATGAAGAGAAACGCAAAGTAAGCGCATAGTTAGAGATAAGTTACCAATTAAGGTAAAAACAAAGTAATAAGGAGATTAATAAAATGTCACGTACACTAACACTCTCACAACTAGCTGAAGGTATTCAACGTACCGCAGCAAATGGCGATGACCGCATTGTAGGCAAGTGGTCACGCACAGGTCTTCTAGAAGGTCTTTCAGATACTGGCAAGCAAAAGATGGCTCGCCTCCTTGAAAACCAAGCAGTAGAAGTTCTTAAGGGCGGCTCATCAATGCTCAATGAAAGCCTTTCACTTTCAACAGGTGGTGCATCACTTGCATCCTCTGGACAAGTTGCTGGGTTTACAAACGTAGCATTCCCAATCGTTCGTCGTGTGTTCGCTGGCCTCGTTGCTAACGAAATCGTCAGCGTTCAACCAATGAGCCTTCCATCAGGTCTACTCTTCTACTTAGATTACACCTACGGCTCATACGTCGGTGGTGATGCAGGTACAGCAGCTAACCAATTTGCAACTGGTACCGATCCCGGCGCAGCAACATATGCCCGTGGTCAATCAGTATACACCAACCCATCCGGTTCATTGATCCGTACCAGCGGTTCACTCGCTGCCGGTGGTCAATACAACCTTATCGGTTCTGGTTACTCAAAGGTTCACTCAGAATCCAAACTTGCAACAGGCGTAGTTGCTCTCGGTACATGGTATCAAGGCACAACATGGCTATCACAATCATCAGTTGCTTCAGCATCAGCAAACGTTGGTTACAACGCACGCTTCACTGATTATGATCCACTTCTTGCAGCAGACGTTGAAAGCAATGTGCTCGACTATACCTTCTTGGTGTTCTCAGCTTCACAAGTAACAAACGCAATCAATGGTGCAGACCTTACATCACTTGAACAACTCGCAGTTGTTGGTCTTGGTTTGTCAGGCTCAAGCTTCACAGCACCTCCACTAACCTACCAAGCAGGCGAAGGCGTTCTTAACTTCCGTCGCTTCACCAAGCGTGGTAACTGGACCGATGCTGGCACAAGCTCAACATTCACACCAGATCCATTCGGCGGTTCACACATCCTTGTTGCTCTCGGTCTTGCAAACGCACAAAGCGTTAGCTCCGTTTATCTTGGCAACGCATCAACACAAATCACAGCTTCTATTCCAATTGCTGACTCCCTCTCAGTCAATGCTGATGGTTCAACATTGACAATTCCAAGCTTTGAATCAAACTTCGCTGTTGATGCATCACCACGCATCCCAGACGTTGACATCAAAATCGATTCAGTAGCTGTAACAGCCACAACCCGCAAGCTACGTGCTCGCTGGTCACCAGAACTGGCTCAAGACCTTACAGCATTCTACTCAATCGACGTAGAAGCAAATCTCACAAATATCCTTTCTGAAATGATCACATTGGATATCGACCGTGAAATTCTCAACGACCTCCTCACACAAGCTCAAGCAGCTAACTACTACTGGAGCCGTGCCCCCGGTCGCTTCGTCAACAAATACACAGGCACCGAAGTTGCTCGTACCAACACCGTTTACCCCGGTCCACAATTCACCGGCACAGTCCGTGAATGGTACGAAACACTTATCGAAACCATCACAGACGCAGCCAACGTCATCCACAAGAAGACCCTCCGTGGCTCAGGTAACTTCATCGTCTGCTCACCAGAAGTGGGCACAATCCTTGAAGCAACAGTTGCTTACCGTGCCAACTACAAAATCGACTCAGACGGCCAAGTTCGTGACAACATGAGCATTGGTGCAGAAGCAGTCGGTACAGTAAACGGTCGCTACTCAGTATTCGTTGACCCATACTTCCCAGTAAACAAGATCCTTATCGGTCTTAAGGGTTCAAGCTTCCTTGAAAGCGGCTATATCTACGCTCCATACGTTCCACTTATCCTCACCCCCGTAATCTACGGACAAGAGGACTTCACCCCACGTAAGGGCATCATGACCCGCTACGGGAAGAAGATGGTTCGTGCAGACTTCTACGCCACCGTGACCTGCCTCGATATGTCCATCATCTGATAGACACAAAAGACCTTATAAAAGGTTAGGAAAGGCTGCCCCTAAAAAGGCAGCCTTTCTGCTTTTATACTATTTACATCTGGAGTTATATCCAGATGATTAAAAGACTGTTTAAAGCCTTAACAGAGGCTGTTAAAGGTAAACCATTAAAGCTACGTTCACCTCGTTGGGAAACTGTCCGCAAAAGGCATTTAAAATCGTTTCCAGTGTGTGCGGCTTGTGGTTGTGAACAACAACTTCAAGTTCATCACATCAAACCATTTCATCTTTATCCAGAACTTGAATTAGAGAATTCAAACCTTATAACTCTTTGTGAAAACAAAGAATATCAATGTCATTTAAACGTTGGTCATCTTGGTAGTTGGAAAAAAGAAAATCCAAACGTTGTGCAAGATGCGTTAAATGCTTTAACTAAAAAGCAAGATGCCTTGGAGAAATGTCCCCAAGGCATCCCAATGAATAAATAATTGCAATTATGCTGATTTCTTTTTGCTGGTTGAAGCTACTGGCTTAACTTCTTCTTGTACTGGAGCTACAACTGGTTCAGAAACGGCTTCTTCGACTTTTACTTCTTCCAAAGCTTTAGCTAGTTCTTTTGTAGAAGAACGAATGCTTTGCTCTTGAAGTCTTGAAACAATTTCTTCAAGCTTTACAACGTGAGCTTCAAGTTGTGCAATTCTACCTAGCAAAGCTTCTACATTCAATCCTTCAACGCTTAAATCACCTTTGATAGAAATATGTTGTTTTCCACCAGACCCAGAATATTCACCATTTAATACAGCTTTCATAAGATATTCTCCTTGTGAGTAGTTTATATATATGGTGTTATGTTGTTTACTTCTGGAAACAGCTATTCATACCTCGTAGGATAAAGCTTCCAGTAATCTTAAACGGTTCGTTGAACATATTTCTTACAACCAAACCTTCTTGCTCGCTAACGTTTCCAAGTTCAGAAGTATAAGATTGTAGAAATGCTTCACCAAGCTTCATTGTGGCAAGATAACAAACAAAACCATTAACAGCATCAGTACAATCATCTTGCATATATTCATGCAAGTTAATGCCTTCAAGGATGCTTACAAAAACTTCTTTGCTCAAAGCATCAACTTTTCTACCATTCTTGAGATTGATCTTAACGTTGTGTGGAACATATGTTACACCATACAACCAATCACGCAAAGTCTTTGTTACCTTGTTGTTCTTGTTGTAACAAACGGTATAATGCTTGTTAAGCTCAACATCAAAGTTAGGCTTGTTAACGTTTTCAACACCAATGGAACCAACTACCTTGAAACCAAAGTTGCTTGAAACAGTGTTAAGCTTATCAATCAATGATCGCATGGTAACAGCCGCATAGTCAACTTCATAACTTGCTCTACGCTTGTTAGTAACAAACTTCATACCCAACAAACCATGTACAGCCAAAAAGTTGCAACCGTAATCTTGAACGTTGCTTTTGCCTTCAACATATTCCATATTCAAAACAAGATTATTGTTATCCCACATACCAAGCAACTTAAGTTCGTTTTTGATATTAGGAATAGCTTGGTTCAAGATATCAAGCACAACACCACCTTTGGTCATCATACCATGATGTTCGCCAAATCGTGCCTTGAGATCGTTTTTGGTGACGCCTAGAACGTCAAGTTCTTTTGCGCTACCCCGATCTATGGCAAACTGCTTTCCGTGCCTTGTAGAGCCGTTTACGAGCTTTACGCTAATATTCAATCCATCGATTTTAACACAAGCGTTGTTGTTGTTATTGATATGCGTATACGCACGCATGAACAAGTTATGTAGTTCGTTTCCGTTTGCAACAATGTCAAACGGATGCTTCATATGTCCTGCTGCTCCACCCATTTACTTTTCCTGCCTTTGCCCCAGTGTAACAAACTCAAATATATTTCTAAAGATATTCTTTGACTTATTCTTTTTTGTTTGATATTGTAGAAATATGAATAAGATTGGATTTTTTCCCGGTAGTTTTAAGCCACTTCATCGTGGGCATTATCAATCAATTGTTTCTATGTGTGAGTGTGTGGATGAACTTCATGTGCTTATGAGTGTAAAAAATCGAGGAGAGCTAAGTGGATTGGCGTGCAAGCAATATGTTGAGAAGTATGTTGCTCCTACGTTGCCTAACGTTGTTTTTCATTACATTAACGGATCACCTGTAGGTGAGATGTATTCAATGATTGAAACGTTGGATAGGAATAACGAAGTATATTTGTTTGCTGGTGTTGAGGATGCTAAAGACAGGTATCGTCCCGAAGCATTGAAAAAGAACTTTCCGATTCTTGTGAAAAACAACAAGATTCGTGTTGAGATTCTTTCTCCTGTGAAAGCTGGCAAAGGTGTAAAGCGTATTTCTGGAACAGATACACGCACATATCTTGCCGAAGGCAATCGTGTAAAACTTCGTGAAGCTTTGCCTAATATATCTCTTGTACAAAATAACATCTCTGAAATTGTGCTACTATTTACTTCATAGTGGAGGATAACCAGTATGAAGGAAGTAATCTTAGAAGAACTTATAAGTTTGATTATTCAAGAAGTTCTTTTAGAAAAACGTAAAAAGAAACGTAAGGGCAAAATACACTTCCCAGCAGAAGTAGAAAAGATTATCAAAAAAGAACTTAAACCCCGTTATGGTGACAACGAAGCAGCAATATATGGTACGGCCACCAAGATCATGAAAAATATGGGTTTAAAAAAACAAAAAGAAAAAGCGTGAATAATTAAGTATGGCTATTATATCTGCCAAAGGAGTTTTATCATGAGAGTTACAGTTAGACAACTAAAAGCATTGATCCGTGAAGCTACAGAAGAAGCTATGGACGAAATGAAGAAGCAAGAAGACGAAGGTAAAGATATGGACGAAGCTATGGATCATGGCAAAGACGAAGGTGCTGGCATGGAAGAAGCCCTTCAAGAAGCAGTTGCCAAAGCTTTCCGTGCAGGTTATCGTCGTGGCCGTGCCACCCGTCGCTGATTGGAGATATTGTTATGAGAATTACAGTTAAGCAACTAAAAGCATTAATTCGTGAAGCTTCTGAAGAAGCTATGGATGAACAATTTGGAAGCTATTCAAGAGGCGGTGAAGGTGGAAATCGTCACGGCGACTCATGGGATTCAGGCGAAAAAGAAAGCTACGAAGATCAACGCCGCAGACAACGTGATCAAGAATATACCTACAAAAGTAGAGAAGAACGTGGCGAAGGCCCATCAAGCATTGAACTTTCTGGTTATTCCGAATCTTTAAAAGAAGCAGTAGCAGCAGCTTATCGTGCCGGTTACCGCAAAGGTCGCTCATCCCGTCGCTGATACTTTTTTCCAAGTATGCAGCTTGTTTTTATAAACTCTTGATGTTTCCATCAAGAGTTTTTTTCATTCTGCTTGCACAAGACGAGAACGAACTTTTAGGTCTTGTTTAAACTTTGCCAACAGCTCTAAATCATCGTTTAGTTGTTTAACAGCAGCAACATTAAGTCTGCTATCGTCAAAGAACTCAATATGAGGAATGTTGCGATCAAGCATTGTTTGTTTGATCCATTCGCTTTTTAGTTCTGGAGCAGAGCCATTAAGGGTTTTAACAGGAATGTTGATATCCATTTCTCTTAAGAACTCACGAATGTTTTTGTTTGCGCCATGACCTCTTGCTGTTAGAATAACGGCGGGAATGTTTTCGCTAGCTCTTAACTTTCGAACAATCTTGTTTAAAACTTCAAAAGTCCAATCAATTATTTTTGGATCTTTAACTTCTGCGAATTCACGATAATCGTATGCGTATTCAATGTCAGGATTCTTTTCTGCTACATCTACTTTAAACGTTGCATATTCGGCGGGAGTAATCATATATTCTGATTTGATTTGCCTGCCAGTTTCTTTATCGAATTCAGTTACACCAACTTTTGAATTGGTTTTAGCAAGAGTGTCATCGAAATCAAACACACGAAGAGTTTTCAATCCAGTTTTTTCAGAAGGCACTCCAAGTTTTAAAAACTCTTCTTCATGAACTTCTAAGATAACCGCTTTAATGATTTGTTTTAAGTTTTTGTTCATGACTTTACCACCGTTGTTGTTTTGACTTTAACGCCTTCCAATTCTGGATGCTTTTCTTTATCGTTTAAGCTGTCAACTGCTTTTGTATTTCTTTCTCTATCATCCCAAAACATAACTTTTTTTGCTTTGGTTTTCAAAATTTTTTCTTTGATCCAATCTCGTTTTTTACCTGCGGCACCATCTCCAAGACATACGATCTTTGCGGGATCGATATCAACTCCTTGGCTTTTCAACCATTCGATCATTGGGTTTTTAACTCCTATAGGTCTAGCGGTGAGAATAAATGTTGTATCAGGATCGCTTTCAACTTTATCGGCAAACATATCGAATATTTCACCGTTTGGTTTTGTTTCGTCGCTTAAGTTAGAAAAAGCACGTAAATCGATTCTACCATTTGGCAAACGTATGTTTTCTTCATACGTTTTTGCGATGGTATGATCGAAGTCAAACACATAAAGAGTTTTTGCTTTTGCTAAAGCTTCTAAAAGTATCGCTTTTATTACGGGCTTAATTAATCTTACGTTCATGTTTGTAATTATAAGTATGAGCACGTTCAACACAACATTAAAACCAACAAGCTTTGGTTTTTACGACAAATATCAACTGTTTCAGCAAGACGCCGACAATATGGTTACATTCGTCTTAAGGTTTCTTGGTGAAGACGTTTTATCTGTTGAGCTAACCAAACGTCAAATCTGGGATAACTTTGAGCAAGCAACCCGTGAATTCAACGGCAAAATGATTGAATATCAAAACATATCCAATCTTGCCAACCTTCTTGGTTCACCAACAGGAAGCATTGACGCAAACGGAACTCCCAGCATAAACGTTACAGATATGTACGTGCAACAAAACTTAGAGTTTTTGTTAACTCTTGCAGCTCCATATGCAGGTGTTGTAGGTTATGCCCAAGACGAGCAAACTTATCTTGGTTATCTTACAATGCAAAACACCAAACAAGAATACGATTTATATACTGATTTAGTTGACAAGAATGGAACACCTATATGGAACTTGCAGCCAAGTGGTTCTGTTGGTTCTATGCAAGTTGTTGAAGTGTTTCACAACGCACCTGTACAATATGTGTTTAACTCTAACCTTGCTAGCAACTTCGTTGCAACAGGTCTTCCTGTAGAGTCTTACATTCCAGATACACGTTTCTACGTTCTTCCATTGTTTGAAGACGTATTAAGAGCAGGAATGTTAGAAGCTGCTCAAAGAGTAAGAAGATCACATTATAGCTACAAGATTTCTGGCCGCAGTATAAGAATATACCCAACACCAAACAGTCTTGTTCCCGGCTATAACAATCGTGTTTGGATTCGGGTTAGATTCACCAGACAACCTTTTCCAACTTTAGCTAACACCATAGTCAATAGTGGTTCTAGCTTTTCTCCTGTTGGATCGGGTAGCTCTGGAGCTTATCAAGAAGATAAAATCTATGGTGTTAACGGACCATTTACCGCACCTTTCGGTCCATTAAACTACGATTCGTTAAACATGTGGAGCAGAAACTGGATTGCTCAAATGACTCTTGCGCTATGCACTATCCAACTTGGACGTATCAGAAGCAAGTTTAAATCGATGCCTATTCCCGGTGCCGACCTTTCTCTTAACGGTGACGATCTAATATCTCAAGGCAAAGAAGACAAAGAAAAGCTTATGACAAGCTTGAAAGAAACCTTGGATAACTTAACGTATGATAAAATCGCTGAACGTGAAGCGTCTAAAGCAGAAAATGCAGTTAAGCAACTTGCGTTTATACCAATGCCACCCAAGTACGCAATCGGTATATTCTAGTTTGTAAAACCTGCCCTCTATATTAACAGGATAAACAATGGCAAGATTATTCATAGGTCAACGAGAAGTACAGTTCATAAACGACTTGACGAAAGAGTTTATAAAAGACGTTGCAGGGCAGTTTATAAACTACTTCCCAGTTTCAACCATTAAAAGCTCTGTACACAAGATATACAACGAATCTTTACAAAAGATTTTCGAAAACCCAATCATGATTCCCGCTCTTGTTGGAATGCCAGAATATTCAAGTAAAACAACAAACTTTGGCCCAGACATTGAAGCCAAGGTTGAAGTGTTGATTCAATATAAAGATCTTCAAGATAAAGGTATCATATTAAGCGAGGGAGATTTCTTTTCTTACGACGATATTCTTTACGAGGTTCTTACGTTTACCAACGCTGGTAAAAACATCTTTGGTCTTGCTGAATATAACGTGTCATGGAAAATCACAGCACGTTCTGCAAGACTTAATCAAATTGATGTGCCAAACATTCCAAACCCACGCCTTGCTCCAGATGACATTGAAAGAGTATACGAACAACAACGTGGCTTACCAATAACCAACGATGGTGATCCAACAGGAGATGTTCGTGAAATGCGTGAACGTCTTGGACACGATATGGCTCCTATTGCTCTTGGCACAGGGCAACGTCGTGTTGAGCCAAACGTTGATGACGGTGGAGATTTTATTGAAGGCGAAACTCAAAGCTTTAACAATGATCCGTTGCCTCCCAAAAAAGGATTATATGACGAATAGTGTTGGCTACTTATAAGGTATGACCACACGTTTTAACGTTCCTTTTTTAGAAGGCAAAGATCAACAACCAACGGGCTACGATCTTCGCAACAATGACCCATCAACTTATTACATTCCTTCTTGTGGAATCGAAGACGTTGATGCCGGAATGCATAGCTTGTTTGATAAAGAGATTCCTTTTCAAACATATCAAATAAACACAAGCTATGAAAAAGAAATCAACTTAAAGAAACCGTTTGTTATTTTGGCAACAGGCGAAAGATTTGCTCTTGCCAAGCGTTTAAAGCCTTTTCGTGATCGTAACGGTGTTTTGTTGCTACCAGCGATATCGTTGCGTAGAACAGGTATAGAACAAAACTCTGGAGATACTTTTGTTGGAGAGTTAACAATCAAACGCAGATTAGATGAATCTGACAAAGATTATCAATCGTTGATTAATCGTTTGCTTTTAAACAACACTCCAACTCCTCCAGACACCTTGAGGCAAAGCAAGGGAGAAAATGCAAAAGACCCTTCTATTGTTGAAGGAATGTTGTTGGACGATAAAACAAAACGTTTAAGAGCCGATCACATTTATGAGATTATTGCAATCCCGTTTCCTCAATTTTTCACGGCAACGTATGAGATTGTGTTTTGGACGAACTATACCCAACATATGAACTATTTGATTGAAACGTTTCTTGCCAGCCAAATAACTCCCGGCAAAGGTTTTTATCTCAAAACTGAAAAAGGATATTGGTTTGCTGCAACAGTTGATGCTGGATTAAATGCTCAAGACAATTTTGACGATATAACAGATGCAGAACGTTTAATCAAGTATAGCTTTAACATCACAGTACGGGGTTATTTACTTGCTCCAAACGCTCCCGGTCAAAGAGTGCCATTCAAGCGTTATCTTTCAAACGTCAACATATCGTTTGAAACTTATGTGGCTCCCGGCGAAGTTTTCTCTCAACCAGCCAAAGATCAATACAACGAAACAAAAAACGATTTCACCAAAGAAAACCAGTTTGTGCTTACAGACATTGAACAAGACCCAGCAACAAAAGAAACTCCACCAGAACAAGACAAGCTTGTTTTTCAAAGAGTTTATCGTGATCCATTCAACCAAAACGTTACACAAACAAAGTATGTAAAAGAAGTATCAAACAATCAAAAACAAGGCGAAACGGTTTATACCGCTTCAGACCAACAAGCGTTGTATGATTTCTTTATCGATAATAAGTGACTTTGGTTCTTTAAGGTAAACCGGTTTCTTGTCTCTATTTATGCCGTAGAACTTTAACTAACTGTAAAGTGAGGATAAATATGCCAGAAACAGTATTAAAAGCCCCCAATTATTTCGATAGAGAGTTCGACTTAACCGAACGTACAATCCCTGTTGGTGGAACGCCAGCAACCATTATTGGTGGTGCAGAAAAAGGCCCAGCCTTTGTGCCAATAACCCTTGGAAGTTACACAGATTTTTCAAACAAGTTTGGACCAGTAAACTCGAAATATGTTGGTACATATGGTGTACAAAAATTTCTAGAAGCAAAAGGCACTGAGCTAGCTTCAGTTAACTACATTCGTGTTCTTGGTTGTGGTGCCAATAGTAGTTCAATTGATATAACACAAACACAAGTTAGCGGCACTGTTACAAACGCCGGTATGCAAGTTGTCGGTAACGGAACAGTATTCGTTTCTGGTGCGTTGCAAGGCCGTGTACAATTCTTGGTTGGTAAGCACTTTGTACAAAACAACGAAGTGTTTGGATATCCAATGTTTACCAACAACAACAGCTATAACGTTAGCGGCTTTACACCAGACAATGATAGTGTAAATCTTGTTCGTGCTGTTCTATTCACTGCACCGGATTCACGCTTTCTTGTTTTAAGTGGTGCAGTAGATTCTGGTGGTGTTTATGATCCAACTGCTGCATTTGGAGGAAGCGGCACATACGAAGCAGCACAAGTTGGTACAACTGGACCAATGCAAGGAATGTTTAAACTAGTTCTTTCTTGCTCTGCTGGTTCTTCATTTTCTTCCGATGATGGTGTTGCAGGTCTTCAAATCTTCTCAGCATCATTCGATCCAGACTCAGATCAATACGTTGGAAAAATCTTAAACACAAACCCAGAAAACTTTGCAACAAAAAAACATCTTCTTTATCTTGATTATGCTGTAGATGCACAAGTTGCAACTCTTTCCGCTAGCAACACTGTTCCAACCGTTGCGGTTCTTTCTGGATCTGCCAACACAAACTCACTTGGTCTTGAATACAGTGAAGTATTTGGTTACTTTAACACACGTTATACAGCACCAAAAACTCCATACTTTGTTTCACAACCTTTTGGTGGAATCGAGTATGATCTATTTTATGTAGAAAGCCGTGATGACGGTGAATATGCAAACAGCAAGTATAAAATCAGCATTTCAAACTTGTTGGCATCAACAAATCCATCATCAAAATATGGTTCATTTACTTTGTCTGTTAGAGCGTTCAATGACACCGACGAACAACCACAAATTCTAGAACAATTTAACAACCTATCACTTGATCCAAAAAGCAGCCAATATATTGCAAGAGTTATTGGTGATAAACGCACCAAGTTTGATTTTGATCAAGTTGAAGCAGAAGACCGTGGTGTTGTAGTTGAAGGAAAATACGGTAATCGCAGCAGATTTATTCGTGTGGTTCCAAGCTCACAACTTGAAAACGACGAAGTGCCAGAACTAGCTCTTCCATTCGGTTTCCGTGGTCACCAAATGCTTTTGACAAACGTAGCTTTGAGCGATCAAGGTGGTTTGCCAACACTTGCAAGAATAAGTGGTGTATCTTCAAGCACAGTTCCAAATGGTGCTTTGCTATCTGGATCAATTGTTCCACCTGTTCCATATCGATTTACAGTTACACGCAACCCACTAACTGCTTCTGGTACAGTGTTTGGTGCTCCCGGTGCTCAAACAGTTGTAGACGGAAGATTGTATTGGGGCGTTAAACTAGAACGAAACAACAATGACGTTCTAAACGTTAACGTTAATGCAGCGATTAACCCAATTGTTGCAAACTTTTCTAAATTTGCTGGCATTGAAAAACTAGGTGTGCTTACAACTGGTTCAGCAAGCGATCTTTTGAACAACAACAAGTTCACCCTTGCAAATGTTGCGCTAAACGAAACTTCAATGACAACGGTAGCTTCAACAGATATTCTAACACTTATGAAGTCTGCTGCATATCTTCGTAACGCAACAATCGATCCAACAACATACGTTGCAACAAACTACAGCAACCGTATTACTTTTGCTTCGTTGGTTAACAGCAGCAGCGCAGTTCAGTTTAACAACTTCTCTAACTACGCTAAATTCACAACCTTTATGCAAGGTGGCTGGGATGGTGTAAACATCTTTGACAAACAAGCTGCTCGCTTTACAGATCAATCAACATCTACAGAAGCTGGTGCTGGTGGTGTATATGGTCTTGCTAATGCAAGCTATGTATCTCCCGGTGCTCCATCAGCAACCAACTATACTGGCGTTGGTGCTTCTAACCAAAACGTTGTTGCTTATCGCACAGCACTTGATATTGCAACCAACCCAAGCCTTGCAAACAACAACATTCTTGCAACGCCCGGTCAACGTGATCCACTTATCACAAACTACGCACTAGAGAAAAACACAGATTACGGTTTGAGTTTTTATCTTCTAGACCTTCAACCATACGACAAAGACGATGTTCGTATCTTTGATGGTGAATCAAATCGATCAATCTCCATCAACAAAACATCAAATGCGTTTATAAACCGTGCATTGGATAACAACGGTGGTGCAGCATACTTCCCCAACATCGTTATCGAAGACACTGTTAACACTCGCCGTGTACAACTCCCAGCTTCTATTGCTGCTCTTTCAGCATTGAGCTATAACGACCGTGTTAAGTTCCCTTGGTTTGCTCCAGCAGGATTTGATCGTGGTTCTCTTGGTTTCGTACTTCTTACTTCAATAAGAATAAACCAAAATGATCGCAACACACTTTACGATGCCAACATTAACCCAATCGTGAAGTTCCCCGGTGCCAACTATGTGTTCTTCTCACAAAACACATTGCAACAAGCAGAAAGTGCTTTGGAATCTATTAACGTTAAAAGAATGTTACTAGAAATCAAGCGTCAAATTGTTGCAATCGGTAACCGTTTGCTCTTCGAACAAAACACACCAGCACTTCGCACACGTTTTGTTAACGAAGCAGCATTGGTACTTGCAACAGTTCAAGCCCAACAAGGTATTGAACAGTTTGCGATTATCTGTGATGATCGTAACAATACTGCTGAAGACGTTAACAGCAACCGTATGAATGCTCAAATTAGAGTGCTTCCAACAAGAGCAATCGAATACATCGTAATGGATTTCGTTGTTCTTCCAAGCGGAGTTTCTATCTGATTACATTAATACGCTAGAACGAAACTAGCACAAAAGAAAAACTGCCATCGAAAGGTGGCAGTTTTTTTTTATTCTTCTATTTATCGTTAACGTTTGATATACGGAGAATAAAACATGGCACTATTAAGCCCCGGCGTACTAGCAAGAGAGTTTGATATAAGTCAACCAACAACTCGCTCACCATCAGGAGTTCCTGCGTTGGTAATATCTACAACAGCCAAAGGACCAGCATTTGTTCCTATCATGGCAACAACACTAACACAATATGTGTCAGTGTTTGGTGGTGTTAACTCAAATACTCCACTAGGTTATCTTTCAGCGAGAGAATGGTTTAGTAACACTGGTGTACCTCTCATGCAACTAAGAGTGCTTGGAGCTGGTCAAGGTTTAGCACGAAATACTAACGGAACTGTAACAGATGCAGGTTTCGTTGTTGGTTCTCAACAGCCAAGTGGAAGCACTGGTGCTCTTGGAAACAACGTGTTTGCAAACGCAGGTGGTGTGACCGGCTCTGTGTATATGCTTGGTTGCTTCATGAGTGAATCAGTTGGCTCTACTGTGTTTTCTGATGCAGGCTTGCAAACTTCAACAGGCTCAGTACCAATCGTTCGTGGTGTGCTGTTTGCTCCGTCTGGAGTTGTGCTTCGTCTATCATCAGCAGCACAAAATTCACCAGCTCCAGCTTCAAGCTTTGTAGCTACTGAAATGTCATTCAGTGGTGCATTTACTGGGTCAGTTGAACTTGCCTCTGGCCAACAAAGCTTTGTGATGATTCTTAATGGTCACAAAGGAACAGATGCACGTTATCCGAACGTTATTACTGCAAGTTTCGATCCACAAGCCGTGAACTATTTCCCAAGTGTTTTGAATACTGATCCGCTTAAAACAGAAGAAGCTGGTCACTTGCTTTATGGTAGCTTTGATGTATTCTCTGCCCTTGCAGTTCCAACAGGTTCTGGTGTTATTGTGGCTTCTTCTGGCTCTGCTTACGGTACCAAACAAAACATTGCGTTCCTTGTTCCTTCATCTGGTTCGAACGCTACCCACACATCAAACGTTGGTTCAGCAATCACACCAAACTTCGAAGGCTTCCAAGATCGTTATGGCCACGCTTTCTCACCTTGGGTTATTTCTCAAGGATTCGGTGGAGTTCCACAAAATCTTTTCCGTTTCCACAGTCTCTCAGATGGTGAAGCAAGCAATGGTGAGGTAAAGATATCTATCGTTAACATTCAACCCGGAACAGCAACACAACCATATGGTGTGTTTACAGTTCTTGTTCGTTCGATGACTTCAACCGATAACGATGCAGCTTTGGAAACATTTACAAACTGCTCACTTGATCCAACTTCACCAAACTATATTGCCAAGAAAATCGGCAACATAAACACGTTCTTTAACTTCGACACAGACACAGCTTCACAAAAAGTAACAACAGATGGATCTTATTCAAACAATTCTCGTTATGTTCGTGTTGAAATTGCAGATGCAGTAGACGCTGGTGAACTTGATCCTTCAGCGATGCCTTTTGGTTTCCGTGGTCCGCAACACCTTGTAACACAAGGGTCAAGCTCACTTTATAACATCAAGCAAGGCGATTTACTAGCCCCAGCTTTCCCATACTTTGCTGGCGGGGGCGTACCACTTTACAACGCATCGCAACCACCTATTCCAATGCGTCTAAACATTAAGAAGCTATCTGCTTCTTCTGGTGTTGACACAGGTCTTTATTGGGGTGTACAATTCCAAAACGTAACAAGCCTTACCGATCCAAATGGAAGTTCTATCTTTAATCCAAGCTTACTTGGATTCAGCAAGTATTATCCAAATCTTGAAGGCTCAACAAATGTGCAACCAGCAGTGTTTGATAACAATGGCGCAGCTACCACAACCGCAAACGGTATCATTGACTCAGACTTGTTTAACAACAACCTTTTCTCTCTAGAAAAAGTTAAGATTGTAACGGGTAGCGGCGACGTACCAAACACAAGCACAGCAGCACTTCTAAGCTGGAGTTATGTTCGTGCAGGAAACATTGCCGCTGACGAAGCAACAAAAACAAGAGCTCTTTCAGTGAACGACCTTGTTGAAAATGCCGCAGTACAACGCTTGGCTAAGTTCAGCTTTTATCTAGAACGTGGTTTCGATGGTACTCGTATCTTTAATCCAGATACACGTTATCTTAAAAACGCAGCCGTTGCTCAAGAAATCACACAAACAAGCCGTGGTCTAACAAACGGTCCAACCGTACAAAGCTACTTGAAGAGCATTGGAATTATCTCAGATGTTAACGATGTTAACATCCAACTTCTTACAATGCCCGGTATCCGTGTGCGTTATGTCACAGATACAGCAATCAACGCTGTAGAAAATGATCGCTTCGACTGTTTCTACATCATGGATCCAGAACAATATGATTCTAATGGTACATCACTTACTGGTTCTTATGAAGCAGTTAACGTTTCACAAACAGCGCAACAATTCGTTACTCGTGGAGTAAACAGCAGCTTTGCAGCAACTTATTTCCCAGACGTAAACATTGTAACAAACGACGGTTCTGTTTATGAAAAAGTACCACCATCTGTTGCTGTACTTGGTGCATATGCTAAAAACGATACAGTTGGTCAACCATTCAACGCACCAGCAGGCTTTACAAGAGGCACACTTGCTAACGTAACAGACTTTGCTGTTGCACTAAATCAAGCCAACTCTGACACCCTTTATGTGGCAAGAATAAACCTTTTGCTTTCAAAACAAGGTGTTGGTCCAGTTGTGTGGGGTCAAAAAACTCTTCTCAACAAAGACAGTTTGCTTAACCGTGTAAACGTTCGTAGATTGCTTATTGCAATTCGTCGTGATGTACGTCAAGTTGCAACACGCTTCTTGTTCGAACCAGCTCAATCAACAACGCTACAAGCATTTAACGCTGCTGTTCAACCAATCATGGCACGTTATCAATCCGCTGGTGGTGTTGAACGTTATCGTGTTGTTATCGATGCAACAACAACAACACAAGCCGATCTAGATAACAAAACTCTTCGTGGCAAGATTTATCTAATCCCAACCACATCTCTAGAGTTCTTCACAATCGACTTCTTCGTAACAAACCGCAATAACTTTGTTGGTGGTTGAAAAATAGAAAACAAGCAATATTTAACTTAAAGAAAATAGGAGTTTAAGTCAATGGCACAAACATTATCAGTAACGGAAATGCTTCCAGCTAAGTTTACCCCAATGATGAAACGTCAGTTTATCTTCGCTATCGAAGGTATTGACGCATTCTTGGTGAAAACAGCAGCAAGACCAGAAATCACAACCGAAGAAGTAACAATCAACTGGATTAACAGCACACGCTATGTTGCTGGTAAAACAACCTTCGGTACCCTCGCTGTAACCCTTCACGATCCAATAGCACCATCTGGTGCTCAACAAGTAATGGAATGGGTTCGCCTTTGCTTTGAATCTGTATCAGGTCGTGCTGGTTACCCAGACTTCTACAAGCGTGACATTCAACTTAAAATGCTTGACCCAGTTGGTACAGTAATCCAACTTTGGGATATCAAAGGAGCTTTCTGCACAACAGCAGGTTTCGGTGATCTTTCATACGATAGCACCGCAGATATGGCAGAAATTTCTCTTACCCTACGTTTCGACAACTGTGTAATGCAATATTGATATTCTTTCTCAAAATCGCTAAACACCCTTAAAACAAAGGCTTTTTGGAAACAAAAAGCCTTTTTTATTTCTTTTAGAATATTGTTAAAACGTGTTATTATAATACTAAAGGAAATAAAGCATATGTCGAATCTCAAGGTCTTTTATTCTCCAAAGCAGTCTGTTAGCACCAACACCAGTTTTTCTCCGAGCGCAGGAAAGCCCGAAAAGGTTGTAGAGCTTTTCAATAAGAGCAAGCGAATTGATGTAGTAAACGATTGGTTGCCAGTGAGTAAGCACGAAATCGCTGTTGCTCACGATCCTAAGTTTGTTGACGATATTTTGTCGTTGCGTCGAATGAATGGGTTTGGTAACACCTTGGAGGCTGTAGCGAATAGCTTGCCTTATACGGTTGGTAGCTTTTTGCGTGCCGCTGAATATGCGCTGGTAAATGATACTGTTGCAATGAGTCCCACAAGCGGATTTCATCACAGTTGCTATAGTAGCTGCGGAGGGTTTTGTACCTTCAACGGCTTGATGGTTACAGCATTCCAGCTTTGGAAGCAGGGTGTTGGACGAATCGGTATCATCGATTTTGATGCCCATTATGGAAATGGTACGCACGATATCATTAATCGGTTTGAGGGAGCTAACAAGCTTATCGAACACTACACCTTTGGTGAGTTTGCACATAACGGTGATAACTTCGATCATTGGCTTCTAAAGCTTCCTGCATATCTCAATGCAAACTTCCGTGATTGTGATATCTTGCTTTATCAAGCCGGTGCCGATCCTCACATCAACGATCCTCTTGGTGGATATCTGACCACTGAACAAATGAAGCTTCGTGATGATATCGTGTTTCAGTTCGCTGCCAAGCATCAAAAGCCGATTGTTTGGAATCTTGCTGGAGGTTATCAAGACCCAATCTCTAAGGTTCTTTCGTTGCATGAAAACACTTTGCGTTCTTGCTTGGAGCATTATGTAGATGCAACGTAAGAAGCGCACAGGTGAAACCTTGAAAAAGGTTTCTTGCGAAGTTTGCAGTTACAACAATCCCGACGCTCTTCATATTCATCATATAATCCCAAGGGCAGATTCTCGTTGTTCAAATAACTTGAACAACTTGGCTGTCCTTTGTGCTATTTGTCATAGCCTTGTTCATACCGGCGACATTGTTATCATAGGTGTGTATCCCAGCACCAAAGCAAATGGCCGCCAATTAATGTTCTTTCGCAAGGGAGAACCACCTCCATTAGAAGAACAATATTGGAAGATTCATCCCAAAGACAATCCGCTAGTGTTGCGAAAATAGTTTAAAATCGATATATGCCACTACTTATCACAAAAGGTATTGGCTATGAACAATAAACTTCGCAACCAACTTAAAGCTGCAATCAAAGAAGCACTAGATGTTGATTCCATCCTTCTTTCTGGTGGAGAAGGTGGATTATCCGAATACAACAAAAAGGTAGAAAAGTTTTTGAATGAAACTTTTGCTAGTGCTGATGAACTTGCAGAAGAAGGTGAAACACTTCTTCGTGAAAACTATTTTCATAACACGGCAGCAACAGAACGTCGCCGTGTGATTTTAAGTCTTGTTGGTTATTTAAGAGAAACACGTAATGGCATTGGAAACATTCTACGCCTACGTTATCTTATCGGCTAATTCAAGTTGGAATGATCGTTGTTATCGCCAGCAGTTTTTGAGCTAGCAACATCGAAATATTCTTGAGCTGTTTTTATAAAACCTTCGAATTGATCAACAAGGTTTGAAACAGTTTTTTCTACCTCAGACATAAATCCAGCCGCAATAGTTCTTGCTGCGATATAAAGCATGGTAAGCCATGTCATAGCATGAATATAATTGATTACCGGTATCTTGCCGGGAAACAAAGAAGCTATGCCCAAATTCCAAGCTAGCTTAACAATAAGTCCAGCACCAGCAAAAGCTATCAAGTTATAGAAAAAACTTACAAAGCTTTTTGCAGCTTGTTGTTCTTCAGAATTGTTTTGGTTGTTTGTTGTCATATAGTTATCCTTGTTATGCTTAAGCATAAATCATTACAAAGCTATTTTACAAGTTAACATGAAAGAGCTTGAACGTGGAAAACTTTATATAATTTACTCTTCTTTAAGATATGAAGAAGATGCTGTTATTGCACCTTTTAGCACTTTTGTTTTTGCAACAAAAGATCCATATCATGATGTTGAAGACGCTGGTGTAACCATTGTTAACGGTACATTGGTTGTTTATTTAGAACAATTCGTTACCAGCATAATGCATTTTAAATTGCAACCAATTATTGAACAAGCTGTATATTTTAAGTTGTTGGTTGAAGATCAAATACTTTATGTGTTAGATGATGGATATGCTTCTTTTGAAAGAGTTAATACCAATATATCTTGATTTTGTGGTTTTGATATTGTTGGGTATGTTATTTTTTGCAACAATATCAATAAAGCGTTAGCTTCTATACTTAAGCAATATGGAAGACGACGACGATATTCTTTTTGAAGGCGAGAATGCACCAACAAATCCCGAGCTATGGTCAAGAGCAAAAGCTGCTGCCAGAAGTAAATTCACTAAATACCCCAGTGCTTATGCTAATGCGTGGGCTTCTAAATGGTATAAAAGCAAAGGTGGCGGTTGGAGAAAGAAAAAAAAGAAAGCTAATGAATCTTTAGAGTTAAATGAAGCTCTTAAAGAAATCATTATGGAAGACTTACGTGATTGGTTTAAGGAAAAATGGAAACGCATAAGCTCTTCTGGAGAAGTGAAAGGTGAATGCGGTTCAAGTAAAGATACCAGCAATCCAGATCGTTGTCTTCCTGCTTCTAAGGCTTATTCCCTGTCTAAAAAAGAACGAGCTGCTACAGCAAAGAAAAAGAAAAGCAAATCAAAAGGTGGCCGCAAACAATTTGTGGCCAACACAAAAAAAGCAAAAGTTAAATCGGAAAGCTATTTAGAAGAAGATACTGATGATACTCTTTATGAGTGAGGAGAATCATCAATCGACTAGGTTAGTCGATAGGAGTTAAACAATGAGATACGCAGTTCCATTACAAAGCGAGTTCCACGAACGTTCAGAACAACCTGCTATTAGCGGCAAAGGTCAAAGCAATATGTTTGTGAAACAATATCCAAAATTTTGCAAACGTGAAGACATTCGTCGTGAGTTTATATCTGTTCAACAAGAACTTCGCTCAACCTTGCCACATGCAAAGGTTATCAAAGAAGATATCGATAGCAGCTATGCACATCTACAATTTGATGTATCCACATCTGATGAAGTGCTACTTGAACGTCTTCTTGTGCGTCGAGGTTTTGTAAAAGTTTGATATAATCTCTTATCCTCTTTGGTTGGAGAATATAAATGTCCAACAAGTACGATGACGGTAGCCAAGCTTGGTTTGACGCACAAATGCGTATGCGTGCTCAACAACGTCACAATCAACGCAATACCAATCCATTAGACCAACGTGTAACTTATAAAGATCAATCGGCAAAAGAAGCTGAAATTCATGATCCTTATATTCGTGATCTTGTTGCTAAACGAGCGCAACAACCTCATTATGGCCCTATCCCCCTAGAAAAAGAAGTAAAAACCAACGTTGATATGGAAGCCTTTGCTCGTCAACAACAACTACTTCAACAAACTGGTGGAGTGAATCCTGTGGGTGAAGCAGACTTAGATATGATCTTCAACAAAGGAAGACAAGCTGCACCACAACAACCTCTTCCCGGTCATCATCAACAACCACAACAAAATCCTCAACAAGTTGTTTTGCGTGAAGGATATCCAGTGTATCGTGCAATTCAACAAGCTTTTGGAAATGCATTTATTCTTGCAAGAGAAGTTGGAGTTGTTAACAACCAATTAGCTAATCAACCCTTTCTTATGAAGGGATTAATCCAAGCTTATGTTGTTCCTCAACATCAAACGCAAGTTAACATTAATGAGATTCAACGTAATCCACATTTACTTTCTTCATTGGTTGAAGTACATGCACCACCAATGGCTTCTCTTGGACCGTTGCTTGTACCACGGGAAGCTGTTGTTGCTCCCGGTCCATATGGCAATGGTAGACAAATGATTACCGACGCCCGCCAACATCCACAACAAAACTATTATCCAAATCACAATGGCCGTGGAATCTTAAAAGGCTAATATGGAAGAGCTTTCTGTTTTATCAATCAAACCAAACAATTTAACTTTGTTATCTGTGGAAGAAGCTTTTCATGAAAGCTTGTCTTCGCTTTTAGATGATGCTGTATATACTTGCCGTGTAATAATTCAAGATGAACACGATTTTGGTATAGTGCTTCCTGCTGAGTTAAAAACAAACAAAGAAATATCATTCAATCTCCCAGAACAACTTTGCATTTTTAACCCTTCGAAAACTTATATTCTAAAGGCTGAACTTGCTTTGGAAGACCAACTTCTTACTCCCGTCATTTCTCGTTGCACAATCGATTTAGAAGGCTTAACAGAGCCCGAAAACTTGGAAGATGAAGAAGAGGACGTTAATGATTCAGAAGCCTTAGAACAGTCTTTAAATGACGATTCTAAGGCAGACGATGATATTGAAGATGTGTTGGCTGTTATAGCTCCTATAACCATAGCCGAACAAAAGAAAACCAAGCTAGAAGAAATTGCAAAAGCTTTAGATGAAGAATTTGTAAAACAAGCTTTGTTTGCAACACCACAAAAACAAGAAGCTCCGATATCAGTTAAGATACCGGAGCCCGTTAATGTTGTTGAATTGACCCCTGAGAAGCTAGCGTTAAAGCAACGTATGAAAACTTTGCTTAAGGGGATGTTGGATTAATCAGCTAGCCGATTCAATTCCAATCACTTGAACATCACGAACATCAACACCGTGAACGATTGAATCAAACTCAAACGTTCGCCCCGGATTGTCAAGATCAACAAGATGCATCATCAGGTTTGAATCAGTATACTCAAACGATACAACCTTCCATTCACCATTCATCGGAGAAGTACGATCCTTGGCAACAAGCTTGAAATTCGTTGCAGCATTCTCGGTGAGAATATCGCCAAGAGCCTTGGCAACTCGCTGACCTTGAGCGATATCGCTGCTTACCCGAGCACGCTTGCTAGCTTCACGCTGACGAGCGGTTACTGGAGCAGCAGACTGCCCATCGGTGCCAGCATTACGAGGGCGACGAACACCCGTCTTACGAGACGCCTCAATCGGATCTTCCATACCGAAGGTCTTGCCATCAATAATCATCGTTGCAATGTATTGAGACGTACCAGTACCCAGAGCCTTTTCAACCCCGTCAATCTCCAGCGCACCAAACGCATCGTCAGGATTGCTTACCGGCGCAATCTCGATAACACGAGAACCACCACGACCACGACCAACCTTGGACGCAAGAATCGTGTAATCACCAGAAAGATCGGTGAAAGGCTCGTTGAAGTTAATAGTAGCAGTCATACCAGCGGAGAGAGTCTCCAGAACCGAGTGAAGAATGTGCTTATCCATGATGTACCTACCTTTGAAAACTTTGTTGTTGAAAACGGTTTATTGTTAGTGGTTGATTGTTATAGCACCGAACGATACGTTCGACGCTGGCCCATGTTTACGTTGATATCAGTAACTTCTTTGGCAGTTACCCAAACCTTTGTATTCATCACCTTGTAGTATGCCTCACCAAACGGAGTAAGCATTGACTTGCCAACCTTAACCGTTTGACCGGCATTAAACTTGGTTCCGAACACGATACATTCATAATCGTTCTTGAACGTAATTGTGCCAAGATCGGTGTCGGGAACCTTTGGAATCCTATGTCTAATCACCTTTGCCATGTTCTTACTCTAGCATATCGATATTGCTTTTCTAAAGCAATATTCAATCGGAAGAATCGGTAGCCATAACCGTGTTACAGTGCTTGCAAGCAAAGTTATGCCACCACCTAGCGGTACGCAGCCCACGCTTTCGAGCGTCATCGCTGGAAAGCTCTCGCCACGAGTGCATACACTTCGCATCCATGCTGTTAGGATCGATGTATCCCCATCCGTTGCATTGCGAGCAACTAGCGTCAAAGTACGCATAAACTCCGTTACGAGTGTGAGGATAGTGGGCAAGATGCCAAGCACCATGACCCTTACACAAGGGACACGAAACATAATGTGCGTATGGCTTAACCAGCACGATCATATTCTCGAAAGCCCGAGGATGCGTGTTGTTCCAGTAACCGTTGCTTGCTTCGTTCTTCATGGTCTTAGAATATCAGACGTTGACGATTTTCTAAAGATTATTTTTCTTTTTATTTTTTGCTGGAAATTTGGGGGTTTCTTTGTTTACTCCACACATTGATTTTCCGACGCATTTTCGGAATATTCTACTTTTTCTTCTGTAAACATATCTTGTACGATTTCCAAGAGTTCGTAGCTGCTTATACCTTGATTGGTCGCATCAACGTAATGCAACAAATCAATGATTAAATCTCTAACGTGAGAAATATTGTTTCCTGCGTTGCCGTTTTCTTGACGATATACAGCAAGCACTTTTTCGATATTCATATGTGTTTAGCTTGATAGCCAAGCAGCAAACAAAAACAAACCAGCAATTCCCACAAGAATCGCAATAACTTTAAACCAAAGCCACGCAAGGTAAACGGAAAAAAGCTTGTCAATTAAATCAAACATGATTTTGCTTTCAGATTGGAGTTTGCCCGACGATCCCCATATTCAAGCCCATTTCCAAAAGCTCTTGAAGCTTTTGCTTATCGCCAGCTAGAAGCTTACGAAACCAATCATCATCAATATTGCGAGAATGCAATACCGTGCGAAGAGCATAACCAACGTTGATATATGTAGCTTCTTTGTGGTTTTCCGTGAAGAAACCATGCACCTTGCGTTTTGCCCAAGGTTGAGTGGTAGGAGGAACAAAGAACACCATATAACCTTGTGAATCGGTCACCCAACCAATCCACTTGTTCATGATATCCTGCCCGTTGTTTTTGTATTGCATCGTTTGGTTTCCTGTCTCTAAACAGAATACCATATTGTTTCGATATTCTAAAGATTATTTTTCTTGGTTAAAATGCTAGATGAAATCGATGGATGACGGATCAGAAGCTTCAATGATAACTTGATGTCTTGGAAGATCAAAGCTTAAGGTTAACGGGATATGCCAAGCAGGATGTGTTTCCCTTCTTTTGGCGGCATTAACAGCGGCTTCGAACTTTTGTTTCATGTAGTGTTGTGTTACAGGAGTCAAAGGCTGGTTTAAAAACGTTTCGTTTAAAACGTTGTGATAATACTCAATGATTTTGTGCCAATAGTTTGGTGATACTTTAACTTTGCTCATGGTATTATGATGGCTTTTTGTTATGAAGATGTTAAAAGGATTATGTATGGTTGTGGAACATAACCAATAGAAGGAAGTAATCATATTTAAGAATATGAAGTTATTTGATGTGTTATTTGAAACGGGACCATCGGCTCAAAGTGCTATACCAACATTAGGAAACGATCCAAGAAGAGTTTCTAGAACAGGTGTAGATGCTGAAGATGCAGGGTTTTTGAATATCGTTGACACGATGGATTTAGATATAGATTCACCGGAAGATGATTGGGATTCAACGTTTCCGCAAGAAGATCGAATGGAATATAAGATAACCCCATAAGTTCTATACTTATGAGCAAAGGTATAATCACATGACAAAAATGATTGACAAAGAACGTTTGCAAAAAGTTATTCAAGAAGCTGTTGGTAATGTGTTATCGAACAGTGGTGTATTGGAAAAGCCTGCGTTTAAACAAGTTGTTGCGGCTGGTAAAAAGATTTTACAAGAAGCTGTTATAATCATGCCACGCACCTTTTCAATGAAAGGTGAAGTACAATCTCCAACCACAAAAGAAAACCATGAAAAGCTTTACAAGAACTATGTCGATAGCTTCAACAAGATATCCAGCAAGCTTGATACGGTTCCAAGAGCAGATGCTGACAACAATAACAACTCAGAGTTTCGCAGATTAAAACAAGATGAAGTTCATAACATGAATGGTGTTAAGTTGCATGAGTTATACTTCACCAACTCTGGAGATGTTAATTCAGAGATTCGTGCTGATAGCACACCATTTATGCGACTGTCAAGAGATTGGGGAACCTTTGATGCTTGGCAATTAGACTTCCGTGCTTGCGGTATGTCAGCGAGAGAAGGTTGGGCAATCTGTTACTTTGATCCTTTTAAACAACAATATTTTAACTGTTTTATCGAAGGTCACACAATCAATCTTCCTCTTATGTGCATTCCTGTTCTTGTTGTGGACACATGGCATCATGCTTGGTTCTATGATTATCCCGGTGAGAAGATGGAATATCTTAACAAGTCAATGCGTGAGATTAACTGGAATGTGGTTGAGATGAGAATGCTTGCGGCAGAAATGGCAAAGCTTAATCAGATTTACGCAATTCAACCTATTATATCAAACGATAAAGAACGTGGAGTTGCTTTACCAGAAGCAATGCCACCTGTTGAAGTTCTTGGAGGTCGCTGATGCTTTATTCCAAACGTCAAAGATTAAACGAGTTTAAACTTGTTCGTGAACAAGATGAGGAAAGCAAGGGTCCACCATACGTTCCTCCACAAGAAAGACTATTAACAACTCCAGATTCATCTGATTCAATGACAGAAAAAGATGCGTCTGTTGATCAAAAGATTGACAGTTATCTTCTTCAATATGAAAAAGAAGCTGTACCTTTGGATGCAAGCGACGAAGATAAACTTGGCCCAGAAGCAAGACAACAAGCCGCAGAACAACCTGTTCCTTTAGCGGAACGTTATAGAAAACGTTCGTCTCTTTATCGTTGGTTGTTCGAACAAGATGATCCTGCTGGTGGAGATACTGGTGGGGATACCGGTGGAGACGATTCTGGTGGCGGGGGCGGGGGAGAAACACCGGAACCCGGTGCTGAAGCTCCTGTTGCTCCTGTACCAAAAATCAACATTCGTAAGTTTGCCGAAGGTATAGCAAGACTTGTTAACAATTATCAAACATTAATCGATCCAAAAACGATTATATTAAATAGAGCGATGTATTACATTGCAAAAAACTATTCACCACGATTGGCTAAAGAACTCATGAGTATTTTGGAACGTGATTTCGATCTTACACCAAAAACACAATCCGAAGTTCAAGCTGAATATCCACCAGCACCAAGGGCAGGAAACTCTGGACCTGATAATGGTGGTGGGGCTCCGGGTGGAGGAGGGGGAGGATAAAACGTTTGATATCAGAATTTGAGGAACGAACAAGAATAGGGCTTTGGTTGGCTTTGCCCAAGGCATCTTTGATTGCTTGTCGCAAAATGTTATTTGAAAACGGCGTTTCGCTTCAAGAGTTGTTTTCTCAAATCATTGTGATGATGGAAAACAAAGATCCAAGAATCAAAAGCATTTTAGAATCAGCAAAAAAAGAAAAGTTTGCAAACAAGAAGCGTCAATTGATTTTTACAAACCCTAAAGCAATTTACGCTGCTTTGAACGAAAAAGATCCATTGAAAAACAGTAAGGAATAACATTATGGCGAACAAGAAAAAAAAGGTTGATGAAACACCAAAAATCCTATCGGGAGAAGATATCAACATCGAAGAATTGTTCGCTAGATTGAAAGAATTTGAAAATAAAGCTTTACTGGATCGTCTTAAAGTGATAGAAAGTAGTATAGCAGGCATACAAAAAGCTCAAATCATAGATCGATCTTTGTTAAAAGATATCAAGCAACACGTTGCTTATTTGAGTTTGGCACATGAAGAACTACTAAACAACATTGGTGCGTCGGAACCTTCTTCATATCATGAACCCGAAGAAGAAGCTGAAACGGCCACCGCAGAAAAGAACGATAAAAAATGGAACTGAAAAAATTAGAAGTTAAGTTGTTTTTTGAAAAAGTAAAAGCTTTCTTAAAAAACCATTGGTTAGAAATTGGTTTTGCTTTGGTTTTGTTTTACGCTGTTGTTGTTTTGAAACAAAAGCAAGATGTTATCAATCGTATGATTGACGAACAACAAAGAACCCGTGAAGCAAATCAACGAAACATTAATGAACTAGCTCAACAAATTGAACAAGAAATTATCAAGCGCAGAAAGATTGAATCCGATTATCAACAACTCTTAAGAGACATTCAACAACGACACGAAAAAGAAATGGAAAATATCCTTAAGCTTAAGGAAAAAGAAATCAAAGAATTGATTGCTAGATATCAAAACAACCCCGAACAAATGTCTCAAAGTTTGTTTGAAACTTATGGCATAAGAATTGATAGAGGTTGATTATGAAAAAACTTGTTTCTGCTTTGTTGCTTGCTTTGACTGCTTGCAATGCAACAACTAGTTCAACACAAAGAAGATTTGCAAACGAAACAGAAGTTGCTTTAACTCAAGTTGATTTAAATCGTTATCGCCCACAAAGACCAAGACAAGATATCACAGTTGATACAAGGTCTTTGTTAAGACAAGCTCCAGCAGAAGCTGTTGGAATTGAAATGTATACAAGAGCACAAATCAATGAAGGGATATTACGAATACCTAGAAATCACGTTGTTGGTCCTTTTCCCGGCGTGTGTGTTAATAATGTATCATTGGCTCATATTGATGCGTCTACAAGGCAAGCTATAAGAACCGTAAACGAAAACAACTTCACTCAATTGGAAACAATAGGTGCAAATGCTATTCGTGATATCAATTTGTTACAAAATGATTTTGGTTTGTTGCGTGCAGCTTATCAAGCCCGTGTAAATCAAAGAGACATAGCTTTGCGTGAAGCTGATGCAACAATAGAAACTTTGCGTAGATCACCAACAAGTAATGTATGGTTTGTTGTTGGTTTAACCGTTGGTGGTATTGCTTTAGCTTCTGGAACAACTGCTGCAATCATCCTACTTAGTCGTTAAGGAGACTAAGTTATGTTGTTAAAAAATTCAGCAGGTACTAAATCTGCATCATACACAATGATGGTTATTGCATTTGTGGTTGTAACTCTTTGGCTTACTGTTTCTATTGTAGCCAAAATTGGCAACATTGAAATTCGTGCGTTTTCTGGTTCTGAAGCTATGGCTTATCTTACACCAATTCTTGCTTTGTATTGGGGCCGTAGATGGAGTGAAGACAAAACAGCAACAGGTACCGAAGAAGAAAAGCATGAGTCTCAATGATAAAACAATCGACATGTCATAATTAAATGTAACCTAAATAAAGGTAGGAGAATTTAAAATGGCAGTTACAACAACAATTGACGCAACATTAGGTGTAGTATCAACAAATGACCCAGCAGGTACTGGAACAGTAACAATCAGTGGGTTACAAGCTCCAGTGATTGCTCTTACAACAGCAGCTACAATTTCAGCAGCTCAAGCTGGTGCATTTACTTTTGGTACAGGCGGTTCCGCTGTAACATATGTGATGCCACTTGCATCAAGTTGCCCCGGTTCAGTTTTCACATTCCGCTCTGTTACAGCTCAAGCTAACGCTCTTACTTGCTCACAAGAAGCAAACGGAACAAAAGCTTTCACCGATGGAACAGGAAACGGTTCAAAAGTGGCTGTTGCAAACGTAATCGGTAGCTCGGTATCACTTATTTCAGATGGTAAGAGCTTTCTCGTTATCGGCAGGAGCGGCTCTCTATCATTCTCTGGTACTTGATAATTACCACTATCGTTAATATAGAAACCTCCTACTAGTTAACGCTATAGGAGGTTTTCTTATGTCTATTATCCTTAACGAGCAAAAGTTCGATATCCCCGGTGTTAAAACAATTTCTTGGCAAGACCCAGAAGCTAAAACACTTGGATTAAAAGAAGTAACAAATAAAAATTCAAGAAGCTTGTGGTTACGTTCAATTGTTTGTCATACCATTCACGGTAAACTTGGCAAGCTTCTTCCCGGTTTGGGACCAAACACAAGTATTGATATTGCTCAAGCAAAATATCAAGTTAACACAACAAGACAAGTTTCATGGGACTTTACCTGTGATTTAAACGGAGAATGGTTGGTTCAAAACGATCCAACAAAATTCTATACATGGCAAGCATCAAGTGTCAATCCGTTTACTTGTGGGTTTGAGTTAGTACAACATGATAATGGTGATTTGTACGAAGAACAAATTGCTAAAGCTGTAGAGTTTATTGATTTTCTAACAGCTAAATTGGGAATCCAACGTCAAATACCTTGGGATATGAAAAACGATTGTCCACCAAAAGGTGTTGTTAAACGTATCGCTGGCAGCAACAATGGTAAAGATGTTGTTGGTGTTTATGCTCATTATCATCAAACAACAAATCGTGGATATGGCGATCCCGGTCCATATCTTCAACAAGCTTTAAAGAAAGCTGGATACGAAACTTACTCATTCGACAATGATGACGATAAAGCCACTTGGAAGGTCCGTCAGAAGGTTTTAGGATTCTCTGACAAGGATTGTGATGGTATTCCCGGTCCTGCCACTGTAAGAGCTTTAAAAGCGAACGGTAACCTTCATGGTATGTGGGTTTCCCGTCCTATCGATTTATTGATTAAGTGATTGGTTCGTAGCCACCTTGAGATAGCCAATCAAGGTCAACGTTGTCTGGTGTATATACTTCGGCATCTTCTATTGGTTCATCTGATTGCACGATGCTGTCAATGGTTACGTCAGAAGATGTAGTTTCTTTTGCTTCTGTTTGCAGTCTTTTTCTTTTTGGTGGTGATATATCCATATAAGTTCTCATGAGATGTTTGGCACCTGCTGGTGTGTCTACTGTGAAAGGTGAATAGTCTTCTGGAATAGGTGTTGATATATGCAATCTTCCCTGACAACGAATACGTAGATAAAGATATGTTCCGCTTCCTCCCGGCGTGGCTCTCATTTCAACAAAGAACTTGTTTTTTGAAGCTAGGGTTGATAGACGAGGAACACCAATAGCGGCAAGGTTAGCTGGATCAGCACCAAGAATATAAAATCCTCGGTGATCGTTTTCTCTACCACCAATTTGTGCGTAATATATACCTTTTTGTGAATATAGAGTTGTCATGAACTTTGAATGAGCAAGAACGTTTATGTTTAATGCTTCAAGCAAACCTCGTTCTTGCGCTGCTGCCCATGCCAAGCGTGTGCATTTCAAACCATCTCCTGCAAGGTTGTAAGCTTCACCTTCTTTTGTTTCTTTAAACTTTTTACCTTTTACAACATAAGCACCTGCTTTAAAGTTTTTAAGAAATCGCCGCAAACGTTTTAAAGCTCCACCGGTTCCAAGAGCAGCTTCAAGAACCGCTTTCATTTCATCATGCGCCTTAAGCATTGCTCTGCTTGTGCCAAGATCAGACAGAAAGCGTATGTTGTTTGGATCGCTTATATCCCAGCTACTTCCACCAAGTTGTGCTTTAAAATCTTTCTTGATTTCTAATCGATATGGGCCAACAACGTTACCGTCGCCATCCTTTAATGAGAATTCAGCATCAACACTATGACGATCAGAGCCAGCACCTATAATCGTTTTAGGACTCATCCCCGCTGCCACAAGAGCAGTTATAACTTGCGCTTCGTATCCAGCTCCTTCGTTCTCATATTCTTCGTATAAAAGATCTTCAAGTAGGATCATATTGACAAAACACCTTACACTATACATAGTAATCTTATATCAAAGGAGTGTTAACATGAAAATCTGGCCAAGTATTGAAAAAAGTTATCACAAGCGCAAAGATGGTTATTACCAAGAAGTTATAAGCCATTTTGTTCATTTTCAAGACAACACAGGCAACACTCAAACAAAGCTAGACAAGCAAACACTTGGAGGAGTATATACCGAAAACTATAGTCATAACTCTTTTAGTGGAGTTGTAGTTATCAAAGAGAACGGTTCAGAAAAACGTCTTGTTGCCGTGGAGAAATAAATCATGCCTTTACCATCTTGGCTAGATCCAACTACAGAAATAAAGAACAATCAACAACCAGAAGCTTACAAAAAGCTGGACGATCTCACAAAAAGTGTTGTGTTTATTCTTTGCTCTTATAAGTCTTTACGCAAATGTAATTCATCGCTAACAACCGAACAAATATTTTGGATTATTGGAAACTTTGTTTCTGAAACTGGATGGGGTAAATATTGGAACGGCTATAACTTTGGTGGTTGGAAAATCAACAAAGCTTATGCGGACTCATATAAAAAGCATTACAAGGTTAGTGCTCCTTGGTACCAAGACGAAGGACACGTTGCTTCTGGCGATGAGGCAATTGTTTATTACCGTGGATATGTGGAACCGTTGCACTTTTATCGTGAATGGGTGGAACGATTTGTTCCTTCGGTTCCAAATCTAAAAGATAAACGTTATAACAAAACAGGTGAAGCTTTTTGGAAACCGAATTCAAGTTGGTTTCTGGAGTTGTGTTTAGCTGGGTATAAGGGACCAGTAACTCAAGCTAGCCCAGATAAAAGCGTTGAGTCATGGAAAAAGGTTGTATATCGTTGTCAAGTTATTGTTGCACAACATTTACTTGGAGTAAAAGTTGACGCATCTTGGGGCACGAAAAGCTCAACAGCTTGTTTGGCTTTTCAAAATGGTTATAATCTTGTAAAAGATGAAAAGCCAAACTTCGAAACATTAGGTTTATTGCTTAAGCAATGGGAGGACAAAGGATGCCCACTGGCTATAAAGCTTTAGCCAAGAATTAGTTTTTTGGCAGGTTCTTTGTTATCAACAATGAGCTTGCTATCTTCGATTGCATCTTTGCATTCACCGACGATTTTAGCTATCTTCATCATTGAATCACGATTTTCAAGTTCCAGCGCAAGAAGATATATGAGATAAAGCTTCATACGTTGGGATACGCCGTATTGATTGATTGTTTTTACAATACCTCGACATTCCATACGTTTTTCTTTTGAAAGCTTTGTTTCTACATAGTTTGGAATAACGTAGGCTTCGCCTTCTTTAGCTTCAGATTCATCTGTAAGCATTGTGTTTTCTTCGCTCATAGTTCCTCCGTTGAAAACGATTCAATCTTCCAAAGAGTTTTACCTGCCATAAGAAGATATTTCCCTTGGTATTCTTCGCCTTGTTTTTCACGATATAAAATCACAGGACGATCCCATTTTTGATTTTCGTGATTGAATTTGATTTCTTGCCAAGTTGGTAGTGCTAAATCGTATTTTGCTAGCAAGCTAACAAGCTTTTTTGGCAACGTTGATTTTATTTCTTCTACGTCTGGTACCAATGGGCTGTCTTCTTTTTTCAAGCGTTCTGAAACATTAACTTCGGTTACTTTGTGAATAGCACCGCAGTTGTTACATTTCGCATATGACGGTTTAATGCTGCCGTCTTGATTGATAACAGAAAACACAACAAACTGATGAAAAACTGTTGGTTCGACTTCTTGATATTGACGCAAAACACAGTTGCAAGTTATTAGATGTTTGATTGATTCAAGCATAGCGTACAAGCACTGTTATAATTGTTAACAACAAACCAGCTATCACGCTATAGCTGATTTTGCTCGGACTTTTTTTGTTGTTGACTCGGTTGTAGTCAACAGATCGGTAGGGTTTTCTTCGCCTACATAATCATCAAGTTTTTGTTTGATGTTTGCGTGAAACCTATCAATGTTTTTGAATTCGAACTCTGTGATAGAAATTTGTACCATCTTAAGAATATGAGTTAGAACTTCTGGTTCAATAGGTAGATTTTGTTTACGTGCTTGAAGTTGTACTCTGTCATACACTCCTTCAGATATTGAATGAACTAGTTTGTGTACTTCTTTTTCAATAGCCGTATCTAGCTTTACTCGATTTTCGTCAGTCATATTTTTCTCCGTGTTGTTATTCTTTTTAAGAATTGCAAATAATGTATTACTTGCTGTGCTTATTTGCAATACCAGAAGAAACAAAACTCCAAGGCTTAAGCACTGCTTCAAAACCAGAAGCAACCACATAACCTTTTAGTTGATCGGAAAACAAGCTTGTAACTTCACCAGCGTTCGGTGGTGAAGCATCAATATGAATAACTGGAGTTTTACCTGTTTTTTCTTGAATCTCGGTAGCTAGCTCGATAGCAATACTTGTTTCATGAAACATACGAGCTTTTACTCTTGCTGGGTATATGCCTTTAAACTCTCTACGATTTTGTTCCGAGGTTGTGTAGTAGTAAAACCCTCCACGACCTTTGTAATACACGCAAACAACCGCAACGAATTTATATTGGTTGCCGTGAAGATGTGAATCAACACCTACAATCAATTCATAATCTTGTTTGTACAAGGGACAGTTTTGCTTAACCCAATCAATCATATGATCGTTACTAACAACGGTTCCATCAGCGTCTTTCCAGTTTTTCATGTTTGTTATCCTTTATCTCATTTTTCGCCATGTGTTTGGCTTATCTTTGGTTTTTACAAGAAAGTTTGTTTGAATATAATTGCAATAGTATGTTCTACACATATTAGGTCTTGCTTCGTATATGGTACACTTATAAGTTGTTGGATTCATGAATTTGCAAACATACCTTGGTCCAAGAACTTGAAACCTCAAAAAAGGATAAGCTTTCTTGTCTTTAAACACAGCGTTGTTTGGTGCATCCTTAAACAATGTGTCACCAATAACAACGCCTTCTTCATAATCGATTACAATGTCTTGTCTGGAAAAGTTTACTCCCTTTTTTCGAAACCATTTTACAATATCCTTGATCCATTCTTCGTCAACGGGACCAAGTACGTGTTCTAAATCTAACGGATCTAAATGACAACATGCACCTTTTAGACCCGGCACACCACAACAGTTTCCAAGACAAGTTGCAACTGCAACTTCATCCGTAAAATGTTTACGTTCTTCCTTTGGTTTGCTTTCCCATTCATGATTTTGATTAATGTTCAATACAGGCAAATAATACTTGTCTCGATAATCTTTTTCTTCACTTGAACTTTGTTCTTGTTCTTTTAAGGTTTTAGCCTTGGAAGGAACTTTTATTTGTTCTTCGGCTTGACGTTGCTTATCCATTTCAATAAGCTCTTCAAGTGATATAGATTTTTTTTGCTTGATCTCCATATTGATACCTTTAGGATAACACACAAATAAGATTTTACAACGGTTTTGTTTAAAACACGATACTTATAGTCAAACTCTGGAGTAAACATGGCAACATTAAAGCAAGCTTATAATCAATACCAATCAAATCGTCTTATGGAAGCAAGAGTAAAGCTTTTGGAAAAAGGCGTGTATCCTTTTGACGTTTTTCTTAAGGAAAGCACTGAAGCAGTTAATACAGCAGCTAAAATCGAACAATTAGAAGAAGTTGCAAACAGATTTAAAACAAAAGTTCCAACGTTGCATATGTTTGTACAACAAAATTCTAACGTTTTGCTTGAAGGTAAGTCTAAACCAAATGCTATCAAAGCATCAATGGTGAATTATACTTTTATCTGCGAGTCATTAAACAAATGCATTAACGAAGCAGTAAAACTTACCGTCCAAAAACATTCACAAGAAAAAACAATGTATGGTGTATACGGTAAAGACGCTGTACAGCTTTTAGAGTTTTGCGTTAAGAAATCACAAGCGTATAAACTTATGGAAGGTAACGTTCAACCAGTAGTCAACATGCTAGCCAAAGAACTTGTAAAACTTTCTTTGAAAGATCTCAAAGCTTTGTGCGAAAGCGTTCCATCAATGCGTCTATATGTTTCAAACGAAACACACAATCAACTAGCTACAACATTACTCCGTAGCTGATATAACAGCTCCAGAAGCTGTAAAGTAACTTCCAGCTAAACTTGCTCCATACATCGCCGCAAGATATAAACCAATACTTGACACATCTTTATTTTTTGTGTTGTTAAGCATATGGTTGTGCGCTTGTTTCCAATCCGTTGCCAAGCCTTCTAAATCGATTTCTAATGGCTTGCAAAAGCCATAGGTATAGGCAGTCCTACAAGCCCTAATAGCGTTGTCTATTGGGCCTTTAAAACGGTTTGCTGACCCCTTTGGAATGTTAATCTTAACAATGTGAGCAAGAAGGTTTTGAATTCGTTTTGTTGTAAGATCTGCAAGGTCAGAAACAGATGCGCCTTCAGCTTGATCTTTACGACGATTGCTCAAGTAGTTTAAATGAGCGATAACATTTCCTCTTGTGTTGTTGTTATGAATGGTAATAACTTTTTCGGTTAACGATACTTTGTCCACAACTGGGAGTGAATCGTAGTTAACATATGTAAGTAACTCACCCTTTAAAGTTGAAACAACATCACATCCAGAAACAACAGCAATGTCGTTAAGCATGTTTAACGCTTCCAACGATTGCTCTAACCTGATAGGCATGATATCAAAGCTACCCCTATTGTTGTTTGCATGAAGAGTAGCAATAACTTCTTCAGAGAATCCTTGAGCAATCAATACCATTGGTGTTTTTGTTTCAAAGCTTTTTGTTAACACCTTGTCTAGCTCAGAAACTTTTTCAATCATACCATCAACAAGTAAAACCTTTGTGTTGTTTCTTGCCCAAGTACCAAACTGAGGAATAAACCCTTTGAACGGATACACTTTAAAGTTATATCCAAACTGAAGCTCAACAATTGTGTTTGCTTGATCGTGTTCTTCTAGCAATATGTTACCTTCAATACCAGCTAGCTTTATTGCTTCTTTAACCGCTACCGCCATATGTTTGTCATTGGTTATCTCATTGATTATACAATCGATTTGACTTGGACTTGCTGGATAACATTTTTGCAATATGTTTTGAAGGTACTTGCTTCCTTCTATTTGGTTATGTTCCACAACACTCTTATGAGTTTGATTTTCATTCTTTATGTGGTTATAAGCATGAGAGATAAATGATCGAAGAAACAAGTTGCTTGTGTTATGGCATTTAAGTTCTAGTTGATAGCATGTTTGGATTAACTCTTGGTATAGCATTCGTTCCCAAGAGTTTTTTGGTGTTAGTAGTTTTGCGATAAGTTGATATGAATCTTTTTGCAGATAGGTTTTGTTTTCGGTTGAAATAGCCAAAGATATTTTGTCTAAGTTTGTTTCTAGTTTTTCAAGGCACAAAGCCAAGTTTTTTTGTGTGTTATTTTTCTCGATAAAAGTGTTGTGTTGCATTAAAAATACCTTTGTTTAAGAACTATTTATAGAGAAGAGGTGCAACAATGGCTACGAGCAGTGAGAGAGAACTGTTAGAGTTGCTGCTTAAAAAAGCAAGTGACAGCTCTGCTGGTTTTGAAAAATTGTGTGTTATGATCGAACACGTTCAAACAGAACAAGAAAAAAGCGGACACAAACTCGATAAAGTTTCTGAAGCTTTATACGATCCTAACAACGGTCTTTTTTCTCGTGTTAAAGTCATTGAAAGCAAACTTGATACAAACATCAAGGATTTAGACAAGAAGTGCGACGAGTTGCCTTCTGTCAAGGAAGAGGTAGAAGACCTAAAAAAATTTCAAACGGCGATAGAGAGCATCGCCGGGAAACAACTAGAAGAACTGGCGGCTCTCGTAAATCTGCGTAAGCGTATAGCAAACATTTATTGGGCATTGGCTTTGTCCGTTGTTGCTTTTGTTGGAAATCTGCTTTTTCAGCTAGCTAAACGCAGTTAAGCACTATACAAACGTTTTTTTAACATACACGCTATATATGAAAACTTAAGGAGAATCATATGAGTGAATCACGTTTAACATTAGATGTATGGGCAGAGTTTAAACTTCTTGTAGAGCAACTTGAAGAAGACGTTCACAAGAATGCAGCTAAGGGCAATCTATCAGCAGGCGTTCGTGTTCGTAAGAGCGTTCGCAAGCTTCGTGCTCTTGGTGCAGAACTTATCAAGGCAACACTAGCAGGAGATGAAGCTCGCAAGAGCGAAAAGGCAGCAAAAGCCGAGTGAACAATATCTTTCAGATTGAGTGATAATGTAAAGGGTAGCTGCTTTCAGCTACCCTTTTTTATTTTTAACCTACTTAGGATTACGTATGAAAAAAACATATATTCTCGATACAAACGTTTTACTTTCAGATAGCAACAGTTTGTTTGGTTTTGAAGAACACGATCTTGTTCTTCCCTTAATCGTTTTAGAAGAACTCGATAGACATAAAGATCGTCAAGATGAAGTTGGTAGAAATGCCCGTGAGGTTGTTCGTAAGCTTGCAGACCTTACCAAAATCAACAAAGATTTCAAAACAGGTATTCCGCTTGGAAAGAATTTAGGAACTTTAAGAATTCTTTCAATTGAAGATATCTTTCCAGAACATGTGCCTCATAAACTTCCAATGGAAATGGAAGCTAAAAAAAGCGGTGATAACACCATTGCACAGTTTTGTGTAAACTACATTGAGAAACATACAGACGTACAAGTTGTTCTTGTTACAAGAGATACCATTCTTCGTCTAAAAGCTCAAGCACTTGGTATTTCTTGCGAAGATTATCGTAAGTTTAACGTTGCAACATCTGTTAACAGTCTTTACTCTGGAGTAAAAACAATTGAACGTGATGACGTAATCGTTAAGCAGTTTTATTCAAACGAAGAACAATTCTTTTTGCCAAGCGACGTTGAAGACGAATTGTTTCCAAATCAGTTTGTTGTCATGAAAAACGGTCAACAATCTGCAATGGCACGTTTTATTACAAAAGGAGAACCAGTTCTTCCTCTTGGAAAAATCTCAAGCAAGATTTCACCTCGCAACAAAGAACAAGAATTCGCCCGTGATCTTTTGTTCGATGATACAGTTAAGCTTGTAACTCTTGCAGGTAAATCTGGTTGCGGCAAAACTCTTCTTGCTATCGATGCTGGACTTGAACAAGTATTGAACCAACGCAAATATCGTTCGCTTGTTATTTGTCGTCCAGTTATGCCCGTAGGAAAAGATATCGGATTCCTTCCCGGCGATTTAAACGAAAAACTAGAGCCTTGGCTTGCTCCGATCAAGGACAACCTACGCTTTCTTTTAGGAGCCTCAGAACCCCCCAAAGAATCAAACGTAGGCACAAGAAAAAAGAAGATTATATCGGAACAGCCAAAGTTTGACGAACAAGTGCTTCAAAGTTATTTCGATGAAGGTATTATCGAAGTTCAAGCCATGACGTTTATTCGTGGTCGTTCAATTGCTAATGCTTATATCATTGTTGATGAAGCTCAAAACACCAACCTACACGAGATTAAAACAATTCTTACTCGTGTGGGAGAGAATACCAAGATTGTTCTAACAGGCGATCTTGAGCAAATTGATAGCACTTATGTTGACTCAGTAAGTAACGGTCTTTCAATCGCAATTGAAAGATTTAAATCACAAAAGATTTCTGGTCACGTTACCTTCCTTAAAGGTGAAAGGTCACAATTGGCTACAATTTCTGCTGAGATTCTCTAGCTAAATGCCCCCTCTCTACTATATACTATTAGAGAGGGTAGCGTTTCATGGAATACAAATACGAAGGCCATTCACTTAAATCTGGGATTTATAAGATCACAAATAAACTAAATGGTAGAATCTATGTTGGTTCTGCCAAAGAGTTTAAACGTCGATGGAAACAACATACATCTTCTCTTCGCAATCAAAGGCACCAAAATAAGTTTCTTCAAGCTGATTTTAACAAGTGTGGAGAAGAGGCTTTTGTGTTTGAGGTATTGGAAATTACAGAAGGAAAGACTAAAGAAGAGCGTCTTTTGATAGAGGAAAACTATCTTAAAGAATATTATGACTTTGGAGAAAAATGTTATAATCTTAGAGTGAATGCAACTTCATCAGAAGGTCACGATTTTAAAAATCCAGAAGAGACAAGAAGAAGAATGTCTGAGTCTCATAAGCGTCGGTTTGAAAATAATCCAGAGTTACGCAAACAACGATCTGAAGAGTCAAAAATAAAATGGCAAGATCCAGTATATGTTGAGAAGTTGCGACCTACTATTGAGAAGATTGCTGGCTGGAATAAGGGCATGAAGATGCCCGAGATGTCTGGGGTGAATCATCCTAACTACGGCAAGCATATGAGTGAAGAGTCTATCAATAAGATGAGAGAATCTTTAAAGGATCGCATTCCTTGGAATAAGGGAGTTTACGGATATACTTCTGTTCCTTGTTCTGAAGAAAAGAAAGAAAAAATAAGAAAAGCTAATATGGGCAAAACACTTTCTGATGAAGTCAAAGCTAAAATATCTGTAAGTCGCAAAGGGAAGAATGCGGGAAAGAATAGCACTTCAGCAAAAGTTTACGAAGGATTCCAGTTGTTATCTCCTGACGGAACGATTTACACAAGGATTGAGTGTTTGACTGGTTTTGCAAACGAGCATGGATTGAATATGAAATGTTTGTGGAAACTTCTGAAGGGTCAGACACCAAGCACAAGAGGGTGGCGTTTGTTACCTTTGTAATACCTGCCTATTTAATCAAAAATAAAAGCTAGCTTTTATTTTTTCATAACTGCGTGCTATAATCGTTTAGAGGTAAAACATGCTAAAAATCCCAGAAATCCCAAATCCTTTTTCACTTGCGTTTAGTTCTTATAAGATGACAGATTTCGGCAAGCTATTTTTTGGTAGTATGGCTGTAGAAGCAATTGCTAATGAAATGAATTCTGGAAATTCCGAGCCTGTTCAACATATGTCGGATGAGCAAAGAGCTTGGGACTACTACAACAAGCTGTTTAATTTCATTGTGCAAAACAATTATGTTGACAGTTGGAACAAGCTTCCAAAAGAAGAAAAGCAAAAAAGAATTCTTTCAACTTGTACTACGAAAAGACCACACTTGATTCCGTTGTTGCAACGCTATGTGTTTCCTAGTTTGTGATTGAATATTGACAGCCATATCTATTTAAGTTCTAGTATAGAATATGGCTGGTTTTAATCCAAATAGGAAAAAGAAAACTTATTCGCTCAATCGTTCGCAACCTTCAAAGGTTGTTGCAACAATTGTTGATGGAAAAGTTGAATACTTTGATGAAACGCTTGTCACGGTTGATAGTCCGTATTATCAACTTCAACAAGCGGTTAGCCAAGGTATACCTCCCCCGCCGCCACCAATTGTTGCTCAGTATGATGAAGACGTAATCGATTTTCTTTGGACAGATACAGAATCAGCAACGTTCAACTTAACAGGAGGATTTTCAAGTATTCCTTACTTGACACTAGAAGTTCTTCCTGCTGCTGGTTATGAAAACATATCATTTTTTGCAAACAATTTGTCAACAACAGGATTTGTTGCAAACTTATCTGCCCCTTTTAGTGGGCAGTTAGTTTATAGAGCTATTGTATCTCCAACATTTCCTGTTGTTATTGAACGTGTTGTTGTTAGTAACTCTTTCTACTACACAGCTTCTGCTGGTATTATACCAGCTAGTTCCAACACTGAATTTACAGCAACATATTCACAACTAGCACCAGCAACAAATCCATCATATGTTTTCTTCACACCGATTGATGATAACAACAACGGAGATGCTAACGTCGCTATTGTAGATACTGGATCATTTGGGTTAACAACAACAGAAGTAACTTACTCTGCACCAGTATATAACTCTATACACTATTTTGCAGTGAAGCCTTAAGAATCGGAGCAATGATACAATGGCATATGATTTTAGAGCAAACCAAATAAGATTAAACAGAATTATCTCTTCTGGTTCCGTTCCAATTTACGTTTATCCATCAAGTAGCGCAACAAACCTTCAAGGTGGCATAAACTTTTCCACAACTGGGATCGGCACAGATGTTTTTCTTTTTGTTTCTGGCTCTACAACTGCTATATCTCTTTTTGGTGGAAACGTTGTTGCTTCTGGTTCTATTCGCTCTTTTGCCGGTTTAACCGGCTCTCTTCGATATATCGATGCTTCTAACAATCCTTTTCTTGTTAGTGGGCCAAACATAACCGCAAATTATAACTCATTAGGTCAATGGGAAATCTCAGGGTCAGCAACTAACTTTTTTACATCTCCTAGTAGTAATGTTGTTAATACCACAGGTTCTTTTGAAGCAACATATCTTTCTGCTTCTACAGGAGCAGAAATAACAGGTTCTTTAATTGTTAATGGTGGTATCACTGGTTCATTAAGTGGTACTTTAGCTAGTAATCCTTTTGTTGTTGCAGGACCAAACATAACAGCAAATTATAATTCATTAGGTCAATGGGAAATAACTGGTTCCGGTGGTGGAGGAAATGATTTCTTTTTCTCCAACACACTTAATATAATTGAAGCTTCTGGTTCACTTTATCTATCTGGCAATCTACATAGTTCGTTTTTATCTTCCTCAAATGGAGGAACAATAACAGGTAGCTTTATCCAAGGAAGCGGAGGGATTGCTTCTGGAATTGAATCTCATGCCGAAGGTTCTGGAACAACAGCTTCTGGACAATATGCTCATGCAGAGGGACAAAGTACAACTGCATCAGGGCAAGCTTCCCATGCTGAAGGTGTAAGTACAACTGCTTCGGCCTTATATTCTCACGCTGAAGGTAACGCAACACAAGCTATTGATGATGGTGCTCATGCAGAGGGCAGAGAAACTCTAGCTAGTGGACAATATTCTCATGCAGAAGGTTCTGGATCTGTGGCTGCTGGAGACTATTCTCATGCTAGTGGTTTAAACACTGAAGCCTTTGCAAACTATCAAACTGCTATTGGCACATTCAACACATTGAGTAATAACGTTTCTTTGTTTGTTGTTGGGGATGGTGCAGACGCACTTAATCGTCATGACATATTAAGAGTTAATACTGGAATCGTTGAAATTACGGGCTCTTTAGCTAATGGTGGGTCGGTGAGTGCTGTTGGGTTAGCATCGCACGCCGAAGGAAATTTAACCACAGCTTCTGGTTTTTATTCTCATGCAGAGGGTTTTCTTGCTGCTGCTACTGCTGTAGGAGCACATGCGGAAGGCTTTGGAACAAATGCATCTGGTCCATATTCTCATGCCGAAGGTTTATATTCAGCTACAGATGGTGAATATGCACACGCAGTTGGTTATAACACTAGAGCAAGTGGAACAGGTTCTTTTGCTGCTGGTTTAGGGACCAGAGCCTCTGGCTCGACTGATGGAGCAGTTCCAACAACAACTCAAGCAGCTCTTGGTAAATTTAACATTAGTAACAACACAGATTCTTTGTTTGTTATTGGAGACGGAATAGACAATAGTAACCGTCATGACGTATTAAGAGTTAATAGTGGTTCTGTTCAAGTAACAGGTTCTCTTGAAGTGCTTGGTGGAATAACTGGTTCATTGAGTGGAACTGTTGCAGGTAACCCTTTTATAGTTGCTGGTACTGGTATAACAACAAATTATAATTCTCTTGGTCAATGGGAAATTACGGGCTCAGGTGGTGGAACTAACTACTTTACCGAAATAGCTTTAAACTCTATTGCAACAACTGGTTCTGTTGCTATGACATACTTGTCAGCTTCAACAGGAGCTGAAATAACAGGTTCTTTTATACTGTCCAGCTCAATTCCAGCAGTTATTCTTACTTCAGTCAGACATGGCGCACCTTCTGTTACAGCAACTGGATTGTATGCATATTCTCAAGGTTATTCTACAGCCGCTCAAGGAAATTATTCCCATGCCGAAGGAAATAGTTCTGTCGCTAGTGGTGTGTCATCTCACGCAGAAGGAAATGGTACAACAGCTTCTGGTATATATTCTCACTCTGAAGGATATCAAACAGCAGCAAGCGGTCCACAATCTCACGCAGAAGGTCAGGCAACAACGGCAAGTGGCGATCAATCTCACGCCGAGGGGTATTTAACAACCGCATCGGGTTACGCTTCTCACGCCGAAGGTGTTTCCACAATAGCTTCTGGATATAATTGTCACGCAGAGGGTTATTCAACATCAGCGGGCAGCATTTCTGCTGGGAATGCTCACTCCGAAGGTGCTTACACAACAGCTTCTGGTGATAGTTCTCATTCTGAAGGTGCTTATACAATAGCTTCTGGTCCTGCTTCTCATGCTGAAGGTTACAGTACAAAATCTAGAGGTAATTATTCTCATGCCCAAGGTTGGGGTTCAGAAGCATATGGCGCAGGCTCTTTGGCTGCGGGTTTGTATACAATCGCTTCCGGCTCTGGCCCCACTGACAATCCACCAACAACAACACAAGCATCTTTTGGAAAGTATAATCTAGCAAACAATACAGATTCATTGTTTGTTATTGGAGATGGGCTAAACGCATCTAATCGTCGTGATGTATTAAGAGTTAACTCTGGATCAGTAGAAGTTACAGGGTCATTTAACGTTACGGGCTCTGTTGCTGCAATCACAGACGTATTCAACATAAATAGCTTTAACATTGTACCATTATGGAATCATGCAACAACTTCACAAGCAGCACCAAATACACTTTTAAGCGGTTCTTTGCTTGTAGATAATATGCCTTCTAATGGGATTGGATTGTTTGACATGAATGTTGTGGCAACAGATGATGCAGCAGTAAATTTTGGTTCATGGAAAATGGTTGTAACAATGACAGCTTCATCGAACGTTATTAGCGTTGCTGGTGTAACGGCACTTGATAATATATTGGTTGGAACAGATGGAGCAAGCTGGGATGTTAACGTTAACGGTTCCAACGTTGAAGTTACCGGCTCTCTCAGCGGAGCAGGGTCCGTATATTGGATGGCCAAACTAACTCATAAAATGGTTCTATCTAGCTCTGGTCAAGTTATTTACTAACTCTAGCTAGTAACAACTATTAACTTTGTTTGCCGCAGTTCTTTAACAAGGATTGCGGCAAACTTTTTTTAGCGATATATATCCGTTATGGCAATAGAACGTAAAGCGATCTTAAGCACGTTATCGGATAACAAACAGTTAGTTTTACCAACAACCGCAAGTGTTTCTGGTTATGATTTAAACACAGGCAACTTAGTTTATTTCAACACAGGGTCTAATGAATGGTCCGTGCAAGAAACAATAAGTGGTAGTTCTGGTATATTTGCTGATCTTACAGCTTCAAATTTACGTTTAACTGGGAGTCCCGGTACTATAGTTAACGAAGTTGGACCACTTATTATTAGTAGTTCTGTTGGTATAACAACAAGTGGTTCTATTATTTTTTCTGGTTCACGTTCAGATTTAGGAACAGAAGAATCATCTGTGCTTGTAAACGGCGATATCTTTGTTTCTGGTGGGATCGGAACAAACGACTATCTCCAGCTAAAACCAGTTGGTTCGCTTCGTATTCCAACTAACACAACATCTTCATATATTTATACTTCTGGGAGTACCAACGACCTTTATTTTACGCAATACAGCGGACCTTATACCAACACAACACGTTTACGCTGGATAGAAGGAAACCTGTCAACAGGTCTACTTCATGGCGGTGTTCTTTCTACTACAAATGGAACAACCACGTTTTCTGTAACATCTGGTTCTGGTATTATTGTAGACTTCAATGCGTCAACAACAACTGATCCATATCCCACAATTAAAACTATAACATGGCCTTTGTCTAGCAGTATACCATTATACTACAGTGGTTCAGCGCAAATCACATATGTTGGCATTGATACTAATGGTCAAGTAGTTCAACGCACATCTCCTTTTTCTGGTGTTGATTATCAAGACTACATTTCGCTTGGTAGAATTTTGCATCAATCAAATGCGGTCAGTAACGGGACAATAACTTCTCCATTTATTTCTTATGGCCAATCGACTTGGAATGCAGATTTCAATCGTGCATTTGGTCCTTTAAAGATATCTGGACATACTCTTGCTCCTTCTGGTTCTGGCATAACTTTGGCTATTACAAAAAGTGCTGGCGATTCATATGTTGAGGGTAGAAACTATACCACCGACCCAAACAGCCCAAACCTTATTCTTGGCTCTGTAGAAGGTGCTCAACTGTCCTCAAAGATTTTCCGTATTTATAGCGACACTTCTGGTACACCCACCATTTTAAACAACGGAAACTTAGGTTACACAGATATTGAACCCGGAAAATACAATCCCGGCAACTTAGGTGTCACAAGCTCCGTTGGTTCCGGTAAGTTCACCATTCAAAGAGTATTTTGGTTTCCAAACTCTGTGAACAAAGCGTTTTTTGTTTATTATGGAACAACAGAATATGCAACTTTAGATGCAGCACAATCCAGTATTCCAACAGATTTCTTTGTTGAAGGAGCAAATACTGCTGGTGCAGCTATTCTTGTTGCATATTTGATTGTTGCTTATAACGCAACGAACTTAAACAGTTCCACTCAAGCTCGTATTTTGCAGGCTGGATTGTTTCGAAATAATGGTATTGGAGGAGGAGGTGGAGGAGCAACAACCCCCGGTGGTAGCGACACATATGTTCAATTTAATAACAACGGGACATTTGGTGGTGATGCTGATCTCACTTTCAACACTACTACAAATACTCTTTCGGCAACAAACATACAAGTTTCTGGGATTGTTGGAGTAAGTGGAAGCGTAACTCTAGGTGATGCATCTAGTGATGTTATCACAATTACAGGACGACTAACAGCATCCCAAGGTATAAGTGCTTCAAGTAACATATCAACCGCAGGAAACCTGCTTGTTCAAGGTAATTCCCAATTCACAGGTTCTGCATATTTTGGTGGTGCGGTTGGTCAAACTCTGATAAACACAAGTGATACCGCACAACCAATATTGTATGTTTCTGGAACAGATACAAGAGGTGGTGCTGGATACTTCAACTTTCTAAAAGCAACAAACAATTATTCGACAGCGACGAATCGTGACAAGTATTTCCGATTGGATGGTACCGGAAGTTTGCAAGTTGTTAACAACGCATATTCAACTACTTTGCTGGAGCTTACTGATACAGGAAACTTAAAAATTGCGGCGGGCAGTTCGTATTTTGGACCAGTAAAAGAATCGTTTGCTTCGAAAACTGGTGCAACAGGTACGGTCACACATGATTGCGTTACAAGTAGTATCTTCTATCATACAAGTCCAAGTAATAACTGGACCGCAAACTTCACAAACTTAAATTTGTCGTCTTCTTACGCTACTAGCGTAACAATGGTTATTTCTCAAAGTTCTACGGCTTATTTGCCAACAGCGGTACAAATAGATGGAGTAGGACAAACTCTTAACTGGCAAGGAAACGTCACTCCAATTGGAACGCCAAGCAGAAACAACGTTGTTACATTTAGCATTTTAAACAATGCTGGCACTTATATTGTATTAGGGCAGATTGTATCGTTTTAACGATGAAGCGGGTTTTAAATGTTTAGTTCATTTAGTGGTGCAAATCAAGCTGGTAGAAAATTTGTTGCTCGTTTTCGGTATTTTAGATTTTATGGAACAAAAGTAAGAAACCCAAGTGCTGATGCCCCAACATATCCAAACGGACTTATTCAAATGAGCGAGTTTATTATGTTACTTGGAAATACCAGAATCGATTATACTGGTGCAACAGCAACAAATCCCGGTGGAAATAATCCGTCAGGAGAAGAGCCATCAAAAGGTATCGATAACGATCAAAATACAAAATGGTTGGATTTGAATTTTAACACCAATCTTTATTCTATTTTACAAGTTGATTTTGGCTCTGTGCGACAAGCCGACGCTTTTCAATATCGTACAGCAAACGATGTTGATGGAAGAGATCCTATTCGTTGGCTTGTTCAAGGCAGTAATGATGCTTTGGTTTGGTATACTGTTCATGATCAAAATTCCTCGGATGCCACGATAACAACTTCCAGATTTACTTTAACTCAAGTGTTTTACTTTAATAAAAACTACTAAACGTTAATTGATTGGTATATATCGATATGGTTACAATAGCAAAAGAACGTAGACCACTTTTTGTTCCAAATGAATCTGCAACGGCTGTTATATCAAGCTCGGTAGTTGTTAGTGGTGCTGTTCAAGTTACAGATTCCTTGTTAGTTAAACAAGGAATAACTGGTTCTTTAAAAACTACTATAGCAGGAAATCCTTTTATTATTGCTGGAGCGAACATAACAACCAACTATAACTCATTAGGTCAATGGGTTATTACAGGAACCGGAGAAGGTGGAGGAAGTGGTGGTGGTTCAACTCCAACACCAGTTGACGTTTCTGACACAAACATAGCTTTAACGAACGAAAGTATTGTTAATATGGTTGGGTTAACAGCACCCAGAGTTGTAACACTACCATCATCTCCTACTGCTGGAAAAACAATCCAGTTGTTAAATGGTGATGGATCAGCAAGTAGTTCGAGTTATGTGTTAGTGACAGGTTCTTCTGGTGAATTAGTGGATAGTAAAACTTATCCACATGTAGCATTGTTACAACCATATAGTTTTACTCAATATATGTACATTGGCAACAACTGGGTTCCTATGCTCACAAAAACAAAAAAGCTGGAAGAAAGTTGGATCGACTATGCAAGTAGTATTGGTCTTACATCTACAAGCACCGGATATCAAAACGTAACGATAGGTGTTCAGTTTACTTCTATTTCTGATTCTGTGTTGTTTGGATATAGATTTAAAGTAAATGTAGATTCGTCAAAAGATTTTGATATAAAGGTTTGGAACAACAATCAAGCTTTAACGACACAAACCATAACTGTAAATGGTGCAACAGACACATTATATACTTTTGATAATCCTGTTATATTATCTAAAGGAAAAACATATTTCCTGACATTTAGAGAAACAAGTGGATCTAATTTCTATTATTTGTATTATGTTGGATATGGTGCTTTTCCTGCAAATTTTAAAACATCTGCATTGATTTTAAACGCTGCTTATTGTTATGGAGATTATGATTCGCAACCAGTTCATTACCTTAACCAAGCAGTTGGGGTTTTTGCTCCAATAGAGCCAATTATATTTGCTTAACTATATATCTTTTAAAGGTAATACATGGCAAACTCAATAGACTTTCGTGCAGATCAAGTTCAAACAAGTAAAATTATTGTAACCGGCAGTGCTCCAGAAAAAACTTTATTGATTTACAGTATTGATGCTGATGGAACTCCACCAAATCAAGGAAACATCGATCCAACTGTTTTTAATACAAGCAGCATTGGTTCAGATGTGTTTTTCTTTGTGTCAGGTGCTGTTGGTGGTAGAGGAGGAACAGATCCAGTTATAGCTGTTATTGGTGGCGATCTTCACGTTTCTGGTAACCTAACAGTTGATGGAACATATCCTGCTGGTGGAGGTGGAACAAATTACTTTACCGAAATAGCTTTAAACTCTATTAAAACAACCGGATCTGTTGCTATGACTTTTCTTTCGGCTTCAACGGGAGCCGAAGTAACAGGCTCGCTTAAAGTTCTTGGTGGAATAACTGGATCACTAAGCGGAACTGTTGCTGGTAATCCTTTTATAGTTGCCGGATCAAACATAACAGCAAATTATAATTCGTTAGGTCAATGGGAGATCACAAGTTCTGGAGGCGGTGGTGGAGGAATAAACTACTTTACTGAAGTAGCTTTAAATTCTATTGCAACAACCGGTTCTGTTGCTATGACTTTGCTTTCTGCCTCAACAGGAGCCAGAATAACCGGGTCAATAACACAAGGGGCTGGCAATACCGCTTCTGGTACTGATTCTTTTGCAAGAGGTAATACTACTGTAGCTTCTGGGCAATATGCTTTTTCTGAAGGTTATGGAGGTTGTCTTGCTTCTGGAGATTATTCTCACGCTCAAGGTTATAGCACGGTAGCTTCTGGTCAAGCTTCACATTCAGAAGGTATAGGAGGTACAGCTTCTGGTTTATATTCTCATAATGAAGGAGGATATTCACAAGCGCAGCAAGCTGGCTCCCATTCTGAAGGATATTACACGAATGCCAACGCAGTATATTCGCATACAGAAGGTGCTAATACTGTAACAACAGGTCCATATTCCCATGCAGAAGGTGGTTATTCTACCGCTTCTGGCACAGCAGCACACGCCGAAGGAAATGGCACGGTAGCTTCTGGCAATTATTCACACTCAGAAGGTAGAAGTACAACAGCTTCTGGTCAATATGCTCACTCTGAAGGAGATACTACACAGGCTAATGGTTTAGGTTCTCATGCTGAAGGTTATTTGTCGGTAGCAAACGGTATTGTTTCGCACGCTGAAGGTGTTAACACAAATGCTTTTGGTACGGGTTCGTTAGCTGCTGGTCTTGGAACTATTGCTTCTGGTGCTATCGATGGAGTTTCGCCACAAACAACCGTTCAAGCAGCGTTTGGTAAATACAACTTAGGAAACAATGTAGAATCTTTGTTTGTTATCGGAGATGGTTTAGACGGATCTAATCGTCACGATGTATTAAGAGTTAACTCTGGCTCTGTTCAAGTAACAGGTTCTCTTGAAGTTCTTGGAGCAATAACTGGGTCAATCAGTGGCACCGTAGCAAGTAACCCGTTTATTGTTGGTGGAGCAAACATAACAACAAACTATAATTCACTTGGACAATGGGAAGTAACTGGTTCTGGTGGTGGCTTTACAGCAGCAGATCTTGTTGCACTTACGCAAGCAACAAATCCCGAACTTAATGATGATTCGCTGGCATATGTTGTTATCGATCCATCTGGTACACCTGCAAGCAGAAAAACCACTCTGGCCCGTATGGGAGCCCTTCCTGACTCCTATCTCGATATGGTTACATTACATCAAACTATTGGAATTCCATCATCGGGTGATTATACTATCGGTGTGCGGTTTTATCCCGCTAGAGCATCGCAAAAATGCACTGGCATTCGTGTGTATTGGAGAGGTACATCGTCAGTAACACTTAAGCTAGGATTATATGAAGTAGGGGTGGGTGGTATTCTTGCAAGCGGAAACGTTACCACAACCACAACACCCGGAATTTACACAGTAACGTTTGGTGGTGCAGTAGCTTTAGATCCCAAAAAACAATATATCGCTAGCTGTTACGAAACCAGTGGATCTGTATTTCTGAGTTATGCTGGAAATCTTACAATTCTAGCTCCACCTTTAAGGTTTAGGGATTACCATATCACCGATTCATATTATTATGATACTGGAGATATAAATCCTACTCTTCCTTATGTTGGGTATGTTGTTGAGCTGGAACCACTTATCTCTGGATGATATCATATCAGTTTATAGATTGTTTTTCATCTGCTAGCTTTGATAGCATGGAACAGTCTAACGCTGAAACAATCACTGATATTGTATTGAAAAATGAACTATATATTCTACCTCTTTATTCCATTAGGGAAAATGGTGTTTGTTCATGCGGTAAAGAAGATTGTTCTGCTCCCGGCAAACATCCTTTGTTTCGCTACAACTGGAAAATCATTGCTTCAAACAAACCAGATAAAATCCTTGATTGGTTCGAAGCTTATAACAAGATGAATTTTGGTCTTGCCACAGGAAGACTATCAAAAGTCACAAACAAATATCTAGTAGTTATTGATGTGGATGCCCAAGAACATCCATTCATCAAAACACTTCCAAATACGTTCTCATATAGAACAGGATCAGGTGGTCATCATTTTTGGTTTTGGTCAAAGTATCCAATTAAAAACTCTGTGTCACTTCTTGCGGATAAGGTAGACGTAAGAGGAACAGATGGTTATGTTGTAATTCCTCCAAGCAAACATAAAAAAGGTTGGTATGCTAAAATCAACAACGTTGATATCGCTGATCTACCACAAAACGTTCTTGCAACGTTGCTTGCAAAGCCTCAACCAAAAACAACCGCAAAGGTTAAACCCAGAGTTAAATCCCCGCCAACCAACCAGTTTAAAACATGGGTTCAAGAACCTGTACCCGTCATCAGAACAATGATGCAAACAATGCTTATCCCTAATGGAATAAGAAATGTTGTAATGCATAGATTGTTGTCTTCAGATCGTGCTAAAGGCTGTTTAAAGGCAGAACTTGAACAAAACGCACGAACATACATTAAACGTGTAGAGAACCCAGAAACGTTTTTAAATGAGATTGCTACCATTGTTGAGTCGGTTATGAAATATCCAGCTTATAACAACTCACATGAAAAAGTTAATCAACTATACGTTACATGGTTAAAGAAGAACAAAAAGAATGGTGCTGCTCCAGCAAACTTACTTCAACAACTACAAACGCTGGATGACAAGTTTTTTTCTTTGCTGCAACCATCTGATGTGAAACTGCATCGTTGCACCTTGGATCAAGTTATAGAAACAAGACTAATATGGATTAAAGCACAAGGCTTAACGAATGTTAGCAACTACAAGCAACAGTTACTTGCCAAGAAACTAGTTGATCTAGGTTTTAAACGTCATCGTACCGCTAAAGGTAACTTTTGGAACATCAACTTAGAACAAGTGCTATAAACCCCTTTAAAATGCAGGGAAATAAAAAGAAAAAAATACCTTTAGATATTCATGGCTGTATGATATTCTAATAGTATGAAGAAGAATAACACCAAGGTTGCTAACTCCTCAAGCAAGATTGCGAAGCTTGTTGCCTCGCTCGGAGGTATTACTCGCTCTTGCAACGATGTGCGTCATTGCTCTCGTTGTAATCAGCCTCTTACCGATCCTGCATCGTGGGAGCGTGGTATCGGTCCTATTTGTGCAAAGAAGGATACGCACCTTTTTGCAAAGACCATTCCTGCAAACTTCACCCTTGCTACTGCTCATGCACTCGGAGTGAAGGTCGATATGCTTCCCGCTGCTGTGCGTTCTGTGTGGACTGCACTCAACGATTTTCTCTTTGAAAAGAGTGAATCTGCTATGAACGCTGCCAGCAACACTGGAACGTTCACGTTTCATTTTTCTGGTGAAGATTGTAGGCAGATTGCCAAGGTTATCGATTTCATGCTTTCGTTTGCGATGGATCGTGATAACAAGCATCATCTTATTCAAATTGTGAAGCATCTCGGCTTTATCGGATTGGCTGGTGTTCTTTCTGGTGAGAGTTCTACTGGTGAAGCAGAGCTTAAGTTTGACAATGGCAAGTTGTTTCTTACCGGCTCTAGTAACAAGGCTGGCTTCAACGCTATGCGTGTGATTCCCGGTATCGTTATTCCTCGCAAGCGTGGTGGGCCTTTTGAGGCTCCCGCTGCTCGATACGAGAAGTTTATCGCTGCTTGTATGGAGTTTTGGCCTTGCTTTGATGGCAAGGTTGACGAGATTGTTGAACAGTGCAAAGCTTGGATTGCTGCTAACCCTGTCAAGGTTGCAGAGCAGCGCAAGCTTACCGGAAAGCCTGTAGCTCACATCATTAATCGTTCAACCGATTTTACGCTTAAGTTTGATTGGGACAAGTCTGTTACTCGTAGGCTTATTGACGAGATCAAGAACATCCCTGCTAGGGAACGCTCTTATGATGCTGCATCGAAGCTGTGGGCTATCAACAAGCAGCACAAGGATAGCATTGTCAAGCTTTTTGGCGAGCACTACGATATTCTTGAGTGCGATGGTGGTGAGACTCCTGCTCCTGTCAAGAACACTTATAAGCCAAGTTTTGTTGCTCGGGGTGGCCGCCGGTCGTATAACTACTGGGCATAATTGCTGATAGCGAAACGTATTTAACATTGCGAGGTAAAAATGGATAAAAGCGACATTAACCGTCTTAACAAATCGATTCTAAGTCTTCAATATTACAGTAATATCCTACCATATATTTCGGTGTGTATTGGTGCGGTTCTAGGTACTGCCAGCATTATTCCACTTCATGCTGAATCCGTAGCAAACCGTCTTGGTATTATTTTCATTGGTGTGTTTTTTGGGTATTATCTTGGCAGAGTTATAACCAAGATTTTGGATGCGCTAGTACAGATTCTTCGATCTCAGGTAGAAATGATTTATCATCTACCTACGAAGAGTGAAGAACCTACCGTTGAGGTAGCACCAACCACCGTGGTTGCTCCTACCGTGCCGGAAGCTCCAGTTGTAGAATCGACTCCGGTCAAGCAAGAAACTGTTGTAGAGGCTCCTAAAGAGCCCGAGAAGGTTGGTAAAAAGGTTGCAATGAAGCGTAAAGCAAAAGGCTAACAATCAAGCTTGAGCGATTGTAGATCGCATATCATCCTTGATATCTTCAGCTTCGGCCAGCATCTTTTGGATGTTGGCTTCGAAGCTTTTTTTGTATTCATCTGTTAGAACTAGTTTGCCTTCGGCAGATGGTATAACTTGCACCAAACGAAGATTGTCATGGATGCTTGTTCCTGTAAGCATAGCCAATTGAAGTAGCTTTGCTACTTGTGCAATGAATTCGTCGCTAAGGTTGTAACGTTGTGTGTCACTCATGTTTTGATTCCTCTCTGTTGTATAGATTGGCAAGTTGCTCAACTATTGTTTTATGTTCGTCAGATATGTTTTCTGGCATTGCAATATAAGTCGATAAGAAAAGATCGTTTCTTTCTGATGCATTAGGGCCAGAATATAAACCTTTGCCTTTGATTTTAATGAGTTGATCCACTTTTGTAAGCGGAGGAAATCTAACGTTAACGGTACCACCTTCAATTGTTTCAACGGGATGCACACCACCTAACACAGCAATATGATATGGAATAGGCACATGCATTATCAATCTACCGCCAGCACCAAGCTTGATGTTCGATGGATAATCTACTGTTATGTTGACCAACACCATACCATATGGTGTGTTGATGTTTAACTGAGTTTTTGTGAACAATCCTTTTGGAATATCAAGCTTGACTTCTTTTTGTTCGGTAGAAAATCCTGCTCCATTACACAAATCACATCTAGGATAGCAAACACCTAAACCACCACAAAAATTGCAACCATTACCTTGACAGGTTTTGCAACGTTCTCCTTTGCCGATAGCAGTGCCAAGACATTTCGAGCATTTGTTTTTGAGTGCTATAGCAATTGTTTTTTCTTGATTTTTAAGTGTTTCTGCTAAAGTAAGAGCAATGTTTGTTTGGTGTCTGGGTATGTTGATGTTTTGAACAGTTGCAAAATTACCAAACAAGCTGGTGAACATTTCTTCGGGGCTAGTAAAGTTTTGGCTGCGAAAAAAACCAGAGCGTTTTGGATTTTGTTGTTGATCGTATTGCATACGCTTTTGAGGATCACCAAGAACTTCATATGCAGAGTTTATTTTTTTAAACGTTTCTTCTGCTTGTTTGTTGTTGGGATTACGATCTGGATGGTATTGCATGGCTTTGCTTCTAAAAGCAGCTTTAACTTCTTCTTGAGAACAATTTTGGTTTAAACCTAATATATCGTAAAAGTTCATGCTATCGTTTTCCATTGTACAGTAAGTTCATATATATGAATAGAATACTGGCTAACCGTTGGTTTTAAAACTTAAAGAATTCTCGTTATGGCATATGATTTTAGAGCTTCCCAAATACGCACAAACAAGATCATTGCTTCTGGTTCTACAGGTACCAGTGCGTCCATATTACTTTATGGATACGAGAACGATGGTGAGCCACCGTTAGCTGGAAACATTGCATCAACATTTGACACAGGAAGCATTGGAGCAGATACCTTTTTCTATATATCTGGCTCAGAAAATAAAAGATCGGTTGTTGGTGGTGGACTAACATTATCTGGAACGGTTGTTGCGTTACAAGGTTTACCCCTTGGACAGAACCTTCCAGATTTATCTTATCAAGAAGGATTGTTTGAAACATGGACAGCAACCACAACAATTGGTCACGCTATCAAAGAAATAAACAACCTTTTAAAAGCTCTTGCTCCATCTAGACCTCCTTATCTATCTTCCCTTTCTTCTAACAACGCAGGGAATACAGGAAGATTAATGGTAGATGATGCTCATCCATATAATGAGCATTTTCCAGTTCCTTCAAAAAGCGTAGATGATTTGTATGCACCAGCTACAAACAATTTTGGTATTTTTCAAAGTGGCTCTACACTGTCTGGAAAACTAGCAGACAACGTTGGTATAGGACCGGGTTCGCCATTCGCAGCTTATTCAACTGGTTCCTTAAATCAAGGAGATACAGGAACATTAAACTTGTATCTCAATGATTCAATTGTCCGCACCGTAAACTTAGCAACAGAAGGCGCAGTTAACGATTCAGAAACCGGTTTTGTTTTATCAACAACACAAAGCGTATTGTTTCCAACAACAGGTATAGCTTTCGAGGGTTTTAAATATCGAACCGGTTTATGGAAGATAGGAGCTTCTCACCAACGTCGTGGTTATAACACCATGAAGGTTGTACATCAAATCAATGGTACCAGCCACACAACAAATGAAATTCAATGGTTTATCGATGGTGAAGGTGAAAACATTGTTTATAACAATGAACAAATAACTGGATTGAGTTTAACTGGTACAAAGTATTTGTCTGGTGTTGCGTATTACACAGGTGGATCATTTGAATATTCTGTTATAGGTTCAAACGTTTACGATGGAAGTGTATACAGTCATAACTTAGTTCAATATACAACAAACTATGGTTTACAATCTGTAGCTGCTGAATATCTTCCTGCTGCTGGTGGAGATCAAACAAAACTTTTCGAAGTTTTTAAAAACGTTTTGTTTCAAACGTCAGGCATTCGTTTGCTTGATGGATCGGTTTCTATTCGAACAACAATTCCAACAGTATTCGGCCCATCAGTTCAAAGTTCTGGAGTTGCTGTAAGCCACATATTACTTGATAATGTAGCAAATACTTCTACAAACATAAATGAAACGTTTACTTCAGAACTTTATCGTTTACCTTCAAATTCTGATTTTAATAGCACAGCATTAGTTACAGGTTCATGGGATAGTAGTATTTCACTTGTTGAAGCTTCTACGGTAGGATACAATGATGGGTTACAAGTTGTAGAAGCTAAGTTGAAACGAGGTTCAGTTAACTGGGGAGCTATAGCAAACGGTCCTGTAGGTAATGTTGATTACAGCACAGGAATGGGTACTGGTGACAGAACATATTATCGTATGTTTATTGGCACGGATGCGGCAGCAAACTTTGTTTTGCGTATAAACGGCTCAGGTGCGGTTATTGTTCACGTATCTGACATATTTAGTGCAGCTAATCAAATGAAGGTGGAATTTAAAGCTCCCACACAAACAGGTTGGTTATGTGCATACGATGATTTTATAAGCGGACAATATAACGATGGCAACGGTGGTAGAGCTGCTTCTTTCGGAGTAGGAAGAGCTTTAAACACAGATTGGGGTCTTACAATTGGTGTCAAGAACATAGTCAGTTCAAACTATAGGGTATATCTTAAAATCACAGTACCCTACAACTTTTCTGGTTCTCTTTCGAATATCTTATTTACTTTCTTGTGATTTAATCAATGGCGTTATCTGATGCGAACAAAGCTGCCTTAGCATTTAAAAATACTCAAGGTAAAGCTCATACAGCCACAAATAAAGAACTAGGAAACGAAGAAGAAGAGTTTCGTTTTATAGTTGGTTCTGACACTGTTTGGCTGTCACAACTTACAGATACACCAGATCCTGCATTAGTTGAGCAGATTCAAGCGACTCTACTTCCAGATCCAACATCTAACGGTAGAGCCTTTTTCACATATTATCCTGCTGGGCATCCTAAAGCCGGTCAAAGAATTAATAACACTGTTCCTCACTCGTTCAGCAACGCATATGAAGCCGTTATTAGGGCAGCAGACGGAACAAGAATAACAGAATTCGATTCTCGTGATTGGGTTTATCAATATCAGCCCGGTATTTTCTTTCAACAAATCGCTAATGCGAGTCCTGCTCCAGCAACCGCCACAATTTACATCTATAAAGGTCAAACACTTCAAAGCTTATTAGAATCTGGAAGTGGTTCATTAGGTGGTGGAGGGGCTCAATGGTTTGACACAGGAGATAGCTTTGCCACAACTGGCTCTGTTGAAATTCAAGGTCCAGAAGTTAGATTTGAAGGCAGTAACATTGTTTGGGAAAACGAACTTGTTAACAACTACAGCATTGATCCTTCAACCACTAGAGAACTTAATCTTATTTCCCACTATGGTATGACAGGTTCGGTATCAATATACGGAACTATGTTTACGTTAAACGTTCCTGTGACCGGCACAATGGTTGATGCAGAGTTTACCATTCTGGCAAAAAATACAACATTTACTGAGCATAGTCGTTTTAAGTTTTCTCTTTATATGTTCAATCAAGGTAATGGAACATTGTTTGTTAATGATCTTGTTCAAACAATTCCAAATATTACAACAAGTGGTTGGGATTTTAACATTCGTACTTTAAACGATCAACTTTTAGTTGACGTAACTGGCTCTGCACCTCACTTAATTGATTGGACCCTACATGGCAAGTTCGCTGTAGGCTAAATTAAAAAAACGTGTAAAAATACAGGAAAAAATTAAAAACAACGAAAAAATTCCAAGTGAGAAAATAATTATACAGTGACCAACCATTTGGTCAAATAGTGAATATAATGTCCTTGGGAGATCCAGATAATTCGATCATGGCTTACAAGGTACCTTGTATTCTCTGTTTTTCAACAAGAGGAACGTCATGGCAATTATTTCCAAGAAATACGCTCATCTAAACTCATCAGATAGCGGCTCACTTCACAAAAAGCTTGATGCCACAGAAGCCTACATTACAGGTTCTCTAACAGCAGCAAGCACACTTTTAGTATCAGGTCAAGCAGACTTCGATAACAAAATCGTTGTTGATCTTGATATCACTGGTTCTGCAAACCTAAGCATTGCTTCAGAATCACATCTCCAAGGTGCAGTTTATGCTGGTAACCTTCTAGATGTTGCTGGCGATGCTGACTTTGCACAAGCAGTTCGTATCACTGGTGAACTCACCGGCAGCGCAGCCGCATTGCTTTCCTCAACCCTCAAGGTTGACGGTCAAGCAGATATGGTTGACGTATTGCCACAATCTGATCTAGCATATGACCTCGGTTCAGCATCAAAACGCTGGGCAGAACTTCATGCTGGTACAGCAGCATTCACCAACCTTGAAGCTGATTACCTTGATGTTGCAATAACAGCATCAGTTGCTCAACTTACAGGTTCAGCCGGTGCAGTGTTCTCAGCAGGCGATATCCTCGTCCAAGCTGGTAAAGTCTCTGCATCAAGCGACCTCCAAGCTGGTGGTGCTCTTGCAGTAGCAGGTAACGCAGACCTCAACGGTACTCTCGATGTAGCTCTTGCCTCAGACCTTCACGGTGCAGTAACAGCTTACAGCACAATGAACGTTCAAGGCGCAGCAGACCTCGACAGCACACTAAACGTTGATGGTATTGCAACATTCCAAGACGACGTATACGCTAAGGCTGACCTTAACGTAAGCGGTGCTCTCGAAGTTGCTCTAACAGCTAACGTTGCTGGTAACTTCTCAGTTGCAACAAACAAATTCACCGTAGCAGCTTCAAGTGGCGACACAGCAGTTGCTGGTGACCTTATTGTTAGCGGCGACCTCACCGTCATGGGTGACCGTATCGAAGCACAAGTTACACAACTTGTTGTCGAAGACGGTCTAGTAACCCTCATGAGCGGCTCAACAGGCCGTGCAATGTCAAACAACGCAGGTATCGAAGTTGAAGTTGGTGGCAGCGAAATGCCAGCAATCAAATTTGCAAACGCAATTGGTGGAGCATCTGGTTCATGGGTATCCAACCTTGATTGGATTCCATCAATCGACCTCACCTACGACCTCGGTATTCCATCACAACGTTGGCGTGAGCTCAACATCTCTGGTGATGCCAACATCGGTGGCGCACTTGATGTTGCTGGTGCAGCAAGCGTAGGAGCACTCGATGCAGCAAGCCTCGCAGTAGCAGGTGCAGCAATCTTTAGTTCAAGCATTGCTGTTTCAGGTACAGGCTCATTCTCAGGAAATATCGACGCATTCCACGGCCTATTCTCTGGTGACGTTTCCGCACAAAGCGCAAGCTTTGCTGGAGATCTCTCCGTTCAAGGAACAGCCGGTGTGGTTGGTGCTTTCTCCGCAGGAAGCATTTCTACATTTGGTGACCTCTCAGCAAGATCTGGCAGCTTCTCTGGTGGCGTAACCATTCTCCAAACCCTCGGTGTTGCTGGCCAAGTGTCAATGACCAACAGCGCATCAATCTCCGGTGACCTACTCATCGGTAACGATTTGACCGTTTACGGTCAAACAACACTTGCTGGCCTCGCAGTAACAGGTCTTTCAGACCTTGACACACTCAATGTCACAGGTACAGCAGATTTCGCACAAAGCATCGACGTAGTAGGTTCTGGTTCCTTTACAGGCGACCTCTCAGCAGCAAGCGCAAGCTTCTCTGGTGACCTAGACGTATACGGCACAGCCACCTTCCACGGCACCTTCGCAGTGCCCGGAACCGGTGACTTCGGCTCACTCGTCGTTGGTGGCATCAACATGTCACCAATCTCTTCCTCAAACCCAGTTTCAACAGTTGACGCAGGTACAGCAGCAATGCTTTCCCAAACACTTGTTTCTGGTGACATGGCTAAATACGAAATCGAAGTTATCGCCCGTGGTGGTTCAAACGCCGCAGCATGGAAGATCTCCGTAGCAGCAATGCACGACGGCTCAGATGTTCAAGCAGCAGCAACCGAACTTTCCAAAGAATTCTTTGGTAGCCTCGGCGCACAACTCGACGTAGACATTCAAACCTACGCTGGTGGTATCGATATCATCGCTAAGGGTGCAGCATCAGCAGGAACAGTTTACTGGGATTGCCAAATCGTCAAGAAAATGGTTCTTGACTCAGGAAACGGCGCACGCAAATACTGATCTTTGATCGGTAAAAGCTGAAAAGCCTAACTGAATAAGGGGTCGGGGAGAGGTAGAAATATCTCTCCCCGATTTCTTTTTATCCTCTATGATAGTTTTCTTCTGCAAACATACGCAAAGCTGTATGCAGTTGCTCTAAGTCTTGCAAAGAAAATCCTGTTTCATCGTTACCAATGCGTTCAAACACAATCTCTGGGCGATAGTGTTTGCCTTGTTCTTTGGTATGGTATTCAACGTATCTTGCACGAAATACCCACGGCCCTCTTGTTCCAATAACTTTTTCGTTTAAAACTTTCATTTTTCACCTACAGATTTAGGTTGTATTCCAAGGCGTTGAATTGCTAATGCCCTAGCCATCTTTTTCTTGGCTGGATCTTTTTCTTTATCTGCTGCTTTTAGAAGAGCTCTTTCCTCAACGCTATATGCAGTAGCATCAGGATCACGGCTTTCTACTTTTGCTAGAACTTCTTTCCAACGATCAACTTGTTCTGGAGTAAAGCCTTCTTCTTTTAGCTGCTTTTCTTTTGCTGTTTGTTTTACTGATTCTTGTTCTTCCAGTGAAGCTCTTAGACCTAGAAGACCATATCCCATAAGATCTGAATAAGCATCTACTTTCTTTTCTTCTGTGCCTTCATAAGATGTGGCAATACGCATTAGCTTATCAAACACTCTAACAATGCAAAGCATATCTTTATATTGTTCTGGTTTGATTCCTTCTGGATATAGAACTTTTAAGAAATCACCACACTTGTCAAAGGCAGAGCCATATGCTTTGTTTTTACTTTCTACCAATTCACCAATATTGGTTGCTAGTTCTGTAAATGATTTAGTCATCAAAAAATCCTTTCAAATTCTTCTATTTTGTATTTTAATCCGATTTGCATTGGATTATCCAGCATATAACCTTCAACATCATAACAGTCAACACAATCTGTTAATTTCCAAAAATCAGATTTATAAACTGGGAAGGTTGTGTCTCCTTCACAATCTTCATCAATGGTTGTAATAACCATTTTATCTGCACGTTTGATAAATTGTTGATATATTGCTGCTCCACCTATAATCCATATGTTGTTTATGTTATGTTTTAAACACAACACTCTTGAAGCTTTTAACGCCTCATTAGGGTCATTGCAAACTGTAACGTTGTTTGGTAAGTTCAAGTTTTTTTGAGTGCTTACAACGACGTTTAAACGGTTTGGGAGAGGCTTACCAATGCTTTCATAAGTTTTCCTTCCCATGATAATAACAGAGTTTTGGGTTATAGTTTTAAAGTGCTTTAAATCAGAAGGTAGTTTCCACGGAAGCAAGTTGTTGTTTCCGATAACGTTGTTTTTACTTTTTGCAACAATGATCGAGACTATGCACATGAAACATCAACCAAAGGTTGTTTCAACGTCAAAAGATACTTTAATCTTTGGAATACGAAGGTGATTAACAATTCCGTGCTTCTTGCATTCTTCTGCATCCAAGAACCAATCTGCGTGGCCGTGTTCATGAACAAGTTTTGAAAAGTAAGGTACTTCTTTGCCGCAGTTGTCTGCCATGATTTTAAAGATCAACTTGTTAAGACGATCAGATTCCTTGGCATCTGCTTTGATTTCTTCAACCTTGCCCATAGCAAAACTAGCAACGTCGTGAATCATAACTGTTCCTGTTGGTGCCATATAACGATGACCTTCTGCTCCACAAGAAAGCAAAACAGCTCCGCAAGACATAGCTTTTCCCATGCAAATAGTTGCAACAGGAACAGTTGAAGCTTTAATCATATCAATCATCTTAAGAAGAGAATATACTTCTCCACCATAAGAATCAATTACAATTGGAATAATTGTTTGCCCTGTGTTTTGGGCACTAACCATTGCTTCAATAAACTCTTTAGCCGATTCTTCGTTGAACTTGTTAACGTAAATAATGTTTGGTGATTTATACTTCACCGAAACTTCTCCAGAATCCGTAATTTCTGGCTTTGCTAGCAGCGGATTTTTAATTTGTAATTCAAACATACGTTTACTCCTTTATAATACCACATTAGCATAACACAAATCTAAGATAAAGTTATATCTATAAACAATGAAAACCGTTAAGCTTTATCCTATTCTTTTCGAAGCAGACGACGCAAGTATGAACGTTGATATTGGGAAAGATGTTGCTGATGCTGTTAAAACAGCATTGGAACCTATAACCAAAGACGTTGATCAAATGAAAAAAGATATCAACGTTATTCAAAAATCCTCTGGGGAGAGAAAGCAAGAACCCACAAAGTCACGTTCAACTACAGGAGCAGATCAAACAGCAGCAGCAACTACGGTTCCCAAAGGACCGGGAACGATATCAACTACAGGAACCACCACATCTGGTGGCAATGATTCCTCTGCTCTCACCAAAGATGTAGAAACGATTAAATCTCAAGTCTCTACATTAACAGATATGGCAAAGAAAGCTCAAGAGTCTTAAACAGCCACAGGCAACTTAATCGACGGGTGATGTTGGTAACCATCCAATGTCACCTTGCCAAAATCGAATCCATCAATATCCGTAACAGTCTTAGCTAACATCAATCTAGGCATTGGATATGGTGTTCTATGCAACTGTTGTTTCAACGCTTCAACGTGGTTTGAATAAATGTGCAAGTCACCAAAGGTATGCACAAAATCTCCAACCTCTAGTCCACACACCTGAGCAATCATATGTGTTAGAAGCGCATATGAAGCAACATTAAAGGGAATTCCCAATCCAAGATCCCCGCTGCGTTGATATAGCTGGCAACTAAGTTTACCATTTACCACATAGAATTGGAACATCGTATGGCATGGAGCAAGAGCCATGTTAGGAATATCTCCAACGTTCCATGCAGATACAATAAGTCTTCGTGAGTCTGGACTAGTCTTGATCTGTTGAATCAGTTGTTTGATCTGATCAACACCGTTCCAATCTCTCCATTGTTTACCATAAACAGGTCCAAGGTTTCCATCCTTGTCTGCCCATTCATCCCAGATAGAAATACCGTTCTCCTTTAACCACTTAATATTGGTATCACCTTTGAGGAACCATAGCAGTTCTCCAACAACAGACTTCCAGTGAACTCGTTTAGAGGTTAGGATAGGAAATCCTAAAGACAAGTCATAACGAACTTGTCTACCGAATACCGAGATTGTTCCTGTACCAGTGCGATCAGTTTTTTCTACACCATTAGTGAGAACATCATTGATTAATTCGAAATACGTTTGGTCAACGTGATGATATGTCATGCTTAAAGCATAACAACAAAGAAAATTAATGTCAAAGCTTTAAATCTCTGAGAAAGCTTTCATACAAACGTCGAACAACATAGTTCTCATTCAATCCAAACGTTTGATCAACCAAAAGTCCGGCTTGGCTTAATTCATTAAGCGTGACGATTCCGTCGTCAAAATAAGCAAAGTTAACAGCCACACGCATGATTTTTCTTTTTTCTACTTCTTTTTCGTGTTCTTCGTCACTTTGCAACAAACCTTTTTTTGGGTCTGCTAACCAAGTATTCCAACTAGGAATAGAAGAATGTTTAGCATAACAATCGTCTTCAGTTTCTGGTGTTGAATTATCCAAGTCCAGTTTTTTTCTTTTTACATCTGGACGATCAGTAAGATATGCGCTCCAAACTGCTGCCGCTGTTGCAGAAACCATGCCTCTATCAGCAGTTAAACCAAAACCATATTCACCCAGCTTGGCAATCAAGCAATCATAAAGCATTGGGCCATAACCTTTAGCAACTTCAGTAAGACTGATAAACCAAGCGTTGTTGCATTTGTATTTATGTTTATCATTGTTTGGTTTGCAACTAGCTGAACCCCAAGGAAACATAGGTTTATCTGTTGGGTCTTCGTATCTTTCTATAGCAGATTCAGTTCCTTTTTCGACTTTTAAATTTTCAAAAGACTTTCCGTAATATGATTTACGAATATCATCCTGTTGATAAATTGTTTTACCTTTGTTGTTTATAAACGAAGCAGCCAAACGAATTTGACTTCCTCCCAACATTACTTTAACTTTGAAGTCGTCGGGAACGCTGTTGTTGAACTCTATTAAGTCTTTAACTTTTTTTGCTGGCATGGTTTAACCTTTTTCTCCTTTTGTCCAAGATACGCCCATAGCAGGTGGGTCTTTAAGGGTATCGTGTTTTTTGCTACGATAGTAGCCACCTTTACTTAAGTTTTTATTTATACGTTTGCTCAAGGTTTTATGGTAAGAAGGATTGTTATCGTCTTTAGCGTGAATAAAAGTATCTGAAGCAATACGTTTATTGCGGCCAACATATTTGTAACCCATCTTCTTAAGAAGCTTTGTATTGAATGCGGCTTCTAAAACAAGAAGTTGTATAAGTTCACGCAACAAATCGTTAACCATAATAATATATATCATGTGATACTCTAAAATAATAGGAGAACTAAAATGAGAAAATCTATCAGATCTGATCGTGACTTGTATAACTGGTTGTTTGAACAAGAAGAAAAGGCTGCTGCTGCTGGTGGTGGAGATGCTGCTAAAGATGCTAGTGCTCCCGATCCATTAACCGCAGAAAAAATTCAAAAGCTTTGGTCAATGCCATATGAACAGTTTGTTCAAGAATTAAAAAAAGTTGCAAAAGATCCAAAACTTCATGCATTCTTGGCTGCTGGCAAAAAAGACGGCAACCCCACAGACGAATCCGTAGCTGTTAAACCTGCGACAATCGCAGGATCAGCTTTGCAACCAACGCAAAGCGAAATCGATCTTTCGAACTCAGTTGCGTTTTCTTTTAAAAACCCCAGTCTTATAGCAAATTTTTATGCTGGTGGGGCTTGGAAGGGCGGCGACCCAATCATCACAGCCGGTGGAAAATATGTTATCGATGGTCACCACCGTTGGTCACAAGCAATGGTTTTCAACCCACAAATCCAGTTGGCTTGCATTGACATTGATATACCAGACCCAGAAATGGCTCTTAAGATGACTCAAGCAGCGATTGCGGTTACAAAGCAAAATGTACCAACTCAAGGTGTTAAAAAAGGCATGAACATATATGCCATGTCTCTTGAAGACATTATAACAAAATTTGTTTCTGGTCCATTGTTTATGGGCACGGAAGTTTTTGAACAACTTAAAGGAAAACTGGAAAATACTGCCAAACCAACGAGCATAATGTTTGCAAAACAACTTGCTTCAAAACAACCTTGGGCCAAAGATGTATTGAAACGGGTTGCTCTAGGTGCTGACTCAAACACTCAACCAGACACTGCATCAACACCGGGAGCGGTACCACCAGAGGCAGGCGAGTTTGGTGGAATGCGAAGCGGAGCAGCCGAAGGTGATGCCAGAGGTGCCCTTCTAGAAGTTAAAGTTGGTACGGTTTCAAACGATTATGTACAAGGTTGGTCAGAAGCTGCTGCAACTCTTGCAACAAACTGCAAAGCATTACCACCAGCAGGAAAGTTTCCTAGACCAATCATGCCTCAAACTGGTCTTGGTGATGGTGGCCCCGGCCCAGAAGGATTGGGCACGGCTTTGCAAAGCGGCGATATTAACGCAAAACCCGGTTTTGATATTCAAACAGAAAGCCGTATTCGCAAAATCCATCTTCCCGGCATTCGTCGTCGTTGGTGATAGTTAAAACAGGAGCTCACAACAATGTTAAGAGACAAAAAAGACCAAATCGTTTATCGTTGGTTGTTTGAGCAAGACGAAAAACAATCCGAAAGAAAAGGTGTTGTTCAGCAAGATGAGGGCGAACCGATTCCCGGTGACGCAGCACCAGACAAACAAGCTCACATCTTTGACTTTGATGATACTCTTGGTGTAACATCAGACTCTAACGGTATCATGATGTATAAAGATGGATCACCGGTTTGGAAAACAGCGCAAGAAGCACAAGCTTGGGTAACCCAAAACGGTTTGCAAAAAGAACTTCTTAAAGGGCCAAAAGGAAGTTCAATCGAACAACCAGATGGAGTAGAAGGATTCGCCGTTTATGTTAACTCCGCTGGTTTAACAAAAGCTCGTAAGCTTGCAGATATAAACCTTATAGCACCCGACAAGCCCGCACCGGGAAATCAAGAACAAGCCGGTAAGCTTGTTCTTGTTGCGGACTATAGCCCTTCTTCTACAGCTAAAAATGCTGAACCAATCGATTCAACGTTGAACCGTGTGAAGAACGCTCCTCCCGGTGCCGAAACTCAAATCATTACTGCACGTTCTGGTGAAAGTGCTATTAAATCTGGAGAACGATCAAATCCAAAAGATTTTGGTGGTAAAGAGCATCCACCTTCTGTTGAAACAGATTTGGCAAAGTTCATGTCTGATCAAGGCATAACCTTGAGCACCAAAGCTGGTCAACCAGTAAAAGGTATGGGTGGCGGCAACAAAGGTAAACAAATCAAAAAAACATACTTTGATGCACGCAAACCAGAAGAACAACCAGATGAAATACACTTTTATGACGACGATCCCAAAAACATTGATGATGTGCGTGCTGCATTAAAAGACGTTGATGCAGAAGTATTTTTGTATGGTCCCGGTGGCTTCGCTGATCCAAGTAAGCATCCTCACCCAGCCGGTACAGCTAGTGCAGATACTCCAAAAGAAAAATATCCACCAAGCGGTGCCAAAAAGAAAAAAGAAGAACAAGCAGCTCAACCATTGGCTGAATCTTTGGGTTTTGACTTAGATCGTTGGCAAAGAATGGCTGGAATCAAACGTCGCATACTTTGATTGACAATATTTCTCCTTGCATCACGACATATTCTTTTCGTGTTGCAACTCCATCATTAACAACCAATCCAATAACTTCTACATAAACATAGTTTGTTACATCAGCCACATAAACAGCTTTAACCAATCCTTTAAGCTTGTTGGTTGATATAACAACTTCATCAAACCTATTGGTGCCTTTCAACATATGTTGAGCGCATATATCAGGGTTTAATGATAAAACAACAAAGCTTCCAAGAGGCAACTCTAAAAGTTGTTGTTGGATTGACTTGGTTTTTGCTTGAGGTTTATTGCGTTTGAAAAAGTTGAACATGATTTGAAAGAAATATATATGGTTATGTATTGCTTCTCTTCTATTGGTTATGTTCCACTAGCATTAAAGATTTTAAACAAACCACATTTACGTTCCAAAGGCTTTATGGGATGGAATCAACCTCCCAACGATTATTATGGAATGCTTTTTGTTCATGAACATGAACATCCACAATCTTATTGGATGCATACCGTTCCTTTTGATATTGACTGCATGGGTTTTGACAAGCACAACCGTCTTGTTGAGATACTGAATTTAGAAGCTATGTCTACGGCCTCTAGAAGCTTTTCTAAGCCCGTCAAATACGTTGTTGAGGTAAGAGGTGGTTGGTGCAAAGATATGGGTTTAAAAGGCAACGAAAAACTAGTTATAAGGAAACTATGAAACTATATCCAATTGTATACGAAGGGGCAAGAACGGCAGAAGAAGCTTTATCAAAAGGCGTATCGGCTGTTATAACAAGAGGTCCAAAAGACACATATTTCAATCACATAACTTTGTTCGACAACGAGCGACTTTTAAAAGCTGCTCGACCCAGAAATTCAAAACCAACTGATGCATCCCGCAGTGCAGCCAACAGAGCTCTTGTGGGCACTATTGCTTATTTGAAAAATCAAAGATTTGATGATTTGTTTCAAATTAGCAGCAGCGGTGCTGTTAGCTCTTTTGGCCCTTTGGCTTATCAAATTGTGATGTATGTGATTAGCCCAGCTTGGCTTGCAAGCGACACAAGTTTAAAACCAGCCAGCCAAAGAGTTTGGGAAAAAATGTTTGAACTTTCTGAACGAGGAGTTTACGAACGCAAGTTCCTTGGGTTATATTCATACAGAGAAATATATGAAAGAATTCCTAAAAACTTGCCTCGCACCACATTTTATGATTATATCGATTTACTTGAAAGAGAACGAATTGCACCAACCGAAGAAGCATTTTTGGATTGGTTGAAAACAAACACGAACATTGAACCGCATATCGTTGGAAACTTTTGGTGTTATAGCAAAACATCTCACGATCCATTAATTGTTGATATGTTTAACAGTGGTGAAAATATTATAAAAGTTTTAGGCGATGAATATAATATCAACGAAAAAGATGCAAAACAATTGTTGAAAAATGCAGGCGCAAAACTATTCGACCGTTTGTATGGCTCAAGCGCAAGTGATTAAAATGAAACTAACCAACATATTATACGAAGCTGCTAAAACCTCTAAAGAAGCTTTAAAAGCTGGTTTAGGTTTATACATTTGGAAAAGCAGCGAAGAACTAGTTTTTATATTGTTCAGTCCCGAGCGTTGTATACAAGCAACTGAGTCATACTTTTCAAAACATCAAGACAGATTGAATTCAAAGGAAGAAGTTCTTGATTGGTTAGAAACGTATTTTGGAAACCGTGTAATTGTTGGTTCTGTAATGGCTACACGAAAAGATACGCCAAAAAGAGACGATCTTTGGATGGTTCTTACTTCTGCCGCAGTACAAAAATATGGGCCTTTAATATACGAAATGGTAATGGCTTCAATATATCCCAATTATATACGTTCTGATTTTACTCTTACTCCAGATTCACGTAGAGTTTGGAACGTAATGTATACTCGTTCTGATGTTGAACATAGCTGGATTGGAAACTGGGGTTCAGATGAACTTATAACCAGTTGGAATGTGTCAGATATGTTTGAGCAAAAAAACATACGGAATGTGTTGAATAAAATTGAAAACGAAACTCCGATAACAGAAACAGAATTCGATGTTGACTTTGTTCAAAAGCTAAACTCTGAAAACAACGAAAAACTTGGACCGTTTTATGCTTATCGTCGTTCTGGTGGACGATCAAAAGACGTATCGAAACTGATCGAAGCTGGTGATGCAGCTATCGAAGAATTGGCCGATAACTTTAACGTAAATAAACTAGATATTACCAATGTGTTAATGGGTGCTTATGGCAAGCAATTTGACCGGTTATATAAAAGGCATAGGAAACAATGATGAAATTATATCCGCTATTATACATAAACGAAGCAGCAAAAACCCCCGCTCAAGCTACTTCGGAAGGTGTTGCTGTTATAAGCGCAAATATGTGGGGCGATACCATAGTATTGTTTAATGTAAAAACATTAACCAATGCGTTTGCTTTGGGCCACGACTTATCACAAGTTGTAGATATCATATCCAACAAAGACGGAATTGTTGGTTTAATTGATTTCGATAATGAAGATTTCGATTTATATAAGGTAAATGCAAGTGCTGGTATTTTAGACTATGGCCCATTAGCTTATCAAATCGTTATGCAACATATCGGCAACCGTAATTGGTTAATGAGTGATACTTCTCTTAAACCTGCGAGCAAACACGTTTGGAAGAAAATGTATGAGTTTTCAAACAAAGGAATTTACGAACGTAAATGGCTTGCAGATTGGAACTTTGATCTTCTAGTTAATCGAGCGGATATAGAACAAGATTTAGAAAAATATATTCAAGATGTCACCGACAACAACGTTGGCTACGAAAATGAAGAAGATTTTTTTGATTGGTTGGAAGTGCATGGTTTAAAACCAGAAGACTATGGATTTCTTTGGGCTTACAACCTTTCTTCTCCTATAAACGTAAAACCTTTGTATGTTAAAGGCAAAGAAACAATTGAAAATATAGCACAAGAAAACGAGTATTCAACCGAAACAATAGTAGAAACAATCGCAAAAGCAGCAAAAGCTTTTTGGGATAAAATGTATGATTCAGAAGCAAGTTATTCGGAGTAAGAATTATGAAACTATATCCAATCATATACATCAATGAAGGAGCCCGTACAGCAACAGAAGCTCTTGATAAAGGAGTTGCAGCTATAAGCAAAGATCATTATCAAAATTTACTCAGCAACCGAAATGAACACAACATTGTTTTGGTTTCAACGGATAGAGTGTTTAGTGTTCTAAAAACGTTGGAAGAAAGCGGTTGGAATCTAAACGTCCGTCTAGAAGATTATCCAGCAACAGAAGACGAAATAGCAAAACGTATTGCTCGACGAGCTATAGCTGGCATGATTGATTACTCTCATGCCCAAGATGATTTGTGGAGTGTAAACAAATCTGCCGGTGTTGCAAGCTTTGGTCCGTTAGCTTATCAAATGGTTATGTATGAAACAGGTGAATGGTTAATGAGCGACGATTCTCTTAAACCAGCAAGTCAATTTGTTTGGCAGAAAATGTATGAATTATCAGACAAGGGTGTATACCAGCGTAAATGGCTTGGCAATTGGCTCGCCATGCATTTACTTGATCGTGTGTTTGAGGGTCCGGCAGCGCATCATTTAAATCAATATGTCGAGCAACTTTCAGACGAAAGCATTGATGTGCAGGACGAGCAAGTATTTCTTGATTATTTGCAAGAGCGTAAACTAAACCCAGCATCTTATGGTTGGCTTTGGGCTTATAAAGCAACGTCTCATGACACAAAAATCCAAGAAACGTTTGACAACGGTAATAAACTGGTTCGGCTTTTAGTTGAAAAATATCCAAAGTTCACAGAAAAAGATGCGGCTCGGCTGATTGAAATGGCAGGATCTAAGTTTTTTCGTAGACTGTACGGTGGGCCTGCAAGCTATTCAGAGTAGTCTTCGATATCCTTATCAAGCTCTGGTGAACCTGTTTTTACAGGTTCTTCTGGATCTTCTAAACCTTTCCATAGTCCCGGCATAGCTGGTCCCTTGAAATCCGGTTTATGCATTGCTCCAAAGCTTTCTTGTATGTCATGCTCGTATTCTAAAGTAACATCTAAACGAGGAAAGCTTTCATCATTAATCTCTTGTTTTGTTGCTTTGCGTACATCATCCAAGGTGCATACCATCCATTCACCATCTGGACCATGACAAAGAACACCATTACCACGAAACGCTAGCATAAGCTTTCTTTTTTCCTCTGGAGAAATATCAAGCTTTTCTACTTCAAAATCTTTTGGCTCGTAATCATCATACGCCACATGAGGCATTTCTTGCAACGCCAAAGCATCGGGATTATGAACCGCTGGAGAAGCTGAAATAACTTTTCCTTTGCGGCGTTTCTTTACCTTTTGTCCCGGTTTCATTCCAAGAGGAAGTTGCATACCACCACCGATTTGACCAGAAGAAGCTAAACTTGCACCACCTGTGCTTATTCCCATAGCTTCTTCAAGTTCGTGTGTGTTTTCAAAGATATAATCAAAAAGCTTTGTTTTCATTTCAACCTAACTCTAACTATGTAAATTTTACACTGTTAGTGATATCAATTGATTGTCAATCAATAACTTCCCCAAATAACGACCGAATTCGTGATCGGATTTATAATGAAGTCCTAAAACGATTCTAGATAATCCTACGTTCTTACCCAACTTAAGCAAACTTTCTTTATGCGTTGGGTATTTCTCTGCAAGTAAGTTTGCTAGAATATAACCTTCATAAGAATGTCCAGCAGGATACGCAGGATGATTTGCGTTTGTAGTATCAATAGGAACAGCTAGATCAATGTTGTAGTAGTAAGCTACTTGATTTGGTCTTGCACGATTATAATGATCTTTAAGTCTAAACAGCAAAGGTTCAGCTTGATCTAACACTTTTTCTAAATGATTTTTTGTGATCTCGGTGATTCCATGCCTTTTAAGAAGATTTACAAACAATTGAACGCTATCTTTTTCAGCACTTTTGCAAAACTCTAATGTTACATCTGAAACATTAGAAGTTAACTCACTTAACAGTTTTAAATCAGATTTGGTTTCATCTGAAGAGTTTTCTGGTGGCGGCATCTCAAACAACGCTTCATATAAGCCAAGCTTTTGTAGCTTGCGACTTACTTCGTCATCCTTTAACGAGATTTCTTTTTCCTTTAAGGAAAGGTTGCCAAATCTAATTTTGTTTATAAAGCTCATACACACTAAATAGTGTATCAGCCTTCACAAGCTTTACATTCAGTGCTTTCTCGCTTGTATTCTCTGCTTCCACTATCGCCTCTAATAACAGAACTGGTGCGTAGATAATACAATGAATTCAATCCTTCAGCATGTGCCATTAAATGAACTTCATGAATGTATTTTGGATCAGCGTTTTCTGGAAAGAATAGATTCAAGCTTTGGCCTTGATCGATCCAACGTTGGCGTTGCCCTGCAAGTTTAATCAAGGTAAATTGGTTAAGCTCTCTTGCAGTCAAAAATACTTCCTTCTCTTCTGCGGTTAGAAAATCTAAATGTTGAACTGAACCATTCTCACGTTCAATGCTTTTCCATACTTCGTCTGTGTTCTTGTTTTTCTTTTCTAAAAGAGCAACAAGGGTTTTGTTTTGTTGAATAATGGTTCCTTTTGCGCTTTTTTGAACGAACACGTTTGCGGCCCAAGGTTCGATGCTTGGAGAAACGTTGCCCGAGATAAGTGAGTTAGAAACGGTTGGTGCAAGAGCAATAAGGTGGCTATTACGCCTTCCAGAACCAACACACCACTCTGGTTCACCATATTGTTTTGCGAGCTCTGTAGAGGCTTTAAAAGCCTTTTTGTGCATACCAGAAAACATTTGACCGTTAATACGAAACGCTTCAAATGAATCAACTGGAATCATGTGTTCTTGAAGGTATGTGTGAAATCCAAGAACTCCAAGACCGATAGCTCTTCCTTTTTCTGCTGAACGTACTGCTCTTTCAAAGCCGGGAATTTTAGAAGCTTTATCGATAAACTCTGAAAGAATACCGTCAAGGAACCATGTAGCAAGCTCTACTGCATCTGTATCTTTCCATTCATCCCAACGAGCAAGGTTCATGGAAGAAAGGCAACAAACAAAGCTATGATCCTTATCTGTGTGAAGGAAAATCTCTGTACAGATGTTTGATCCGTGTACATCTAGATTACGCTCTTTGTAGCAATCGGGACGATTACGTGCAACGTTATCGGTAAAGAAAAGATATGGTTCACCTGTTTCCATTCTGGCTTTTAGAATTTCTTGCCACTTTTCTCTTGCTTCTCTATCTCCAGCTTTTGCTCTTGCAATAAAATCATCTGTAATGCAAATGCCATGATGTGTGTTTAAGCATTGACGATTTTGATCTCCTTCTGGTCTACGCATACGAATGAATTGCCAGAAGTCACCATGATCTACTGGAAGATATGCTGCTGAAGCTCCTCTGCGAACACCACCTTGAGATACACCAATGGTTGTGCTGTCTTGAATCTTGATAAATGGAACAACACCTTCTGACTTTCCATTATCACGAATGTTAGCTCCTTGTGGACGTACACCATTCCAATGTACACCAACACCACCACCATTCTTGGTCATTGATGCCAGCTCATGCATAGAACTCATAATGCCGTCAATAGAATCTGGGACATAAACAGAAAAGCATGAAATGGGAAGTCCTCTTGTTGTTCCTGTGTTGGCAGCAACTGGTGTAGCAAGACCTAGCCAGTTCTTCCACATAAGATCGAAAAACTTTGGAGCTAAATCCATACGGTTAAGATATCGTGCAGAAGAGTTAGAAACACGTTGCCACATTTGACGAGGTGTTTCATCTTTAAGAAGATATGTACCACGAAGCATTCTATAGCTTTCTTCTGTAAGCCATTCTGGTGCTTCGTTATCTGCTTTTAGTTTTTGTAGTTCTGTTGCGGTAGACATATTCATTTTCCTTCCCAGATATTTGAAAAATCAACATGACCTTTGGAGTAGCTTGTAACCTTTTGTGCAAAGAAATCAGTGTGTTCAACTCCAGCAGTCATAAGATCAAACCATGACATACGCTTTACAGCGTCTTGATCGATATTCTTCCAATTCATTTTAAGACCAAGCTCGCCAAGTTTGGTGTTTGCTCGATATCGAATAAACTGTTTTATGTCATGTGAATCAATACCCTCAATCTTACAGTTTTGAAAAACTTTGTCAATGAAATCATCTTCAAGTTCTATAGTATCTCTTGCGGCTTGATATACAGATTTCTTTACTTCATCTGTCCACACTTCTGGGTATTCTTTAATGAACTCACGGAACAACCAACATCCTGCTTCGCTGTGCAAAGATTCGTCTCTAACTGACCAAGAGATAATCTGTCCCACTCCCTTAAGCTTGTTAAAGCGGGAGAAATTGAACAATATTGCAAAAGAGGAAAACAAAGATACTCCTTCTGTAAAACCAGAAAAGATAGCAAGCGAACGGGCGATATCATGTTTGTCATCTCCTTTTACTTCAACCAAACGATCAATTTTTGCCTTGGCTGTTGGCTCTTGAAGAAATGCGTCATATTCAGTTAAACCAAGTGAGTCATTGAGGTACGCATAACCGATTGTGTGAACAGTTTCCATGTTACCAAAAGCTGTGCCCATCATAACAATTTCTGGGTGAGGAAACCACTTAGCGATTTTTGTTGTCCAGTAATCGTTTACAACAAGCTCGGTTTGAATAAAGCCTTTTAATACACCACCAACAACTTGCTTTTCTTCTGCTGTTAGGTTCTCAGCCCAATCTTGAATATCAGAAGCCATTTGAACTTCTGAAGGAAGCCAATGAGCTTGCTGTTGCTTGAGCCAATAATCGTGTGCTTTATCATAAGCAAATGGCTTATATGTTATGCGTCCATCTAACAACATGTTATGTATCTCCTATTATTGATGATCGGTAAGTTTCGTCATTTGAAACTTTTGCTTGCTTTTCTTGATTGCTTCTTTAAATCGACTTACCGTGTCATCTTGAATGCGTTCTTTTTCTGCTTCCATATCAAGTTGCAAACCTTCAACTTCATCAGCGGTAAGAACACGAAGCTTGCTGCGGGCGGTATCAACATGAACCTTAAACTGCAAGCCATCAATCCCAAATCGGTTCTTGGCTACAAACAATGTTCCAAGACCTGTTGCCTTTTGTGTGCTCAATCGTTGAAGACCAAGTACGAAATCTGCTTCTGCTGCTTGACCATATGATTCTGCCATGTTTGTAAGATCAACAATATCACTCTTTGCACCATCTTTGTTTGATTGCAAAGCTGTCCATACCGGACAATCAAGCTCTTTAGCCATTTTACGAATTTCTTGAATTACGTATTGCATCTCAAGACGAGGAAGATCGTAACGTTCTGTTGAACGAATAATACCAGCATAGTCAATAATGACAAGATCGGGCTTGATACCCTTGTAACTCATTTTCTCAATATGAGCTTTAATGGTGTTGCAAGTAATTGAACGTGCTGGAAATTCTTTAATGATAAGTCTGCCAAGATGGTCTTTGTTTGCTTCAAAAAAGTCTTTGATGATATCTTTTGCATCAATACAATCGCTGCTGTTAATTTCTGTTAGGTGTGAATCATAACGAATGCCTACATAGCGTTCATTAAGTTCCATTGTGTAGTGATAAACGTTCTTGCCCTTAAGAAGAGCTTGAGAACCAAAATGGGTAAGAAGATGAGATTTACCAACACCGGATGGAGCTACAACAATTCCGATTTCTCCAGCCCCCAATCCTCCAGCCATAACTTTCTTTTCATCTAGTTCTGCAATGCCAGTAGCAATTGGATGACGGAATGTTACTGAATAACGTGCATCAATATCGTTGTTGTAGTCATGACCGGGAGAAGACGCTACACCAGCAGCAATAGCTGTTTTCATGATATCAACAACGGTTTCATACTTGTCGGTAAGAATGATATCAACCGATTCAGAAAGAGCCTTCTTAAGCAGTTGCTGACGGCAGAAGGTAAAAGCTTTTTCCTTTACCCAAGGAAGATCGTTCATTTCCTCGCTGCGAATAACCTTTTGAAGAAAGCCATGACATTGTTCACGAAGAACAAGATCAGAGTTACTGCTCAATTCATCTTTAATGATGGTAATGAGCAAATCCATTGTGGGAAACTCTTTGTAGCTGTTGTAGTAGTTGATAAACTTGTTGGCAATAAGCTTGAGATATACAGGCTCAAGACATTCATCTACAGAAAACACTTCAATGAACTGAGTTGCCCATTGACGATCTGTTAGAAGTGCTTGTAACACCTTTTCTTGAAAACTCTTGCCAAGGTTACCAAATCCTGATACACCGTTTGTTTTTGTCGAAGACATATTGTTTTTGCTCCAATTCACTTGAATAAGACTAAAGTTAGTTTAGCATCCCAAAAACGAAAAATAAAACGGTTCACAACGTTACAGGTTAAGTTGTAACTATCACCGTCTTAGAAGGTTGCCCCAAACTATCTGATTAACGTTTTTGCCATAGAAAACGTGAAATCTAAATCATTTGTTAAGGGAATGTCGGCTGCTGTAAAGGTTTTTATAAAGTTAAGTTTGTCGGCCACAGGTTGAAAATTTTCAACTCTGTAATCTACCTTGGCAATTTGGTTTGCCGCCAAACAAGAAGTATCCAAATACATTAACTGCCAGTTCCTTGCCACAATAGATGAATGACTAACAATGTCAGCAAAACATTTTGGTGCCTTTTTACTGCTTTTTATTTCGTTGTTAGCCGCTTCCATGAGCCAAGCTTGGTCTAAGTCAACATCTTCTCTTGCAAAATCTTTAAAACGACTTGCAAGGGTTTTAAACCCAACACCGGGAACACCGTTTAAGTTATCGCTAACATCTCCAATAACAGATCGAGCCAAAGTAATGTTGCGAGCAGACACATTAAACTTTTCTAACACATAAGCAGAATCAATAAGAATCTTTTTGGCTGGATCAAATATTCTTACTGTTTTATCTTCCAATAACTGATAAAAGTCTTTGTCGCTGCTAATAACAATCTTGGTGCTATCTTTGGTTTGAAACTTACGTTTTACAAGATATGCGATAATGTCATCGGCTTT